AACCCATCCTACCACACCCTAAAATATAAGTCAACTGAAAAATGGGAATATCTACAAAAATTTACAGAATATTTGGCTATATAGATTTGAATATCTGTGATATACTATTGGAGGATATACTATGGATTTAATAAAATTTGTGATGTGTTTGTTGTTATTGTTTATATGTTGTATGGTGTACAGTTGGTTGATGCACTATGCTGTTATAATACACAGTTAACAATGATATGTATTAAATAGGATATGACAAGAGAAAAGAGAGCACTAGGCCCTCTTGTTGTTTATTATGTTGCTAACATTACACTGTGGCATACTGTAGCTTGACAGGTACATGCTTATAAGGTAGTAACCATAGGCCACATATGCGAACCTTTGTTATGTTCTTAGTACAGTCGACTGTATAGTCTATCACGTCTGATTCTATAATGTAGCCAAGTATACCATTCTCATAATCGTGTAATGCATATTCATCATTGCCGTCTATGTCTGCATCACCTGACATTTGCAGGGTAAATCGATTGCCTATGTCGTCCATAAAGAAATCTGTTACACGGATGATCTCTGATAGTACAATAGTACCCTTTATTAATTCACCATTTACCGCTTGATTTAATGTTGTCATTTCTTTATCCCAAGTTGCTTGACCTAAAAGCATATTGCCACCAATTAATAAACACTAAAACCAAAGAAGTGCATAGATAAGGCGAACAATAACACCATAACGATTACACTAATAGCTGTTACTACATTGTCAATCATATTGTTTACATTACATCTCATTTATGCAACTCCTCTGCTATGTGCCCATTATGGCCTTTTCTCATCATCTTGTCAATAACTATTTTAAATTAATTTAATTACAATTCTTAACAATAAAAGACTTGACTTTTTGAGAAATTATGATACTATATTCTTATCATCATCATCTATTGCAGTCCTGTCTATTATTATAATCCTATTATTATAATCCTATTATTAGTATATCAGTTTATTTCCCTCCTGTCAATTCCTATCTTTATTTATTATTTCAATTAATTTAATTAAATCTCAGGAAATTTAGATATTTCTTGACATTCTTGCACATCTACGAAACAGTAAATTCTCTGAAAATTCTGCTTGACAAATCCTAGCTTTTGTGAATTATTTAAACAAATTTAAATTTACAAAAATATACTTGTAAAAGAGACATAGGTTTGCCTAATAAACTACAACGTTTAACCCTTTCTTGTATTGTAATACTTTCCATGTTTCTTGATGAAATTACCCTAGATAAGTACATACTAGATATGTTTATTTAGATAGGTAATAAACCCTAGATAGGTATGCTAGATAGATCAATACTAGATAGGTATTAAAACCTATTTGCTTTGCAAATGCATTGCCCTTAAAGGGTTTGAGAGATGATAACGAGTGGATACGAGTAAACTAGTGTGCAAGAATGAGGCTATAAGCCTCATTGGTTATATAAGCTCGTTAGAGCTATTGTTTAACCTTCTGGTACGATAGTACCATTGTTATACTTAACGTTTCCCTAATAGCAATTGAGCGCAAGCGAACGCTATTAACAAGAGTCATTTACTTGTTTTTCTCCTTTGTCGTCGTCGAAAAACATCCTTGAATTTGTATACATGTTTGCACACTGCAAACAATTGATTTAATTATATTTAGTATACTGTCGATAGACAGTAGGCCCAATGCACCACACAAAGGACCTAATTTACACAAAGTTACAATACGTTTAACACTTATCTATGTACAAATCAAAGTCCTTTTTAATCGTCTCTATGAGAAAATCCAGTAGCTCAAGTCTAAGTTGCCCATATTTCGATGATGCATCATAAAGGCTATAGCGTCTGCTCTTAGAAATGTCTTGATAAACGACCTCATTGTCAAGATGAGTCGGATTCTCTATATATGGGTTAGGGATTGGATAACATAGATCACCACTACATTTAGGCCACAATTTAAAGATTTTATGTAAATGTATTATGAGGTCGATACTTCTCTTATCTTCTGTACTATCTACCCATATAAAATTGATGTTCCCACAGATACCAGAAGATAAACTAAAGCCGTTATTAATACCGTTTTGGCTAACAACCTTGAGAGTCCTACTTGTCGGATTCCCTACCCAGTCACGAAAGATTTTTAATATTGCTAACAAGTCGGCTTTGTCGTCGCCCGTAAACATATGCTCTTTTACTAGCTCAGGAGCAAGTTCACACAAATCAATAGTTTTAAGCTCTTTCATCTTGTTAATCCTCACAAACAAAATCAATCATGTTTTCTAATGCTTGATCATCGGCTTTATACCATGTTCTAAACGTAGCATGTTGAACATCCAAAACCTTACCACTTGAATTGACTTTCATCACAGAGTCAATTGTATATCGACGATTCTCACAATTCACCAAGTAACTACCTTCTACCTTAGTGCCAATGTTTGGATATTGCTTGAACACAGACTTAACTGTTGCTGTCTTCATCCAAGCACCACCTATAAGGGATTCACGAGTTTTTAACACAAACATTGATTCATTTGCATCATTATACACTTTGATAAATCCGTCACCTTGAGGAGCTTCTGCATTATTACCTAAGAATGACAAAGCAACACTAGCAGTTAAATTAATTAATTCTGACTTATCCATTTTAAAACCTATATAAACTATTTAGAAACGTAACGTACTGGTACACCGATGTTATATTGTGCGTCGGCTGCATCATTTAAGATTCCTATATCTATATTAACATTACGGAAATTAAGACTTTTCCATCCTCTTTCCTGAAAATCCCAATGACAAATTTCGTCATACTCAACACTCGTCAATGTCGGAAAGAACGACTTTACATGCTCAAAAGCTTTTTTAACTTCTTCTGGAGCATTTACAATATTAACTGTTTTCATAACATGAACCTTTCATGTATTGTATTTACTTATTAATGACAACCTTAACAGATTGTCACGGATAAGTAAACAACTATTCTTCAATTTCAGAGCCACATAGGTTACAACACAAGAAATGACTTATTGCAAAATAACAATCCTCCGCTTTTACAAAGCCACAATTAGCACACTTGTAATAAGCAAACTTTAATAAATTTGCTTCTTGTTGCTTAGCATTTTGCAAGTCTTTAATACTCATTTCAACTTTCCTTTCAAGTTGTCTTGTCTATGTCGATATTATGGCTTTGTTTGACATCCTTGTCAAGCACTATTTTAGTTTAAATTAACTAATTTATAAATCCCGTCATCAATCTTTTTCACAATTTCCGCTTTGCTATCTTGAGTACCTAACCACTTTTTAAGATAGCGTAATGTTGTCGGCGAATAATCCCATTTACCTTGATCTAAGTATGTTACACCATTGTAACGCACTGCAATAATGCTCTTGTATGACTTAAACACTCGGATATTACCTTCTTGACCATAAATGAATAAATCATACTGGTTCGGAGCTTTTCTATCCTTATTTGAATATAAGTTTTCTATGTCAATACTTTCAATTGTGCCAATGTTAGCAGTTACGACATTTTTAATATTAGACATGTTTAACATTTAAATCACCTTTTTAGGCTTGTTGAGAGTTTATTAATAGCATCCCTATAGAATGCTACGGATAAACAAACAATTAAGCTAATTCTCGTCTATTTACAAATCGCAATGCGTATTGTGGTTGATTCTCTTTATGAGCCTTCATGCTTTGTTTACGTTCACGTACAGTTGAATTATTCACATCAAAACAATCTACATCCTCCCAACCACAAGACGTATATTGTTGTAACACTCTTAAATAGACATATTTACGTTTCATTTAAACATACTCTACTTGTTGAACTCGAAAAACCTTACCTTCACCAGTCTTTACTGAATAAAGAAAATTGCCATTTACAAAGCCTTGATCAACCACTTCACCAAAAATCTGTGTCCCAACAATTCTAACCTTCATTTCAAGTTTCCTTTAAGTTGTTTGCTTGGTATGAAGGTAGTATGGACCTTTATTACATCCATGTCAACAACTATTTTAAATTAATTTAAAATTATTTATCCCTATATCCTTAATAAACTTCATATTGCAGCGAACGCCTTTCCCACACTGTACACCGTCAATAAACTGTTTAAGGTACTTAGCGCCTTTCATGTGGTTAACTTGCCACGTTTTACGGGGATTGTATTTGTCTTGATATAAATCACGTTTAATCATTTCTTAAGCCCTTAACAAAAACCAACCTTCAACGTCTTTAAAACGTATACCGTGACGGCTATCAACAAAGTATTGTGTATCATTCATACAATCGTCATATGAATCAACACCGATAATAAAGTGTCTACCATTAGCCAATACAAGCACCTCCGATAAATCACCGCCATTGTCCTTACAACATTGCTTTAATTCATCAATGCTTTTGTTTAGCTCAAATTTCCTTACAGTTTCTGCATTCTTAGCTTCTTGCTCTGTCAAGAAATTATTGATAGATTCAACCAAGCATCTTAAGTCTTGCATGTCAACTTTTTGTACATACTTGCAAAACTTATACCAATACCACTGACTAAACTTATCATCTTTCAAACAATCCGTTAATTGTTGTATATGACTGTGCAAGTGTGTGTTTAACCTACCACATAGATAAGATATGTCATTCACGTTTAATTGATTCATTTCTTTAATTCTTCAATAAGTTTAATTAGATTGTCCATCCAAATTTTTGATTGCTTTAGACCCATCTTGATTCCATCTAAATCAGAATAATCTAGGTTATGCAAATCTTGTGCAAATGTACCCTTTTTTAAAGATTCATAAAGGTAATCACCTTGTTCATCATCTTCATCGGATAAACTCCCAGCATGACATACAACATCAAATACATAATCATATAAAACATTACATTGAAAATGTATCTCCTCAAGATTGGATTTTATCACATCCTCTTGACCCACTAAAACAAAGTCATTACCTAAATAACAATCAGTAATTTCACAAGAAATAAAGTTATCTCTAAATTCTTCAAACTTAGAATAAACCAATTGCCCTAACAAATCATTAGCTTGATATTCGCTCTCCACCGTACCTAAAGAGAGTTTAGCTACCGTTACGTTTCTTATTAGTTCCATTTTGAACCTACCCAATCACATAATTGTGATACCGTCAAATTTATTTGATCTCTAGCCATGTTAATAAACACGATTGTAAACATGATCATAGACATATAAACACCAATATACACAGTAATCATACTAGATTCAACATGTAAAAGGCAAGCCATAATAAAACTATATAATGCAATATATGCAGTAGATAATAATATATTCTTAATCATTAGTTAATACCTTCATCGAAATTTGATAATGCAAAACCTATACCCGATATACTAACAACACTTGTTAGTAAAATCAAGCCTAAATCTAAAGAAATACCAAATTTAATATAAGATAATGCCATTATTACAGATAAAATACAGATAGATAACCCGATAAAAGCGTCTACAACTTGCTTTTTATCTTCTAAAATCAATTGCTTAAGTTCTTCTAAAGCTTCTGAATGTTTAGCAAATTTACCATTTAATTTTGACTTAACGTATTGTACGTTATTACTAGCATTAAAAGAGATAATATAATTTTTAGTTACTTTGATAATGTTCATCACGTCACCGATATAATAACGATTGCTTTATTGCATAACCACCATTATACAGATAGTTATGCTAAAAGCAAGCCTTAATATACTTTACTTAATAAATAATCTTCACCTTCTGAAAACCAAATCTGATGGCCGTGCGCATAGTAAGTAACCCAATCACATAATGACTCTGGTCCGAAAAACATTACACTTTCTAATAAGTAACAGCCGTTAGATATATCAACAACCTTGTATGTATTACCATTAGAATCGTTGGTCTTTTGAACTACATCATCTAAATCAAATTTCATGTTGCACCCATTAACGTAATCGATATGATTCACAAGTGAATTGAACTTGTGCTCCTTGAATGTTCTTATTTAAGTCTTTCATTTGTTTCTGACATTGCGAATAAGTAAGGCTATGTTTAATCTCCACCTTATCGATAGGTGTGTAAACGTTATTACCAAACACTATCAAAACTAATGCATACATCATGATGTTAACCCTCAAGCAAATCGTTTAACAATTTTACCAAATCTTTATCAATACGTAAAGTTGTATTGCCATTTTGATGATACTCGAATGTAATATCCAAATCATCGTTAACCTTGAATTTGTCACCATTGATTTTATTATGGTTACGCAATTCAGTGTAATACTTATCAAAAGTAAAGTCAAGACCTAAATGCTTACACACTGCAAATAAAGTTCTACCTAGTTCACGGCTTACAGTTCCGTATGAATCTAATCCTCTCAAAGTCATCTTAGTTTTGAATTCTGTACTAGAATTTTTCCAATCCTTTCCAGTACGTTCTAGCAAACCTTTCAACCACTTAGAACATTTCGCACGGTCAATATTTAAGAACTCATTAAAAAATTCCTCTGCATTTGCTTGGTTAAATTCTACCAACTCTTTTACACCGCTGTAAGTTGTGCGTTTGTAACTATCAGCAAATGTATATTTATTTGTCGCCACACATTCACGGTCGATAATCAAATAGTGTGCCAAATGGTTAGAAAAGAACTCTGACCACGCTGCATGAGTTAAACCACTTAACACACTAGCAATACTGCTATTATTTCCTAGAAAAGCTTGTCTCATTGTGTAGTCTGCTTCTGCTACATGTTCCGACAAGTATGACGGCACTTTTTGCATAGCTGTCAAAGCATCCATTACAATAACCTTTGAAGCTGCAAGGTCATTTTCAATTTTCTTTACCAGTTCGATGTTAAATGTATTCATTTAATGAATCCTTTTGTGTATGGTTGTTTGCTTTATTGCATGAACCCATTATAATCGATTCATGCTAAAAGTAAACCTATTTATCAATAATCTTGCAATATTTGTTCAATCTTAACTAGATTGAGTTTAAAAATCTTTTCAAGTTTTTTGGTGTTTTCTTTCATTAGCATATGAAGCTTCTTGTGCTTTAAGTTATCACTGTCATAGCCAAATTCATTACAGTAATCCTCATAAGATAGATTTGCTAATGAAGCATCAAGAACCAAGCAATATAATACATCGGCTTCACTAGGTGCAAAAATAGTTTTATATGGTTGACCTATCAAACCTTTTGTATTCAAATTTCTATGACCTATACCTTGATAGAAATCGAATGCTTCTACATCACCATAACCATTTTTAAATACAATGGCAAACTTATCCATTGGATAACGGTCTTCTGCATCCATCTTAACTTCTGCAATATATGTTGCAGTCATTTCAAATCTACCTAAACGAAAGAACTCCTTCATTTCAATTTCTTGTTCGTTTAGATTTTTCTTTTTACTGATACGCTGCATAGTCATTTCGCTTTACCTTTTGTTTAAGCTGTTTGTTTGTCTATGTGGGTATTATGGCCCTATTTAAAATCCTTGTCAACAATTAATTTAAATTAAATATTAAATTCTTTTGAATAATGGGCTTTAGGTATGCCGTTAACATCCCACAGTACGATGATATAAGTAATATCGCCCATGTAACCTTGTATAAACTGCCCTTGCTTAAAATCAGAATATAACACAAGGCCCGTATCATGTTCGTACTTACTGTAAATCTCTACATCTAACGCCATTTTAAACTCGCCTTTGATTTTACATCTCGATAATAAATATCTTTATGTGTGTTGTATGCTTCTAAGACTGTTTTTAATCCATCCTCTTTAATATTTAGGATTTGTTTAACAATCTTACCACCTTTAAAGATTGCTACCGAATGAGTAACAATATCATTTGTTGACTTGAATGTACAAACTATAATCATGCCAATTCACTTAAATCATTTTCCGTATAACCTTGCGATAATAGCTCATCTTTATGTTCAAGATTATGTTTATGCGAACATTCTAAAGAACAAAACACTATCTCGAAAATGTCATTCATTTGGTATCCATCCTCATCCATGCTAAATAAACTTTTACAATGTGGGCATTGCAACAACGTTATATCAATACTTTCGATGTAACCAAAAGCTTGCTGAATAGATGAGAATGATTCTACATGCTCATTATTGTAATACACACGATACAACAAAGCATCTAATTCATCATCATACGAAATTTTAATTTCATAACCGTTTACGATTAATGTGTTTTCCCCATCTATAGGATGTGCTGCAATATTTAAGTTACTCATTTGAATCCACCTTCTAACAGATAGTTAATGCCTTTTGAGTGGTTGTAATCAAACCATGCCCATATATCATATTTATCGGTTCCTTTTTGAAACACATGAAAGTCATGTTCGATTTCATCATCTTCATTTACTGGTACGTTATCGAACTCAAGCCAAAGTGCTTCTAAATCTTTATCAATCATTTCATTAACCTACTATATACCCACAATGAACCATCTTAACATCACTGACAGAATCCTTAAAAAATTCATTAAACTGTTCTATAGCATGTTGCTCATTGTCGGCATGGAAATACATAAATAAGTTTTCCACACCATCTTCAATATATTCAACAACGAAATTTTCCATTTTATTCACCTTTGATAAAACAATTTTCATATTCTGATTCTTGTAGACCACACATTGAATCATTACGGCTAAACACTGTATACAATCGCCCACCTTGTTCTATAACTCTATAACCAGAGTTACACCAGTTTACTACCTTACCTTGTGTCAATGCTTCTAAGATTTCGTGCAATTCCATGTTTATTTCCCTTATTCACTTACAGACAATTGTATAATACAATCCACGTCTATCATTTCGGAGTTCAACCAAAAATCATCATTTCCATGCACATTTGCAACACTGAGTTTTACCCAAATTGGATAGTCTTTATCATCGACATCCAGATTAATATCTAATATTTCAGCTTCATAACTCTGGTCACTATCGATATAAGAAACTTTTACAACACTACCAACTCTAACATGACTCATTTTATTCACCTTTAATAAACTACCACAACATTTTCAGGAGTGAAATTACTTTCACGAACACACTTTTCAATAAACTTTTCTTTAGCAGTCTTTTTGCTTTTAGCATTCATAAATGCATAACCGCCATTGAATGTTATTAAGTAAGTTTTCATTCTACATTTTCCCTCACATTGTTAACTTGATACTGTTTCCCTTTAAAGTTTATGTACTCTATGGGAAAGTTTGAGAAACTTTTATGGTAAATCTTAACACAGTGCTGTTTACCATTTACATTAAACCAAACTTTACCATTTTGTTTAAATGGGTGTGGGTCAAGGTCGGTCAACTGATTTTTCATAACAAAAATTCCTTTCCATCAACTGTATATTTACACTCATTTGCTACAATATGCCCCGTAATACCTTCATCACTCATAAGGTAGTCATACTCTTTATTAAGCTTTTCATAATACCAATCTGCTAAGTCTCGGAACAATTGATTCAAGATACTTTCGTCTTCATCACTGACATTGCAATCATATCTATCATTATACGACCAATTAAAATTCATCGTGTTAGAATGGCAGTAATAACCTTGTGTGTAAATTTCACACTCAAGACGATAGAAATAACGTCTCATGATCTTAACGATACCACTTACAATATCATGCAGCTCGTTATCTTGTGGTGCATGGATTTTAACATTAGTTAAACACTCTGTTTGATAACGGTAGTTAGCTGAAAAACTCGCCCCATCACCTTGAGAATTAAAACCAGAGAATTGACTCTTAACATCATAAAAGCCGATAATGTTTAAGATTTGGTGGAAATCATCTTTTGTAGAATCATACCACTCATGAGATAAATAGTATTCACTATTACGGACTGCCTCAATTGCCACTTGTTGAGCTTTATTAGATAGCTCTTCAAAGCTAAATAAATCTAATGTAATTTGTTCCATCTCATCACCTTTATAGGCTTGTTTCGTTTCGATAAGCACATAGTAAACAATCTAAAAATAAATGCAAGAAAATTTTATATAAATTTTATAAGTGTATGAAATAAATGAATTTATAGTTCTAAATAATTATTTGGAATGTTCTTATATACCTTTCATACTATCACCACAACGAAACAACGCCACGTTTATAAAGAGCGGGCGCATGCGAATACAATAAATAAAAATTGAAGTCAATAAAAATAAATTAATATTTTTTGTTAAACCCTATTGACAAAGTCTAACTTTTCAGATTCATTAAAATCAAAGGTGGTGAAAAATCAACCATATTGTAAAAGGTCTATAGTTTTATTTTACCCTCCAATTTTCAAAAGTCATCATGCCCTCTAAATTTTTTTTTCAGGCCAGACAGACAGGCACAAAAAAGCCCACGACAAAGCATGGGCAATTTCTCACAGTTCATTAGACACTTTCATGAACCTCCATCAAGATGCTGGAAATGTATAGCACTTCGTCTACCAATCTTCCGTAGTGTCACACCTATATACCACATAAGCTCACATACAACATCCTCCTATTCAATAGGTTCGGCAAAACCTGTTAAACTTCAAATCAATATGGAGTAACCTTTAATAAAGAAGTTTCATTTTAATCTAACTTACAACACATGTCAAGGAAATTTCGAAAACTTTCAAAAACTTTTCAAATTTTTTCTGATTTTGCTGGAATATCTAGAAATATCTGGGAATATCTAGGCAATAAAAAAGAGAGCTTAAGCTCTCTCCTCTCTCAATGCTAAGCGCATTGCAGTTGCATGACTTGCTTTATATTCTCTGGCTACATTATAAACTTTACCAGCTCTACGTTGCTTGTCTGTCACCATACTCTCTGGTATACCAAACATAATAGCAGCAGCTTTACGATGAATATCATAACTCATTTCAAAATCTCCAAGATTATTTTATTGAATTTCCTAAGTACCTTTCAACTAAATAAGGTTTAGTATCTTCAAGAGCCACATGCAATACAGGATTATTACGACGACTCTTATAAAACTCCAACACTTCAGGACGTATAGTAGATGCATTTGTAGGTTTACCAACTACCACACACACCTCATCCTTAGCAATACCACCTCTAATTGACTGTGTAAGCTCGTTTAAGCTAGGTTCTAATGGAAACCCTATAGTTCCAACATCTGTCATCTTCTTTGGCTCTACGAAGAGTACAGGGTACTTACGTGCAATCCCTTTTATATCTGCAAAAGCATTTAGATACTCTTCACTGTCTGGACCAGCATTAAATAGCCCATAGAAGTATGCATCATGCAGCAACATGTCATGCAAAAACTTTTCACAAAGTGCCATCGTCTTACTCTCAAGCATCTCTTGATTTACTTTCAGAGGATCAGTGCTCCAAAAATATTTAGCTGCTCTTGGGTCTATACCAAAGTGTGACATAGTAGTCTCCGTTAATTAATCTCTTGGGTCATCATACTGTTCCCACTTTTTCAATAGTACAGCAATTTCATCTTCAAGGCAAGCAGGATCGATAAAATATTTTAATCCTATAACTTCACCTTCTCGATTAGAGTCCTTGTACTTCTGGTAAGTCATGAATCCAATACTCTTAAGTACCTCTTTAGAGAATAACTCCCTAGCCCGACCCTCTAATTGATTCTTGTGATCCTCATGTAAAGCAACCACTACAGAACGATTGCCAGAGAACTTGTTTGACACATGTAATAGAGCCTGACAAAGCATTCTAGTGCTTCGATTTGTGCCACGTTTGAAAGAACTTATAGCTCTAAAGTGTTCCGATGCTTCTTTCCAGTCTCTAGGTATTCTTTCCATTTAGAAATCCTCTGCATTCTTTAGTGTAGCCAAATCAATTTCAACTTCAGCAATACGGAATTGCTCATCTTCATCCTCAATAATACTTTCACGGTATTCAGAACCTAATACACTGTGCCAACCCTGTCGTTGTTCAAGGTTAAAGTTTTTACCTGTTGCTGCATGTTGTGCATCAGCCAAGTCATTAAAGCCAATACATTCACCAGCTTTCTCATTAATAACTAAAAATAATTTCATATTAAACTCCTACCAATTATTACACCAAGGTTTATGCATATGAGTATAACCAAGACACTCAGGGCAACGCTTCATTTCTTCTGTACTGAATGAGTAAATAACCATTATACCTCCACAGCTGATATGTCGTAGTAACGAATACTCTTACCTTGAGCTTCCGAATAGTGTACATGAGTTTGCGAGTTAGGGCAACGTAAAACTGTGATATTTTGTTGTTCCTTAGACTGCAAGTAATAGACTTTACAATCCTTTAATCCATCTGGCAACTCGTAAGAGTGTGAAATCTCAGTAGTCTTAGTTGAACAACCAACCAAAACAAACGCTAAACATAATGCAACTAATACTTTCATAAATCACCTCAACAATAAGCCCAACCAATTACAGTATTATGCCAGTCTCCACCATGTCCGTCAAGTCTAAATTCATCTGGTCTGTCATACATATAACGAAGCATATGGCCTGTAGCATAAGCTATTTTACCTTTGTACTCATACTTAAGTATCAGTTTATCAGTCTTCATTGAAGTATTAAAGCCATTAACCCTAAGCTGCTTATGGAATACCTCTGGAGGCTTACTAGCGCTCGTATATTCAACGTGGTGAGGTTTTCTGTGTGATAGTACCTGTTTAGTTAAACATTCCTCTAACGCTAATTCAAGCTCACTGGGGAAGTATCCCTCATGGGAATGGATATCACATATAACCAACTCCCCATCCACGTAATCATAATTACGAGAGAACCCTATACGATGCATTTGCATTAAAGCCTTAAAAGCCTCAACCGTACCACCAAAATGATTTACAATTTCTTGACACTTACTCACATCAATATACCTCTGTTATTTGATGAATCAAGTTTACTACAGACAAACAAAAAGGGCAACACCTTTCGATGCCACCCTTCCATATTATTAAGCTTTTTTCTTAGCTGGTTTATCAGCAGCTAATTTTTGCTTAAGTTCTTCTAATCGAGAATCAACTTTAGATTCAGACTTAATGTTGTTGTATTTCTTCTCTAAGTTTCCACCAGTCTTCTCTTTAATCTCAGCCTTAGCTTCAGAAGTTGCTTTAGCTTTATTAACAAGATTACGTAATGAATCCATATCGAATGCACCACCAGAACCAAAGTTGCCACCCTCTAACTCTTCACGATATTTAATACTTTCATAAATATGATCAAGTCGCTCAATCTCACTTTCAATTCGAGAAATTTCAATCTTGTATTCTTCAATCTGTTGGATTGAATCATCTACAATAGGTTGCAACTCATCAACAATACCCTGTAGAACAGCAATATCTTCTTCCAATCGCTCTGCCTGTTCCAAAGCTTGACGTGCATCAGCTTCTTCCCCAGCAGCTAACGCTTTCTCTGCAATAAGGTTCATCTTATCAAGAGATGCCTTCTTACCTTCAATCTCTTGTTGTTTAAGCTTAATGAATGTCTGAGACTTCACAACCTTAGCACTACGCTGTTCAATTGCTTTACGCTTATTAGCCACTACAGCTTTACCTTCACGCTGAATATCAATGTAATTCTCTACAGCTTTTTCACCAGCTTCATTAACCTTGTTAACACCGATAGTGAATAATTTAAAGAACCAGTTTGACATTTTGTATCTCCTCTTAAGTTATGCAGCCAGTATATAAACAATTTAAAATACTGTCAACAACTATGTTAAATATTTTTCAATTAATCTTTGTTCAATCTCTTCAGACATGGAAAGCTTAGGTTCACCAACCTTTACCATTGTACCATCAGTCATCATACGAACATCAAATCGACCATCACGCTTAGCCTTCATTGCTTCGGCCATAGACATATCAATATTATCACCCCTCTCCAAAGATGGAGGTATACGATCTATTCTAGACCTTTCAACCATTACCTCCTCTAACGATCCTTCATTTTCAAACTCCCAACACTCATCAATATCTTCCTCAACATCATCTTCCCATCCATTAATCTCTTCAGGCATAATCATCCTAGACTTTCTAGGGAAACCAACATGAACACGAACTGGATCAGGTTTAGATAGTGTCAAGAGTTTTTTATAAGGGTCACGATGTACACGCCAACCTCTCCTCTTTGCATAAGTATCGAAGTCGTCATCACTAAATTCCATCACTTGCTTGAAAATATCAAACTTATCTACATCAGCCCTCTTGTCCCAAACAAGTATGATTCTATCTAAGACCTCCAATTTTACTGGCACAATGCTCTCATAGTCTTGAAGCTTGATGTTTGTATACTTGTCATATATCCTAAGTACAGCAGCAAGACTTAAATCATCAATACAACTTAAATCATTGTAAGGCATGAATTTCGGGTTAACTACATACTTACAACCTTGCAAATACATCACATATGGTTTATCTGCAAGTATAGCTTTATACCTATTTCGGTGTGGTATGGGTGCAGGTCCCCCTGTCATATCCCTTTGTAGTTCCGTTACCGCATCAGCAGTTGCTCTAATATTTAGTTCTTGACTAAATACCTTAGTTGAAAATGCATTAATGGCTTGTGCTCCTCTACCATCACCACGCCACATCATATACTCATCAGATGCAGCCACAGAATCTCTCAACCTTTCACGACTTCTCCTAATACGTTCCGAGTAATTCTCTTCCGCAGATAAGGGACCTTTACTTAAGCTTAAGCCCATTCCGAACCGTTTACTATTTTCTTCCACTTCTCTTTCCTCAAAAGTTTTGGTAATAATTCCGAATGAACTTTAAAACAGGTATCGTATGTATGTTTACTGTTAATAGTACACTCTTTAATACAATTTACAATAGCTTCTACTGGGAACTCGTCATCTAAACCATATTTGATTGACAACTTGTTGTCTTCAGCATAAGTTCTTAACCTATCAACCTTTTCATTAAACTCCCTCATAAATAGTTCAGCGCCTTTACAAGCATATGCAGATTTAGCATCATCCGTAACTTTGTGTGTAAATTCTGAAATCCTGAAACACGTTGGGAGGTGCTGAGGCCATCTGAAGATATAGTAACAAGCCTTATAATTAAATTTCTCACGATCATACAGCATGGTTTCTATAGAATCATCTTTAATGAGGCACCATTGCACACCAAACACTCTACCAGCCCACTGATAGTTGTGGATAAACTTCTCACGAAGTGAATAGTATACATCTTCACTGTCATCACCATCTGGAGTACCATTATCATACTCCATCCAAGGCTCCCATGTTGTCTGCTCAATTTCAGATAACTTCTTCCTCCGATACTTGTCATGCCAGACAAGAAGCAAGAATATTGAAAAAGATGTCAGTACTATAAATGCTATTTGTCCACCTGTAAAATCCATGCTATTTCTCCGAGAGATACTTGTTTATTAATTTACATTCAATAGAGTTTTCATACTCTGCTTGTTTTCGCTCAGTCTCCTTAAGATTCTTCTGAAATTTATAAGAGTCTATTTGAGCTTGGATCATGAACAATGTCATCTTGATGGCGTAGTATAATACTACAGCCACCAGTAAACCGTGAAAGAAATATTCAATCATAGTATCCATCAGGAAATCTCCCAAATGTACATATTCTCCTCGTCATCACCAACATTCTCTATGACTTGAGATACTGCACCTAATTGTATAGGATCAAAATCTACAGTTAAGTTACGTTCTAATCCTACATAGATGAATCGCTTACAAGTTTTCTCACCACTCAAGAACTGGTTCAACAAAGTTCCGACCCAACCACCATGATCAGGTCGGCATACTAATACGTTCATAAGCTTAGTGTAGAACTTAAATTCTAAAGCGTCAAACATATGACCATAAGCCACTTGGGTAGGAGCCTCACATTCAGTTCTAGCTATAATATCAAACCCACGTGAGTTATACATATTGCAGTTATCTACTACCCCACCATACTCTTTCATTCTAGCCAGAGTACGTCCTACACCACAGCCCATCTCAATTATATGACCATCAAGTTCATTTATTGAATCTAAGAATAGATTGTTCGGGTTAAAGAATACTTGACTTGGAAATATGTACATTTATTTATCCTCTATAGTGAACCAAAACCATTTTCGTCAGGTTCGATTAAAATCATCTCTTCAGGTGGCTTACCAAGCTTACGCTCTGATACTTCACGCTGCATTTGATCTAAAACCTTTCTAATGTTTGAGTGAGTGTAATATGTTTCACATTTTCTGTCAAGCAAATCATGATATTTAAACCAATCTTTCATTGTATCAATTTGGGCCTGAGTAACCTTTTCCATATAGAAATCTATACGTAGGATGTTAAACGATTGATCAAATCGAATCCAACCATACTCTCTTGAGGCAATGAATCCAAATTCCTGATAACTGTTTCGATGGATACATTCATACTTGCTAAACATTGGAGGTGCAATAAATTTATGTTTTAATGCCTCAACAGGACACAAGGCTGCAATAGCTAGGCCATGACAATATTCATATCGAGTATGGTACATCACACCTTCAGGAGACAATACCCAACCATGTGTGGTTTCACGTTTCTCTGTATCCAGATAGACAAATTTACTGACATCATAATTCTTATAAGAGAAAATCTCTTCAAATAATTTGTCTGCTACTTGCTCTGGAGTCATTCCTTTACCCAAGTATTCATGGGTCCAGTGAAAAACCTCAGATGTAACATCGTAAGGTAATTCAATGTTGCGTACATCAAACTCTTTTTCAATCTTATCCATGATCAAATCGTTAACTAATTTCATAATATTAAACTCCTCTAGATGCTAAACGAGATAAGCAAATTTCTTTCTTACTTTTAACAGTTCTTGGAAAGAATACTACTTGTGTGTCTGATACATAATGTATCGACTTACGTACTTTTAAATCTATTTCATACAATTTGAAGCCAGTCATTTGTAAGAATTGTATTGCTTCCAATTCAATCCAATCAGACATAACTTCAATACTAGGAGCTGCACATAAAGCTCTCTTACCACTTAAATAATCTTCTCTAATTATTGATCTCTCTTGCTCTGTTAAATGTTTTTTAGCCTGTATGGATTCAGTGTCTCCATATAGAATAGCCATAGCTATAGCATATTGTTTGCCTGTAGACTCACCTGTTGGAGTGTCATGTTTAACACTACAGTTATAAGATTTAATTCTTTTAAATGCATCATGATAAGACCATATAAGGTTGTCAGGTAAATTCGATAGGAATCCATTATGTCGGATATCTTCCCAATCTGTACGGAAAATCCCATGTCCTGTTTCTGGATGTTCAATACGATAAACTTTCATTAGACGATCTCTCGTTGGTTAACTAATGATCTTATAGTACTACAGGCAATAAAAAAGGGCAAGCCTAAGCTCACCCTTAATTTAAATATTTTATTCTTGAGTAATTTCCAGCACTGTTCCAACTGGTAATCGGACCCAAGCCTTAGAGTCTGTAAAGTCGTAACCATCTTCAAGTTCACCTTCAGAATCAGGCTCTTCAGTGTTCTTTACAATGACACCTTGACTTTTGTCCAAAGCCCAAATGATAAATACATCTTCTGGATTATCGCCTTCTTGTGGAATACTTTGCACTAAAGCAGGGAACTTATTTGATTGTACAAGAGGTTGTACGCCTTTAATATTAAATTTCATAATTAATCCTCTAAATAAAATAATGTAATGTGTAAGTGTGGTGTCTCTTCATTGATGATCTTCTCAATCAACTCCCAATCACCTCCAGCCAAACCAGCACCGATCTTAGGTATAGCGAATCGACACCCTCGATAGTCCTTGTTAAGCTTTCTAAACACTTCCCGAATAGCATGATAACTAACATTAATATCTGTATCACCATAAGCTTTTCTGTAATCGTATTGAGTGTAAGCATTGATAATTTCAAGTTTATACTCATTAAACCAAGCCCATGTATAATCACCAAGCTTACTTCGATCACCTTTCTCTGTGAGTAAATCAGCCTCATAAGCAGCATAGAAATGCTTTTTGACTAGTGGAGCTATCCCCTTACCCATAGTACAGAAGCAATTACAACCATGAACAAATGCGTCAAAATTGTTATCCTTCTTCATAAGGTAAGGGAACACATCACCTTTGATGCGTTCCTCAATCATTACTCTACAAACTCCTCTGACTCACCGTCAACTTCTGGTGTGATATCATTTACAATCACTTCCTCATCCTCCTCTACAGTTGGAGGAGCTAAAGATTTAGGATTCCATAGACGCTCTCGAATCTCTGGTACTGTAGTTAAGACTTGGAATTGTCCATTCATATATACAGTTTCAAGTAAACCAGTATGTAAAGCTGCTTCACGACTCTGTTCATCCAAAGTAATGATATTCCCTTCCTTATCAGCAGACACCACCAGATAACCTTTAGCAGACTTCTTACTCGTATCAGTCTTAGGGTCCTTGTAGATAGGCATCTCAACGAGACGTTCATCAATCTCAATGATTGCATTGGTTGCTTTAATGGCAATACCAAGATGATCACGAGATAACATATTCAATGAGTAACTACCTACACCAAATACGATATTTGTAGATGCAAAACCTTTATCCTTTAATCGAGTCAAGATTTCTACTGAACGTTGGATTGTGATTCCATCACCATAAATCATACCGATATGGCTATCTAAGTGTTTAAATCCAAGATCATTTACAATACCACCAAACTCATCCCATAAACATTGGATAGTCCCATGAGCTTCTTCACGTGAAATCTCTTGAAGTTCTGTACCACTATCAATGATCAAGAAATATTGGTCTTTGAATTTGATAACCTCCCACTTAGAATCCCACCATAAGTGTGTGTTCAACATCAACTGAGATACTGAATTAAACTTACCCTTAACACGTACATCTGTATCAGCATCAAAGATACGATAACCAGCGATAATATGAACAGGATCACCTGAATCGCCACGCACAACAAGTTTACCATCACGTGCAAGAATATCTTCTTTAAGAGCTGGAAGAACTTCTTTAATGAATCCCCAGTAATCATACGAATCCGACACATAAGATAAGATACCTGTAGGGAAACGTTCTGTAATAACAAACTTAGCATATTTAATTTCAGCCTCAAGTAACGATAGTTCCTCACCAGCAAGTTCAGCTTTCTTAATGAATGATTGAATACCTAATGTAGAAACACTATGTTCCCCAGCAGGTACAGAGCCACACAGCAATAAGTCTTGGGTATTCTTACTCAAATAGAAGTCACGAGCTGCCCACAATGATGGCTTATTGTCTGTACCACAAGAGCTAAGCAAGAATGCTACACCATTAATTGCACCAGACTCAAATCCAGATTGACCACGTGTTGAGAAGTCATGGTTTTGCCACTCTGTACCCTCGATATTTCCTTGAGTCTCTAAAGCGAACTTGTTACTGATTCGACGGAAAGCATAAGCTACAGTAGCTACTGTTAACTGTTTCCAAGTATCTGTAGACATACCAGACTCAAGGAAGTTTGCAAGCCATTCAAATTCAGGTAATGTATTCTCACATGTATAGAATGGAGTACCAATAGGTGCAACTGTACCTTCTGGTAATGCTTTAAAAATCAATGGCACATAACCAAGATCATGGAGATCACCAAAACGAGTTACATCCGTTTCACCAATGTAAGGTCCAAGTACCTCTAACATTTCATCCAATACTTCTTGCTTAGGACGATCAAAGAATCCGATCTTAGCCATAGCATGAAAACGTGCCAACATCCACTGAATACCAAAAACAACGAACTCATCTTCAAAGTATTCACCAAGAAGGTTTTTCATGTAGTAACCAAAACGTGCTGTGGCATTAGAATAAATATACTTAACACCCTCAACCTCAAAACGAATATGAGAATCTTTGTAAGAGTCTGTCCAATATAAGAAAGGATTCACCTTTGGTACTGCGTCAAAGATTGATTCCTCTAATAAGGCTTTCTTTTCTAAAAAATTCATAAATTAACCCTCAATAAATTCAAATAGTTCAGCCGAGATGTACCATGTATGGTCTATTAACCCATTATATGATCCAATAAACTGAAATGCTGGCTTACCCTCAAAGTTGATTTGCAATTCTTTAATGTCCAGAATTGTACCATCTTTAATTACCTCTCCATTAACAACCACACCGTCGATACCCATATCAACCATTTGTTGTTTTGTAGCTTTAATACGAGCTTTTCTCATAGCACACCTCTAAAAGTTTGTGGGGCCATTATAACCCCACTATGCATAGATGTCAAGACTTAAATAGATCATCTTCAAAAACTGGTTCATCAGCTCCCACAAAAGCATTTACCATATGAATCTTAGCTTCTGTATGACACACAAGGTCAAGATACTTTGCATTTGTTCCATTGTATATGTAGATATTCTCAAACACCCCATAGAACTTACTCATTGCTTGTACATTAGGGAATACACCATGTGTGATGTATAAATCCATAGGTTTTATAACACCACGCTCTCTGAGCATCTTATGGCATCCTAGGAAGGTTCCACCATTCTCGCAGATGTCATCAACAATAATGATTCGATCTTTCTTACTCGACAACAACTTAGTTAATACATTAGGATCAATATCGAACCCAGCTTTAGATAACTTACCAGTGTTAGGGTCACGAGCTTTCATACATTGGAAAGTTTCATAACCAAGAACTTTCTTAGCTGCTCCAGCATCAGGTAGTACAATATCATAGTGATCTAATGATTTAAAATCTTCATTAAATGTACGTAAAGTTTCATACACACAATCTTCTTGAGGTGTAATACTTACAAACCCTACACCAGAGCCATGCATGAAAAATAACTCTTTAGCTACCTCACTATGAGGGTCTGTCAACTGCACATGATCTACTCCAGTTGCAATAACCATTTTCACAAACTGTTTTAGTGCAAAGGCATCATCTTTCTTATCATTCATCACACGATCATAACGCATATACATTGGTGACTCTAAGCTTAAGATGATGTTTACAATTGTACGTGTATTACGACGAATGATATCTACAATTTGTGCAACAAGCATGATGTCGTCCATACTACGTTGGAACAACTCAATACGGAAAGTGGTCTCTCGGTCGTAACACTTAATAGTAGGGATACGGACACTTTTAGTGCCGTCTCCAAATTCCACCACATCTACTTTAATCTGCCCCTTGCCAACTACATGCAATTCAAGGAAGTTTTTAACTCGTAAAATGGACATTAACTGTTCTCCAATAATTTAGGGCGAATAAACGCTTTAACTTCATTTGTGAATAACATCATAGCATCTTTACTAAGATCAGGGAAGCACTCACGATACTCTTGATAATCTTCTTTAATGTCAGCCAATACGTCTTCAACAAAAGCTTTCAAAACTTTTGAGAAATCTTTAATAGTTACTTCACCAATCTTACTCACCACAGCATCATAACGAGGGTTAGTAATGTATTGATCCATATCAGTCAATGCATCACGTTCTTCATCTGTTAAGTTATTGAGAGCCTTCTCAACAGCAGAAATTTTCTCTTTATAACCTGTATTATACTTCTCTTCAAACTTAGAGTTCTTAGATTTGTATTTAAGCATGTCACCAAAATGATTCATTGGGTTCACTGGTTCAATGATTACACCTTCAGTAATGCATAGGTAGTCTACTGCATCTTGTCCATGAGCAGCAACGCCAGACTCCTTAACCTTTTCAGGACATACATACTTAGATTTGAAGTTGTTCTCAATTTTTAAAGCATCTTCAAATGAGCCAATGAATAAAATCTCAATATGTCGACACCCAATAAATTCGGAGATATATTTCAATGAGCTAGGCTTATCGTAACTACGACAAGCAATGACACCTTGCTCTTCATATACAATAAAATCTTTAACACCAAATAACTTTAATGCTTTAAGGTTCTCTTCAGAATTTTCAAATGTCATGAAGAAGTCAAACAAAACGAAATCTTGCTCTTGAGAGTATGGTGTACCTTTATGGATACTCCCACCAAACAGTTCACCAAAGTAAATACTCACTACATCACCAGTAATACCAATCTCACGAGCAGATTTAACAGAGTGTTTAGCATGTTCCATGATACCATCTTTGTATCGATCAGCTACAGCACGACCATTGTAGAACTTGATACCTTCACGGACAAAACCTTCACGAGATGCAATCTTAAACTCTTCACCATTAGAGTAGATACCCATATTGGCCCCATGAAGTTTCTCAGTTACCATAAATTGTGGTAATTCAAATGGCATTTCCTTCACATTATTGATTGCACGTTCAGTTAAACGTTTAATGCTTGGGTATTTAATAAATTTCATATCTTAATCCTCAAAAATTTTTCTAAGACCTTCTGTCGTTGTTCCAGCTTTCCAAATATTGGATAACTCTTGCTTTAAGATTACACACTTGAAGTTAACTAAGCATATTCTAGCTTGTAACTGCTTATCTTTGTACAAGCCTTTGTAAGCAACACTATTTGCATATGAGTATGCAGGAGTACAATCACTGTATTCGCTGAATATAGGATAAACTTTACTTGAGTTTACGTCAACATATCCTACAGTATTACCCATATCTTTTACAAACTCTATCCAAGCTTGATTCAAAACATAATCAAGTTTAGATTCACCTTTCACCATCGGATGTAATTCATTTACACAACTACGCTGAAGTTGATTGTATTTAACTTCATTTACACCATAAGAGAGTTGTGCCACAAGCTCAGTATTGATACATGTTCCAGAACTTAAACTAAACCAATGTGGTGGATAAATACCCATCTTAATGCCCTCCAAAGCCTTTAGGACATCTTGGTAGCACATTAACAGAAAATTACCCTCTTCTAAGAAGTCAGCTTTAATTAAATTTTCCATATTAGTTCATCCGATCATACCATTTAGTTGAAGATTTCACTTTCTTACCACCGTCATGTCGCTTACGACCACGTTGCTTTCGCTCATCATGATAAGATTCGAACTGATCTTTATCTTGTGACGGTTTAGTGAATTTAGACATTTCTTCTTACTCCAGTTAATTTACAGTTAAATATTAATATTATTTCAACAATTCGTCAAGAGCTTTTTCTCTTTTCGTGTTGGTAATTTTGCAGTCTTACTTCGTCCAGTTTCCCAAAAACCAACCTGAACATTTAATTGCTCAACTTCATGTTTTGTCATGATGACAGGTTCACCACCTTGTAACACAACCATATGTTGCTTGCCATCCTTTAAATCAAATTCAGGGTCGAAATGATTCATTGCCATGCAAGTTACTTTACTCTGCAATCGAGAGAAATAAACATTGTAGATAGATGCATCCACGAATCCCTCTAAAACTAACATACCTACAATAAATGCATTGTGCTCTAACTTATAGAACTTGTTTCCAATTTGCCCTGACAGCTCTGTTAAAGTTTTTGTAAAGTTTACAAATTTACGATTGCCTGTTTTCTTTGCATAAGCTTCATCAAATCTTTGAGGCTGATTAATAGATTTGAATGCACCTTTTAGTCTCTCTAATGCCAATTCCTCTCCACCAAGAACATCAAATGGTGATTTCTCAAGTAATTCATCAAGTGAAAGATTTTTCCACACAGTTAATGACTTATCCATTTCTAACTCCTCGTTGTCTATGAATGCAATATTACAGATACAAAAAAGCCCTGTCAAGACTTTTTCTCAACAGGGCTTAAATTAAATTTTTCATTCAGGAATTTGATGACACAGTCATCAGAATATGAGGCATGTTGATACAATTGAATCTTCTTAGTTGACCCATCATTATACCAATAATCCCTCAACTCATAAGACAACATAAATACATTACCTTCACTTGTGTATATGTTCCTACCACAGTTTGCATGTTTGCCATGTAGTGGACCTCCTAAACACATAGCCATCACTTCAACTCCTCTGGTGTTAATAGCACCCTATACTTCGCCAAATCTTGCACACGGAATGAAAGCTCTGTACCCTCAGTAACTACAGTCAAAGACTTTAACTCCCCTCCTACGTGAAATGAGGCCACCCAGTGACGTTCTTTAAGTCCAGCAGATAGAGTACTCTCAAACCCAAGCATCTCTATCATCATTTCCTCAAGGTTGGCCCCACAATTAAGGAGCCGTTGGACTGAATCCTTATATGTAGTCTTCCTACCATGTAGCATCATTTATTATCAATCCAAGAACTAAGCTCTTTAATCAATTTCCTAGCTCCAACTTTGTCGAGGACAACAGCCTCTCCACCTTGCTGGATACATACACCACAACCATATTTAACACGAATGTCTCTATAGTCTTTCTGTTTGAAATCTTTCGTAGCTTGATTATGTTTCGCCATACTTAACCCTCAAATCTGCAATCTCAGCCATAGCTTGATCTAATCGTTGCTGGGCCTTACGTAATGAATCCATAGCCTCACCATCAATATCACAATCTTCTAAAGTCTCGATAGCGAAATTTAAATGGTCAGCAGCTAGACCAACATCATTACCTACTGTAAATAAACTCATTGAATCACCTCATCTAAGTTGAAAAGCTTACATTCTTTATGTGCATCAATACCAGTATCAAATCGACGTGGCAAGTCCTTTCTCATCTTGAACTCCCCATGACCATCAGAACCATGTAAATGTCCATAAACATGCCATGAACCATTATGACATTGATCCCACTCTTCAAAAGGGAAATGACAGAAAATCACACGCTTACGATTGACACGAGTCATATGGTAATAACCTACCACCTTATGACGAGTACCCTTGCAAGCTTCACGTAATGTAGATTCATTATCATGATTACCTAGTACAAAAATCCAATCCCCAGCCAACTGCATAATGATATTGCGAATAGACTTCACATCCTTATAGAATGCAAAATCCCCTACATGATAAACCACATCACCATTGTCAATTTGGCTATTCAACCTTTCGATCAACCAATTGTCATGCTTCTCTTTAATCAACTCCTTGTCAGAATAAGTCAGAGTTCCGTTATGCATTCTTTCAAATACGTCCGAGTCAATAAAATACTGATTCTTAAAAGTTGAATCGTCGAACATAAAATGGTAACGTTTAGTGAACTTTAAAATATTCACATGCCCAAAATGTAAATCACTTGTAGACAACTTAGCCATTAAATAATTCTCACATCATATTTACTAATCCACCAACAACCATGTTTCTTTGGTCTAATCTTATCAATATCTCTGTATGTTAAGTCACTTGTAAATCTATGGACTTCATTACCATTATGCCCAAAACCGACAGATTCAAGATAAGGACAATAAATAAGTATAGAATCACCACTACGATCTATGCTCAGAATTCTAGCAAGCTGATCTGTTGTAGAACCTCTACAATACTCAGCCCTCAGCATACACTCTTTACCTAATAGCTTTTGAATAGGTACAATAGCTGTATGTCCTGTATGAAAACGAGCGATCATTCTCTTAATTTTACGTTGTTTACGATTCATAATTACCTACCTATTGTTTAAATTCTACGTTATGCGCTTCAAAAGCGTCCTTTATAAATAAAGCTGTCTCATAGTATTTGATTTCACCAGACATGAGAGGTTCTTTTAACCTACTCTCGATACTCTTGACACCACCTAATTTTTTAATGAGGTTCTTATGCACTTCAGAATCCCAAGTTATACCATTACGTACAATTTTCAATTTAACCTCACTTTAATTTAATGCTACCACGTAGCTTATTTTCCATATCAACAAGTGTGGCATATGGTACATTGTGTGTATTACCTGTCTCATGGTAATTCTCAACCACAATAGAGATAAACATATACCCAAATTCTTCTGCAAGCTTCTTATACTTGCGAACATCTTTGCTTCTTGTCGATGTATTAGATACTACCACATTTTGACGACCATCTGTCAAGTACTCTTTTGTAGTATCAAAACATTTACGGTGTGCAATATAATTTGGGACCTCCTCCCATGCATACCGACCATCGATATAACGAAAGTCATCAGCCTCAGTTCCACAACCAAATGGTAGCTGTTCCCGTAACACTTTTGCTACGGTACTCTTTCCAGCTCCTGAGACTCCACGTATAAACCACAGAATCTTCTTTTCCATTACCCCTCCCGACTAAAGTTATTTACAAAGTAGTAAGCATCTAAGAATGCAATAGATTTTGCCTCTTCTGTCATCTTATCCCACTCTTCCTTGTCATGATGTGATCGTAAGTAATCAATGATTGGGTAATACTCTTCATCCAACCGTTCTTTATAGTCATTACTCCAAACTCGCTTAGCTCCTCCACGCTGTACCCATTTCTTAGCAAGGTAATATGGAGACTTCATCTTAAATAGAAGCTCACCAGCACCATTGTAGACCATAAAGCCTTCATGTCTACATACCTTCAAAGCTTCTTTCAAATCATCAAACTCACCACTACCATCCTCCTGAAGAGAGATATTTAATGGTATTGTTACACCATTCTTTTGCACACATACTGGGTACAGTCCAGTCACTTCAGTTACGATGTGTGGATCATTCTCATGGACAACTTCAAACGTCACCGTAAATTGATCGTCATCAAAGAAGCAATAATCACCCTTCAACTGTTCATACAAACCAAAGCCATCATACTTTTCAATATACTGCAAAGCCATATTGATGTATTTATTCTCTGTCACATTACCAAAGATGATAGCATCACCTGTAGTTGAAATGATCCAACCAAGAGCTTCATGGTATGTAAGGTTCATCATAAAGCCATTTACTTTACGATACCACATAACATAGTGATCACCCTCAATATCTTTTCCACAACCATTCTCAAGGTAGTTGAAACACTTATCCATAGGATATACTACTTGTTCATCACCATGATATACAGCACCACGCGCTTTGATAGCTGAAGGGTATTGGTCCCACAAATTTTTATGGAAAACAATTGGCTTATACTTTTTAATAGTCAATTCAATCTTCTGACCAGCCCAAGTATATTGTTCTACTACTTTATTACGAATTACTTCCATTACGCTCTCCAAAAGATTTAAGTATTTGTGAAACTACCAACTGGTCTTCATCATTAATAGCGACCATCACCTCATTTCCATCATTAAGTGCAGTTTTATTGACAAGCTTAGCAGTTGCTATATCTTCTCTTAATCGCTTTTGAAATGCTCGTATTGCATCCAAATCGTAAACACAATGCTTGATACTCCAATTAGCAACACTATTGATGAAATGTGCATTCTCAACACTCACAACAATCATACTTAACACCTCAAATAAATTGAATAAATAATATAATGATATTGTCAATCTGTCAAATACTTTTTGATGTTTTTCAATCCAGCTTTCCATTTCAAAGTTTCGATGGCAGACTCACTTGATGCATACATAGTCCAGCCACCTTCCTGATCCATAAAAGACCTATTGCCAACAATCTTAATGATGCAATCAAAATATTCAGAATAGAATAATTGAAATAAAAATTCTTCGAACTCTTTGTAATACAACAGGTCCGACTTCACATCACTATCATCATTATATGCCAGTACACTAGCTACACATTCTTTAGCGCTCATGGATAATGTTTCTCCCTGTATTCACAACTGTTGCAACCCATACTCCAGTAACCTTTACTAACAAGCTTCCACCGTCTCTTACCACGAGCATAGTCTTGGCTTGTTCTTATATCCTCCCTAGTTCCCATAACCCAATGTGATGTAACACGACCACCACATTTACAGGTAAAGGTAGGGCTAATAGTTTTAGACATACTTTCCTCCAGATAAATAAAAAGGGTGCAGCCTAAGCCACACCCTCGATTTTATTGGAACACCAGTAAGTTGTCAATGCCTTCAGATAATTTCTTCCAGATGTCATGATATTTATCAGTAGTAGAGAACATTGGGTAAAGATTTTCATCAAATTCTTCTTTACTAATCTCCTCACCCTTGATCGGACAAGCCCAAATTCCATCCTCACATTCAAAGGATTTCATAGCCTCCTCATCACCGATACATAAATCTTGCCCACCATAATTATTACAGTAATAGTAAGTCTTTTCCAAAATCCCTACATTTTCTAATTTAAGTATCAAACCATCATGACCAGACTTGACCTCCACCCACATCAAGTTAGACCATAGTGAATACTTTCTTTTTGGCCCAAGTCCATCGACTACATATTCAAAACTACAGCCAAGTTCTTTAGAGAGTTCTACAACCTCTGGAAATGTCTTACATCCAGCTCTAAGGTGATCTTTAATAACAAGCTGAACTTTTTCCTCAGCTTCACGAATCTCTTGCTTTAACTCCGAGATTCTTTTGTTAATATCACCTACAGTTTTCTTGTGATAGAATTTCATTATCGTACACTTCCACTTATTTTTCGAACTAAATCAACAAGTGTTGATGACTGCTTATAGTTTAGACCATCAATAGACATCAGCATAACAATGGCGCTGTCACGAGAAATATTTGCAATACGTTGTACGTGCCCACTAAATTCCTTGTTCGTAAACTCACGTGTGTAACATAAAGCTAAATTAAGCACAACGTCCCAATTGTCGTGGTCATAAACCCATGAGCTTAGGTGTTGAGCTGCAAACCCAATACGTAACTGGTTGTAGATAATCTTTAATGCTTGTAAAGCAGACGCATGAATGTGTACACCATCGTATTGAGACTTACCTAACAAGCCAGTATCAAAAGCTGTCTCTTCATCAAGAATCCATCGAGTACATAGGTCATTAAACACATTGACATCAAATCCACCATTCACACGGGTGAATTTCTTAGCCAGTACAGGGATATTGATTCCTGATACAGCAGGAACTTTATTTCGATATCCAATATAAGACATCGTTAAACATTCATCAAACAATACGCCAGATTGAATCGCCATATTCACACCATACTTCTTGGAAATTGTTGAGATAAACCAACGTCGAAGTTCTGTAATTTGAGGTGCTTCACGGAATACTTGAGTTTTGAATTGAATAGTCATGTTTTTCTCCTCTAAATGAATAAAGCCATGATAATACATGGCCCTATATTGTGTCAAGCACTTCCAATAAGAATTTCATCAAAATCTTTTAATGATTTTCTGTATACAACTACTAAAAGTATAACACCTACTGCAAGATACTTAAGCTTCAAGGTAATCTCCTACACAAGTTTATAACAGTGCTTAGGTAGCTTCTGATCCTTCTTAATTTTCAGTTTACATTCTTTCTTCACCATGTCCCAACTTAATGGTGCAACCACTGGAGGGTATGTTGTTGATGTAGGTTTACTTGCACTAGCTTTACTGAGATTATCTACAAGCAAGCTAATAAAGATTGCTACAACAACGAATATAATCCAGAAATCCTTCAGTATCTTCATACTACTTAACTCCCAAAATTTCTAGTGATGCATTCAACAGTTTCGATTTTAAATCCTCAAGTGTACCATTGTTATCAATGTCGATAACTTTAACACCTAAATCTTCAAGCTCTTCATCTGTTAGATAACGACGACTATCACCAGTATAAGTGCAACCGTCACGCTTTAAGCGTAATACGATTACTTCTAATCCAGCCTCTACTAGAGGATGAATCTCTTCAATAAACCCAGAGTCTGAAACAAAAGTATACTCCTCACCACTCTCTTTAATTGCATCAAGTAGTTTATGACCAAAATACTTTTTACCAAAGCGTGGCTTAATAATGTTTTCAGATACATGGATTAAAGCTTGACGTGGACTAAAGCCAACAGGTCGTACAAAACTTAACAAGGTTAAGGCTAAACGCACAATCCAATTTAAATCTTTGTCAAATAATCGACGTGTTGGCGACTCTTTTGTTGTTCGATCAGTTGCCATTGAACGAATCCAACCAGTTTCCACACCAAAATACTTAGCTGTTTCTTCATACAACACGTCTTTAAAAGCTTTATGTGCCCCTGTACCAAACAAATCTTTCAGCATGTCAGCCGAGACATCCTTACCAGTGTTTGGTGGACCATTCAATAAGACAACACGTTGTTTAAGTTTACTTTCAACTTTATCTTGAATTACATTTTCTAAATTTTCCACAGAACCTCCTATTTATTACCGTATTTCTTCCAAGCTGCGTCAGGCATCATACCCATCTTATAGTAATCTTCCCAATCAGCTGCATTATCAATATAAAAACCATAGTAGCTTGCAGACTCTTTAAGCTCCTCAAACCAATCATCAAATGAACTAAACACTCTTAACTCCCATAGTGAACTCACCAGTATGCAACTCATAAGAATGCCATTCATCGACATAGAACCCATCTTCAACAAGCTCTATAATCATCTTCTCTGAACCTTCACACTCTTCACTGTCATAACCGTGTTTATCTACATACAGCTTCATGTCAGCATAAGAGGGCCAACCAGTCCGATCTTCCACAAGATAATCGATGTTTTCATAGACTTGAGTATGCAACTCTTTCTCATCAAAATCCGCTGTAATTAACATTACACCTTTCATAACACCTCACTTAAAATAAACAGCTTAGGTTCCATACCTTCCAACACACCAAAGACATTCTTCATTAAATATCTATGAGATTTTTCAATATCAGATTCCTTCACTTTACCTTTATACCTCACCTCTACACCAATATGCTGAACTCCAGAGGAATCCAGCACATGTATGAGGTTGGTTTCACCAGAAAATTTTACGTGATCATATAATCTATCGCTATATACTTCTCTCTGCGACCAACCCAGTAAAACCATTAAACCTCCTAAATCAATTGTCTATATGATCATGCTCCATATCACTAATCATAGTTTCATGATAGTACTCACTGTTACTGTCAATGAACTGACCTATACGATCCATAATAACATCATTAGATATCCCTGTATTTGGGGAAATGTGCATCATTTTAGCATTAGTTAATACACCACCTGTTGCCTCCGCTGCTTCATCAAACCCTACAAGAACTTCACCTGTACCGTCATACTTCATCTCTAACAAATGGCTGTGTCGTTGAGTGAATCTCTCTAACTCTTCCATTGTACAGCCTTTATAAGAGAACTTAACATTCCTTAATTTAGCCTCTTGCACAACACGGTTTAAGTAATCAAGATACTCTGTAGACTCATCTGACATCTCAAACTTAACACCAGATTTCTTACTAAGTAAGTTAAGTAAGTCATGAATGCCAGCTATACAAAGATGTTTTTTAGCACGAGTGGCTGCCACATAAACAATATTCATTTCTTCATCAGAAACCTCTAAGGCTCCAGATTCATCAATATCATAACCAAAGTCATTGTATAGGATGACATTATCCCACTCAAGACCTTTTGATTTATGTGCAGTTGTCACCATAATATCTGGTCGCTGTTGGTTAGAACATCTACTCATTGCTGCCATTAAAGCCTTAGCTCCAAATCGTTCAATAAGTTTTACCATACCAGACACTTCCAAGTCATTTGGACACTCTTCACAGTAGTCCATCAACTCACCTTTATTCTCAAAGGCATATAGAAGCTTATGCTCCACCTTCTTGCCAGCAACTAAGTCTTCATAAGCCTTGACAAAAGATTGAATCTCCGTCAAATCACAGCTTGCCCCAATCACCTTGTTAGGGTAACGGTTACTGTACTCAAACACATTCTTGATAACACCAGAGTTTGTACGACAGATTACAACGTTAGGTTCAATAGACTTCTCTCTAAGGAATAGTTTACCTTCATTAGAGCCATTACCTTTTAATTCAATTTCACATCCAGATTCTGAAAGAATCATGTTTGCTACTGTCTGTACGTTATTACCAAAACGGAATGACTTAGTTAAGTAAACTTTATTACCTGTCACAAAGTTCATAGCGTTGATTGCACCACGCCACCCATAAATAGCTTGATACTTATCACCAACATAAACTTTCTGAGCTTTCTTTTGAGCCTCGATAATATTAAGGATCACAGGTGATGAATCTTGGTTCTCATCAATCATGATGTATGATACAGGTATTTGCTTACCTAACATTGAATACATCTTCAAGTATCCGTCATGCTCCAAAGGTACAGGGGATGATGGGTCCTTACACTCCTCCCAATAAGCTCGTGTTAACACAAGAATCTCTGCCATCAGAGGGTCAAAGTCAAAATCTTCTGGACTAAGTTTATTCATCCAATCCATCTTAACTAAGTGGTGAGCCTCAATGGAATTGTCAGCCGAATTACAGAAGCGAGATAAAGTCTGCTTGATCATACTAGCCTTAGCATTAATCGACACAAGCTTACGAACCTCATTGCTCTTCTTGCTTACAATGAACTCACCCTTAAACCCTAATAGTTCTGCGATCTCTTTAGGGAATATTCGACCACCGATCTTAGACTTCAAAGCTTTAGGTGTGTGACGATAAGCTAAACTGTGTACAGTTCGACACTCAACAGATGTTGGGAACCTCTCCTCTGCCTCTGTCGCAATAGCTTTGTTAAATGCTAAATATAACCCCAACTCTCCACCTTGCTCATGCTTAGCTTCAGCAATCATGGTAAGTGTAGTTGTTTTTGAAGCACCTGCAAACGCATTGATAACTAAATCTTCACCCTCTAGGGCCATGTCAATAATTGTTTGCTGTTCTTCTGTCGGTTTAAAACTCATAGTATTACCTCCTAAATGATTAACCCATTATAGAGATTAATCCATAATGGGTCAACAACTATTTTAGGATTTATTGTTCAACTTGATATCGTTGTTTAACAAACCCACATAATTCTAGAGCAAAAATTGCATAAGGGTTTCGTCTAAGGAAGTTTAACAAATTCGACATCTCACCAAATAGTTCCATATGCTCTATGTTCAAATACGATATGCAACCTTCAGTTGTTTTAAAATAACCCAACTTTTCCTTGTTTCCATGCTCATATACATAGAAATACATTTGATCTCTCACAAGATATATGTTAGGAAATTGCTCTGAAATCAAATGCCCTAATGTATTATTAAGATTTGATATATCACGGTCAATCATATCCTCTATAGTCATTTCAGTTGCAAAATTCGACATAATTACTCCTTAATATATACATCATGTTCTTTAGCAAAAGAAACAACCTCTGGGTCCACATCCGTTAGCTCTCTCCAACCAACCCAACGAGGGTGACGGGGGAGGTCTTTTTGACCTGAATCCATGAACTTATATTTAGCTAATCGACCGATATAATCACCTCGATTTTCCCAAACTTCCTTACGTTGTTCATGTGTAAGCTTACCAGCTCCAATCTTAACCTCGATACCAGAATTGATATCGATACCAATCAATGCACCAACCATACCAAGAGGTACTTTATTCTCTTGATGTGAAGAGCGTTCAGTATAGCCTAACTCATTTGTCTTGGCTTCATTCTGATTCTCCATCATCTCTTCCATACGAGTGACAATGATCTCACTATCACCAGAAGGTTTGAATCGAATCATCTCTTGAGACTTCTTGGTAGCTCGACCACACTTAAATACACCCATAGGGCAACGTAAGATTAAGCCCTCATGACCCTCAGCAACAATACGCTCGTAAAGTTCACGCGCATACTCAGCATCTTCAATAAGATGTGGCATTGGGATTAATACAGTGATGCCACGAATCATATATTCATGATAGTCGATACCACAGATATTATGCTCTGTGATAAATGCCTTGTCGTCCAACTCGCTGAGAAGTAAATTCAAGTGCTCCATACGAACATCATATGGATTCTCTAAATACTCTCCAGTACAGTCTTTGACGTAGTCAAACAACACTAAGGTAACATCCCAATCTTCCTTGTTGATCGTACCAGTACAAGAATTACTGTTGTTATATAAATCTTGTCGGTTCAATTGTAAGCCGTCTTTACCATCCATACGAGCATTCAATGTCTCAAACACCATACCATTAAATTCTGGATGACTAAGCTGCTCTGTGATCCATTTATTCTTCAAAGGTTTAAGAGAACGTCCTAGTAATTTGTTATCACGAACAAATGCGTATACACCATCGAACTTAATTGATCCAAACTTTGGATACTTTACATCACCAAAATCCAATGCTTCATTTACGGTTTTCATTGGACGGAAAGGTTTAGGTGCTTTACTCATTAAATATTCTCCACTAAAATTGAATTTTGACCCTTAAAAGCTAAGAACTTCTGTATTTCAGACTCCTGATAACAAAACTCTGTACCCTGTAATAACTTAATAAAAGTATGTCGGTTAGATACTGAGTCTTGAGCATAAGCTCTTGTGAAAACACCATCATCGTCACGATAAGTATATCGAACAGGCTTTGGTCCACCAAGTGCAGATACTAGATCATTTGCCAATGCATGAGCTATGATAGCTGCATTAAGCTGTCTGCCTCCACCAATAGTTCCAACATTCATAGTACCACCTCCGTTAATTCATTTAAATTGAACCATGTAACAGTACCTGAGTGCTCAAGTTCTAGTTTAACATAGTCATCATGTTTAGATTTTTTAAACTTTACTTCTTCTGACAATTGCTCTATACAACAGCCAACTTCGCCAGCGAAATAACTTCCACTATTAACAACAAATAAATTTCCTACCTTAGACTTCATCCCAATACTTTCCACGCTCTTTAATCCAGTACTTGACAATCATATCTTCAATCTCTAATTTATGATCACGTACTTCACCTACAAGAATGTCGATTTCATTCTCTGACATATTACAATCATCCGACAGATGATTGATTATCAAATTATTTACCTCAACTTCCTCAGTTAAGAATTTTAGATCACATTCATAATGAAATGCCACAACACCATAGTCAGCAACATCTACTAAGAATGTGCAATCATCTAAATCATAAATTTTTAAAGACATGATGTATCTCCTAGTTCATTTCTATAGAATACTACTTATTTTTCCAACTGTCAACACGAACCCACTTCTCAAATGTAACTTTCCATGTATCTAAACTTAATTTATCTTCAAGGAACCGCTCTTCAGGGAAATGCTCTAATGTACGCTCTGTATACCCCTCAAACACAAATCCTTCAGGAATCTTATAGAAGCTGTCAGCGTCAGGGAATTCATGGTGAATACGTGTAAGGTAAACCTCATCAACAATATCATTTGTCTGCTCATAAATAGATGCACCACCAGCAATCCAAATCTTATTCGTGTTCAAGAAATAACATGAACCAGATGCTGCATATAAAGCTGAGTGCAAACCATTATACCATCGACTTCCATCATGTTTCCGATTAGTGACTTCCCATACAGCACGACGAGAGAGCTTGTTTGGTAGGGATTCTAAAGTCTTACGACCCATTACTACAGCATGACCTAATGTCATCTTTTTAAAATAAGCTAAATCCTCTGGAATATGACAAAGCAGTCTATTATCTTTCCCAATCTCACCATTTAAACCAGCAGCTACAATATGGCAAATTTTAACTTTATTACGACCATTATACATAAATATACCTCCAAATAAAAAAGGGCCACCTTTCGATGACCCTTATTGTACTACTTAAACTTAGATAAGTCTACAGCAATGTTATAGTTCTGGAAGAAATAGTTTTCGATAGTTTCAAGGTCTTCAAATTCCCCGACATATCGTGGACCTTCCATGATCCAATAAGCTTCACCATCTGTCCTTAGAATTACTTCCACAACGATATTCTTGTTGTTTGTGTAACTGAAGTTGCATACATCCTTACATTCACTCATTTCATCACCACTCACTGAAAACAAAATCTGGGTTTACACCTTGCAATACCTGAACAACAGCCTGAGCTGCGTTCTGAGGCGCATAATAGTACATTGACTCCTTATCTTTGAAATGTACCTCAGCAGAGAACTGCAAGTCATGTTGATACTCTTTAGTAGGTACAATCCGAGTTAAGAACTTAAGCTCAATATTCTCACAGACATTATGGAAATGTCCCATGACAATACAAGGTCGTCCACTTGCAGACCTTAGTAATATCTTCTCTTCAATTAGGTTATCTTTAGAACCTATGATTGGGTATACACCCATTACAGCACAAGCTTGGTCCATAAATCCTCCTATACTGCTACTGGCATTTCCACTTTAGGTAAAGGATCGTACCCCTCAATAATGATGTCTTGCCATTGGTATTGACGGATATCTTCTCTAATACGTCTAAGTTTCAGGGTAGGTGCTTTACGTGCATACCGATTGTTTACAATTTCTTCAAGCCCTTCCAACTGTGATTTATAAACATGGATATCTCCACCTGTCCAGATGAACTCTCCAACACCTAAGCCACACTCAGCTGCAATCAAATGTGTCAACAAAGCATACGATGCGATATTGAACGGAACACCTAATAAAATGTCAGCACTACGTTGATATAGCTGACAAGATAACTTACCATCTTCCACAAAGAATTGGAATAGTGTATGACAAGGTGGAAGGTCCACATCATCAACTTCTTGAGGGTTCCATCCAGATACAATCAAACGACGACTGTTTGGATTTTTCTTGATTTCCTTGATCACCCAATCAATTTGATCAATACCTTCACGATAGTAAGGAATAGTGTACTGTCCAAATCTACCATGCTCAATGGCTTCATCTTCGATTTCACCAAAGTTACGCCATTGATGACCATAACCTTTACCAATATCACCAAACTGATTTGCAAAAGATTGAGAATTTAAAATCTCTTCCTCAAACTCCTTCATAGTGTACTTGGGCATATCATGATAATCTTGGTATTTACAATAAGCCTTGTATCGCCACTCAGTCCAGATATGTACACCTCGTTGAAGCAATGTTCTAATATTGGTATCACCATTTAGGAACCACATAAGTTCTTCAAAAATTCCACGCATAAACACTCGCTTATGTGTGAATAATGGAAAACCCTTTTCAAGATCAAATCTCATCTGAGCGCCAAAAATCTTACACGTCCCTACACCCGTTCGATCATTTGTCTGAAAACCTTTATCTTCAATTTTATTTAATAAATCTTTTAATAGATTTAAATACTGTACTTCATCACTCATAGATTCACCTGCTTATAGCTAAAATATTTATTTAAGATACCAAAAACTTCACTCTGAGATTTAATAGTTAATGCATCCGTCCTCTTATTCAAACAATTGACATAGGTCGCATAATTACCACGGCTACTTGTCGTTCTTTGTAGAGAAATAACCATAGATATGATATCTCCAACCTGAACATCCTTAAACATCTCAGCCTTAGTTTTCTTTTCTGCTAACCCTGTAATTTCAATATAGCATCTAAAGTTCAATTCACTCACAATTACCTCCAATACGATTACTTGCAAACTCTTTGAAATCCTCTCTAGGCATGAACTCCATAAAACCTTCAAGAAGCTCTTTCTCATTATGTAAAGCTTGACAAGCATCTAAAGCTGCAACCCGATCCTCAAATATCAGGATATTGTTTGGTGACTTCAATAGTTTTCTAGCCTCATAGAACTCCATATCACCAATACCTAAACTTGTGATATTCAAGTTACCAAACTTATTAACTACACAAAATGGCTCTACAATCTTGACATCATGTTCCCAGAAATATCCAGTAACCCAATATGCTGCACCCATTGGTCCAGATTTGACCTTTTCAATGTCAATCGGTGTAATCGTACCTCTCTTCTGTAAAATCGCCACACGAGCCTTACGTTGCCGTTTAAGGCGAGCTGCTTTACCCATCCTAACCTCCACAAGTTTTATCTAAATAAGAACCAACACCCATCATAATCACAACCAAGTATATGATCCCAATAAATGAGTATAGTATAGCTAATCTTTCATGCTTAGTTAGCATCTTCGCTACCCCTTAAATTAAATTTATTAGACATGACGTTGGTATCCATTGAAGCCACGTTTACTTTTACGTCTCCAGTCATTTGGTTCTGGTGGACGTTTATTTACTTCCATTGCGAACTTCGGAAATAAACTAGTAGTCTCATCTATTGAAAACTTTCTCCTCTTTTCCACTTTCTCAGCAAGAATCTTTAATGCTGCATCAACACTCTCAACCTCATGCAAGCATTCATCTACAATCACATAAGCTAAACTTCTGCCATGTATATACATTTTATTCTCCTAATAAAAAGGGACCACCTTTTCGATGATCCCATTATATTACTTCCAATTCTTCATTGCAAGATATTTTGCTGTAGGTTTGTAATTTACCTTAGCATCATCTGGAAGAGGAGTCACAGGCCATTCAGACTCAATATGGTTATCTCGTGTAGATTCCATCTGATCTTCGTAGTTACTTCCAATTTCTTGTGCATGTTCTAAATCAGCTGCCTCCACGATTAACTCATCAACATGGATACGTGTAACACAAATCTTAAACTTTGGCATTAAAATACTCCAGCCCAACCTAACACAATTCCAACTGGAAAGATAAAGATTCCAGCAACCTTAGCCACCAGCAACCATGAAAATACGGCTGCACTACCAATAATCTGTTTAATATTGAGAATCCAACCCAGTAAACACAAAAACATTGCAATCCAATAACCTGCGAAAAGTGCTTTCATATTACTCTCCAGACTTTAACTTAATTACAGAGTCCTTACCTGATTTCATCTTTTGATCAACTTCATCAGTTACAATCACTCGATAATCATCAAGATTAATCTTAGGATAACCTGCAATATTCAACCAGAACCCTGACCACACATAGTTTAAAGATGCCTCATAATTTCGTGTAACATCAATCAACTGCTTCTGTGAGGTTTTAAACTCATTACGTCCTGCCTCCATCACCTGTTGAATCTGTCGATACATAGTAGGATCAAGATTCATATTGTTCTCTTGGATCATTTGGAATACAGCTTGTGAACCATCTCCACCATATCGACCCTCAAACGTCTGCTTGATGACATCCTGTAAATCTTTTTTGTACATGTCAGGTACTTGGGCAATCTCTTGAACTTTTGTAGTTAGAGCATTCAATGTGACTTTGTTATCATCGTATGTAGCCTTCACCTGTTGTTCATACTGCACACCGACATTCTTGTAGTGTACGTAGTTCCAACCACCTAATAGAATAGCGATACTCGCCAATCCTGCAATAATAGCAAATACAATCTTATTCATAAACATTTTACCTCAAATCACGAACGATAAATAAATTAAAACCTAAAACTAATAGCATACCAAGTATAGTTCCAACATAATACCATATAGGCATTTGAATGTTGTGCTCCAAATACTTGAAGTCTTCCATGCTACGATGTGTGTAGTACTTTACCAGAATGTTATCGATACTGTCAACAAGTTTTTTCTGACTTCCATTCATATTTTTCATATCAAGAATGTCGTCACGAAGTAGGATGTTCACCATATCACTCTTAGACCATGAGAACACATAAGCATTCTTAATAGTCCCATCCTTAGCAGCCTGAATCATAACAGTCAAGTCATTAATCCTGCCCCCGTAGTTCTTAACCCTCATGGCTTCACGTATATCTTCTTTGCCATAGAATATCACAACCACGTTGGCCTTAGCCTTAGCTGAACTATATTTTAGTTTATGTGCAAGGTAGTTGTCAATAACTTCAAACTGACCTCTCCATTCACTATTATAATCAACCACATGTTTAATCCTATAATAGTCATAAACTTTTGGATAGCTAGGAGTCAAAACATTCCTGAATGTATGATAATCCTTAAACACACTCAAAGGTGATGCTTTAATGTAGTTGTAGTAATCCATTTCAATCGAGAATGGCTCACCTATATAAGCTTGTGTAAATCTAGGAGGCTCTTTAGTGCCCTGCCTGTTTATCCTGTCAATCTCAGTTGATCCAACGTTAGATTTAACTACCCAATCAACATCATATGGATGCTCATAACATGTCTCACACTTTGTCGTAGTTGATTTCCCATTCTGTACTATACGACAATTACAGCTATAACTGTGACTGCATGATGTACGTTGCGAGAACTTCTTTGTGACATGACCATTAAGGACCATCACATCACCACCCTGAGAATCTTTAGCTGCAACATACATGAATACCATGAATGCACTAAAAACCATTGAGAATAAGATAGGTATTAATAGATACCCCTTATAATCCTTGTGCCACATCCAAATCATAACAGCAAGGAAAATCACTATCATAGTTGCTATATACATATTACACTCGCTTCATCTGCTTGATGGTAAATACCTCACCATATTGTGGATAATCTTTCATGAAGTCACGAGCCAAGAAAGCAATATAATCATTTGATATTTTAAAATCTTTATCCTGATAACATGTCCCTTTAGTTTCAATCTCCACTTCCCAACGTAAGCGATTTACAATTAACCAATGAGAAATCTTTTTCTTACCTGATTGAATAGCTTTGATCGCAAATTCACAGAATAATTCGTACACATGAATATTTTCAACAATCCAGTTATTGTATCGATCTTCTAGAGATTCAACACCATGAGTATGAAGGTATGATTTACTTCGAATGTTTTTAACAGATTCAGCCAATCTTTCACCGTTCTTACCTTTCATCAAATACTCTGTTTCATCAGACTTCTGATCATCTTCAAATATAGGCTCGACCTCAACCAATTCACCTTTTTTAATCATACCTTCAGAAAAGTAGCACCAATACCCACTGAATCTTGAAAGTGTTAGAACTCTACTCTCACCACCACGAACACACTCAACCTTAGTTGCTCCGTAACCCCAAGATACATCTTTATGCTCATCTTGAACCTTTAAGATATCACCATTAAGGATTTCCAGATCATGCATTTTACGATCATCAACTACCTTAAACCATCGACCAATTAGACTCATTGTATTGCTCCAGCAGAAATAAAACCTATGCTACCATCTTCCATTTGAACTTTATATCGAATCACACCATCAATATAGATCGAACAAGCATCATTAAGTGTTATGTATTTGTGGATGTAAGGAACCACCTCTCCATTAACAACACGATTTAAACGAAGTTTTGAAAGCTTACCATCATCTCTACGTAATTCAATAACCTTGTAGATATTTTCACCTATGGTTATAACCATTTGTTTCTTAGCTTTTAACCAGCCCATATTCACCTCACAATAAAAAAGGGACACGCCCTAAGACATGCCCCTATATTAATGATTACTTTTTAGCTTGTCAACAACTTTTTACAAGTCCCAAGCTTCTTTTCCATACCAACCTTCTTTGCCAAGTCCGTACATATCACATACATGATTCGCATTCATTTTTACTCTCTCCAATACGTGAATCTCGAATACCAGTATGGTAGTAAAGACTCAAAATGTTAGGGTTAAGTGCAGCGTACATATACAACTTAGAAATCTCTTGAGCCGACATATTCGCAATGAATAAATTGATCGATTGAGCTTGGTCAATATGTTCTTGACGCTGAGCACATAAATCAATATGACGGTACTGGTTAATTTCATAAGCTGTCTTAAATACAGCACGTTCTTTATCTGTCAGAACATCAGTTAATGTCTGCACACTACCTAAATTATCTGACACACGTTTCAACAAGGCTTCTGTTTCAGGTGTGATGCGTTTAGTCTCAGGATCAATGTTGTATAATCCTTTACGCTTCAACAGTAATAAGAATGATGGATCAATACGGAATACTGTACCAGCAGGTGTATCTTGTGCAAATACAAATGCAGATGGAACGTTGATTCCTTCTGAGTCACCACCCATCAATAAGCCAGTAGACTTAGTTGGAGCGATAGCCATCAAGTGAGTGTTACGAACACCGTAACCTTCACACCATTCTGGTTCACCAAGTTCTTTAGCTAACCATCGAGAAGCTGCTTTTGTTTCCGCTTCGATAGTAGAATAAATCTTCTTGTTTTTCCAGAACGATTCCATTGAGCCATACTCGATGTTGTTACGCATTAAGTATGAAGCGAAGCCCATTGTACCATAACCAAGAGCACGACCTTTCTTAGTGAATTCAACAGCAGTTTCAAGACCTTCGATCTTAGAACCTTTCTGAATGAAGTCTTCAGCCACACAGTCAAGGAACACTGTACCAACGAATGCCAAGTTCTTTGGACGATCATCAAAACGTACTAAGTTTTCACTTGACAACACACATGTAAATGTATGTTTTGGATCACTAAACAGTGTAATCTCAGTACATAAGTTACTTGTAGTAACCATCATACCACGGTCTTTATACATCTTAGGACGACGAGCGTTTACCTTATCAATAAACAATTCATAGCCTAGACCAACATGGTGACGTACAGCTAAGATTTTGTTCATACGTTCAATGGCTAATGTATCACCAATAAGAACACGGTTGATAAGTTCGTTGGTAATTTTCCAACCACCATTGTTACCATCAGTGTCGTATTCTAAGAAGTGCAATAACTCATCAAAGTCTAAACCTTCTACGTTGTAGTACCAAGCAGTAGCACCTCGACGTTGAGAACCTTGACTGATATCTAAAGCATCTTGACGGAACATACGAGCCACAGGAAGAGCACCATTTGCGATACCACCCTTCATAGGCTTACCACGTCCACGTACACGATCTAAATCAATCGTAGTACCAAAACCTTCCTTAGAAAGTAAAGCATTAATCTTACGAGCATCATAGAAGCCAGCAACACTATCTTCAGTCACAGCACCAGAACATGACACTGACATACCAAAGTCTGTACCTGTGTTAGATAGTACAGGAGTTGAAGGACTTAAGAAGCCATCCCACATAATCTGGAAGAATGCATCTTTCCATGTTTTACCTTTCCAGTAGTCAATCTCATTCCACCAAGAAGGGTAAGACTTAGGTGCATACTGTGCCAAACACTCAGCAATTCGCATGTACTGATCTCTAGGAGTTTTAGCATCACCATTGAGGTATTTCTTCTTAAACAGCTGCCATCCAGCCGTTGCCATCCACTCAGGAGCTTCACCACGTGCTTGCATCTCTTTACGTTCACGACTGTAGTCTGGAACATATAAAGCATCCTCAGCATTATTGTGCTTCTTACGTTTAGGTCGTTGGGCTTCTAACTCTTCCTCTAAAGTCTTTTCAAACTTACGATTCAAGTCAATACCCATTTGATCTAAATACTCATCAGGGATTTGTGCAAGGACTTCTTCAACAGCACCATTTGAGATAATGTCGTAGTCAACAGCAGAGAACTCTTTCTTGTAGTTACGACCACGAGAATAGAAATTATCATTACTTGTATAACCACCCATGAACTCATAGAACCATTCTGAGATAGTATCATCAGTCTCATCAAATGTAGCTAACTCTGGGAATCCAAGAGTTGTTAAAACTACGTTAACACGATGTCGAGCAAAAGCTTGAAGCTCCTTTTTAGAAGCAAAAGGAATATCCCCTTCAGCTAACATAGCGTTAATGATAATGTACTCATGCTCTAAAACGTTCTGTGCATGCTTAAAGATATCCTCTTTAAGTTTTCTAATATCCTCTTCTGTACGATTCTCTAACTCTAACTGTGTACGGAAAATCTCACAAGCTGTCTGCATGTGGAAATTCTCATCAAGGATCGACATGTTAATACCTGAAATTAAGTTAGGCATAAATGACTGACCTTTAACACCAAGAGACTTAATCATAGCAAATGCTGTAAATAATACTGCACCTTCCATGAAGGCAAAACCACCCATTGATGCTAGTGTATCTTTCGATGCCACCAACTCTTGCATGAATTTGACACGTTCAACCAAGATAGGGTCTGTTTCAAATGCATCATAGAACTCATCATTATGGGTTCCCAGCACTTCATTCACTCGACGGTAGAATGGGAAGTGAATGTTATTCTCCACATCAGCAAAACAAATGGCTAATCGACGAATCTCTTGACATTTGTATTTCTTGTGTACAACACCGATCCAGTAATCATTTCCAATGACATCCTCATATTTAGTGAATAGTCGTTGGTTAAACATAAGAGCATGAACTTGAGAATGCAAGATGTTATGCTTTAAGTCTTGTTCATCTTTCTCTACTTTGATTTCTTTCTCAGTCCAGAATAAATCCTCCTTTTGGAATGTGATTGCATCAACGAACTGTGGGAATCTATCAACATATGAGTTCGTTTCTTGCATTAAGATTGATGTATATTTTCCTGACAATTTATTACTCCTATATAACAAAAAATCCAGCACTAAGGCTGGATCACATTTAGCAAGATTGTATCGATCGACTCATACTAGAAAGTTCTCTGTACAGTGACAAATCTTGCTTTGCAGCCAACTTAGCTTTTTCGGACGGTGCGCCTTGTAAAATCCACTCATCATCAAGTCTCTCGACTCCAATATAAAGTTTACCAGTGACGATTTTTCCATCACGATTCCTATGTTGACATTCTTTAACTTCATAAAACCCTTCAGGTGTGCCACTCTTATGTTTAGTGTCAAACCCCCAAAGTTTCTCCAATACAAAATCCACACCACATTTTTCAAGGACAAGTTCAATCTTCTTGTCACCAACTGTCAACTCACTAAAGCTTACTTGACGTTCTGGTGGCGGTATTCTGTCTGGACCTCGTACCAACTTCTTTGTCATACTAAGTCCCCTAATTTTACATCCTCAAATGTATGAGGCTTAACAACATAATCATCAGATGTACGTTTCAAACAATAAAACTCTTGACCATTATATTCATACTTACGCAGTACAACACCAGCAGGTCGATGTTTCTCCCAATCAAGAGCCTCTTCAATATTAGAGGTATACTTCTGTTTGTTGTTTGCAATAATTCGACGTGCTGCCAATGCAATACGATGACCAGAAAGGATTGTACCCTGACCTAACGTAATTGCAATAGGGAATAATCCAAGAGCATGATTCAACTGAAGAACTTCGTCAAACTCATAATTCTCTTTCATGTGTGCAATAATATTAGGGAATTTCACCATAAGCACATCTAATAATCGTTGTAACTGAGCACTTGTCCAATACACATCAACAACACCATCCAAACGCTCTTTTGTATCACGAGCTTTATAAGCTGCGATTGTTTCATCACACTCTTCAATCACACGCTTACATTCATTTAAAATCATTTCAGCTGCATCATCAATATCTTCAACCTTCTCTGGGTCTTTACCACATGCACCATTAAATTCAAATACAGCTGGGTATAACTCTTGTTCCAAAAACTTATTAAACTCTTCAACACCAAATTCTACATGCTTAGACATAACATCCTCCAAATTAACTTAGGTGAGCATTATATCATAATAACCCACCATTTCAACTCTAAACTGATTAAATAACAATCATTTAGATAATACGATACAGTTTAGTATCTTCACCATTCAAAGTGTTTCCACGGTGTGGGGCTTTACAGCTTGTACATCTGTACACATTATACTTCATCTGTACAGTTGTAGCTGTCTTACCAACCAACCTAATCATCTCGTTATTACCACAATGCGTACAAACAAGACCTTGTACTGGCTGATACAATGCCATATTGACACCGTTATTGTCCCAACCAATGATTTTGTAATAAATCTCACGCAGAGTTACAATATCACCAATGTTATATTCTAACATTTCATCAAGAGCTTCTTGATCACCTTGAGCACAACTAATCCAAAGCTCTATACCTGAGTTGTCAATCTTACGAGTAACATCTAGGAATTTAGCTAAGTATGCCAGATTATGGAATGGGAGTCCAAACTTATTACGAGAAATTTGCAGTGTATCTACCACCTTGTATGGTGAAGGAGGTGGGAGACCGTGTTTCAGGAAGAAACCATTCAACTTCTTCACATCAAACTTCTTACCATTGTGTGCAACATAAACATCACATTCATCCAGTAAAGCCCAGACTTCCATAACCAATCGGCTATCATCTCGTTTAAGAACCTCTTCACGAGTTAAGATAGAGCCTTTAACCTCTCCATCATTCCAAGCCCATGAGTGTGACAGTAAATGACTTTCAAATACTTGTTGCTTAATACCTAAATTTTGTTGCCATTGTCCAAAGTGGTAAGATACCGCCAATGATGTTTCAATATCATGGAATAGAATCTTGGCTCCACTAACAATATTTTTGCCTACATTATCTGGATCATAGATATCCTCAATACGAATCTTACCTTTAAGCTTTTTAAGGTTATCTTGTACAGTACGTTCAGGAATATTCAATTCCCTACTAATATGTGCTCCAGTTTTTCCTTGGAACATATGCATGTATAATGCCTTCTGTTTCCAATGTTTTAATTCTTCAAATACCTTCAAAGTATCCTCCTCTACGACGAAGTTTGAAGGGTAGTCATGTTCTTTACGCATAGTTTTAGCATTTATGTAATAGAAATCACACAGATACTGGTGACTAAAGAAATACAACTCCCCTGTCTTCCTCCTATATTTACCGCCAACTACCAAGCCATGTTTGTATTCCATATCCTTAGCATGTTGAATGTAATATCGCTGGTGATAGAGACTACATTGAGGCCAGTAGTCGTACATTATGTATCCTCTCTTTCATAGAGATCGGCAAGCATATCTCTAGCCTTTGTCTTAGGTACTAATTTCTTAACACCTAATCTCTCAAGTTCCTCTTGATGTATACCATCTTTAACAGCAGCGATAGCTTTCTTAATAGCTCTTGCTTTCTTCTCAGAAACACCATATCGCTCAGCATAAGTTTTGATAGCATGACATCCTTTACAAACAATTTGTAAATCGGATGGAGTCACTAACATAATTTTCTTAAAGAAAGTAACTACATCTTCAATTGTCTTCAAACTGTGTTCACCAACGATATGATCAACTTCTACGTTTGGTGCTGTAAATTGACCACCACAACATGCACAATCATAACCCCACACCAACTCTGAACCTTTACGTGGATTTGGTCTAGGGTTCTTGATCTTATATCTCTGAGAATTGAGCATTTCCATCTTGATCGGGTGTTTCATCCAAAGACCTTGTCTTAAACCACTACGAACCCAAGTAAAAAATGCCGACTCAGATTTAAATACATGCTTAGTGCAGGTGAGAAATTGCTTGAGGTCTTTATCAGACACCTTGGAGAAATCTATCGATTTACCCTTAGTTTCCTCTTGAACAATTCCGAAATCCATTACTTAAGCCCACCCTCAATAAATGCAGCAGTCTCTTTAGCAGATTTACTCTCAAAAATTCGTTTATCATCTCGATATATATGGAATTTACGATCATCCTCAAACCAAATTTCAAGTTCAAAACGTTCAGGTGTCGCATTCTCCAATAATTGAACTACAGATTTACCTGAAATTCTATAGTAGTCATTAACCACCATGTCTGCCAAATTATCTCGTGTAGATTTGGCGATATTCCAAACCAGTTGTGTATACTTAACAACTTTGTTTGGTGGACATTCACGATGAACTTCGCCTGAAATCGACACAACTCCACCCGAAATGCTTGAAATAAAAGTGTTTTCAATACCTCTACGGGTAGGTAAACCTAAACCACTAATATTAGAGTTTCTAATAGCATCACTATACATAAATACCTCTCCTGAAGTTGTTGTAATGAATGGGTTATCTGTACCATGATGTACATGATTTCCCATAGTTACTAAATCTGCTTTAATCCCTAGTTGGGCTGTCAAATTTGGTTCCTCCCAATCTCTCATTAACCTAAAGCACTCAGCTACTGCATCAGCTTGGTCATTAAGCAACTTCCATGAATCATAAGGGAACTTAATCACTTGATCTTTGAAGGACCCCTTCCTCAATTGCCTCATCTATGACCTCCTTAATGACCTTATGAATACCATTCTGAACACATCCTAATTCTTCAGTTGGAATGTCCCACTCATGGCAAACATCCCAGATTAATTCCCCAGCATCCACACCATGTTCTTGACACAATGATCTAAATGTACGCTGATCATCAACCTCAAGCTTCATGTAAGCACAAGAGAACATCAACTCAATGATGCCTAGCCAATTTGATTTTACTCGACGTTTATCCCAAGTTGTCCACTCATAAATTTCCTGAGTGAGTAATCGATCACGGTGAACTACTATGAAATGCTCCAGAAGCTCTTTTTCACATTCGATGTGACCAAAGTCATTGTAGAACCCTTTCGGCCCATAGCCACGCTTATAATGCGTTTTATCGTACCATGCTTTAGGCGAGTACCCATCGACTGGATCACCTTGTGACATTTGGAACAATAACCATTTAAGACCACAACCCTTACCCTTCTCGTTGATTGTGCCTAAATAAGAATCTAAGACTTCTAGAGACTCACTGTCTGGATTATAATACTTACCATACCAGCCTTGCTTACGGTCCTTATCATTAGAGTACATGACCACATCAACACCAGCTTTGTGTAATTGATATTGTCTCATCTGCAATACGTCATCAGCCTCAATACCCTTAACCTTAATTGCCCCATACTTCTTCATTAAAAATTCTTTGGCAGCAGTTAGGTGTATAGGTCGAATACCATCTTTACGTACAGATACTTTATACTCTTCAACAAGAGGTAGTTTAGATCGGAAGTTCTCATCACCACCTACATACATCTCAAACTTTTTGATTCTCAACATCTTAAGCACTCTTTCCAGAGCATCTTTCAATGTTTTTGCACAATACTCAAAAGGATCAGCGATCTGAACATCTTCACGTTCAAAATCTTCAAACTCATAACAATTTTGGAATACTTCACGAGCTTTGGCAAGATTCCTCTTATGCTTCTCGTAAGCTTCGGTATCATCAGAATGACGGGCTTCCATCATCTTCTTACTAATACGTTCAACTTTACGAGCAGAACGGGCCTTCTCGTCTTCAAGGAAGCCTTGGAACTCTTTAATGGATTTCGCTAGATAAACCTCATCAGGGTCTTCTTTATGTGTAAATCTAAATCTTGATTCACAAACTGAAGAGACTTTAAATGCTAAGATATCAGCATCGATTAAAAGAACTTTTTCACGCTTTTTATAAACTGGGAAATCAATTTCATGTACATAATATTGTTTTACTTCCTCTGACACCTTTCGCATCTTAAACCCTGACACTAACCACCTCCGATTCCAGTATTACTAAAAAGTCAGCACCTTCCAACTTTTCATATGTGTCAAGGAGGTTTTCCAACTGATCATATAAATCATCATCTTGAGCTTCTAAAATATTATCAAATTGAGCCTTTACCTCATCATACTCCTGAAAAGGAATAAGGTACTTGTGACCATCTTCATCATCAAGTACCTTATAGAGAGATTGACTGCCGTATTTTAAATCGACATTAATCGTCATAATCCTCATCCCCAAAGTCATTTTCGTCGTAATTACCTGAATCTACGTCTTCCTCATCTTCACCAAGAACAGATAAGAAATCAGAGAATTGAGCAGCTTCAGTCATTTTCTTACTAACTTCAGACTTAACAAGAGCATCAACAGCTTTTGTAATGAACCCATTTGAAAGACCAAATACTTCTTTGGTAGCTTTTACATCATCTTTATAAATGTCTTGCTTTGCCATTACAGCAAGCTTCTGCTCTTTTAAATAACGGAATTGATCTTTAAGTTTCTGTCGTGTTTCAGGCTTTGCCAAAAGCTCATCAAGGATAGATTCATTATCGACAGATGGGCGACCAGCGCCACGCTTTGCTTCAATTTCTGTAGCTAATTCATTAATGTGTTTAGTTCCCATACTTTCCTCCATAGATTTGTTTCATGTTACGTTCTCTTTGCTGCTTGAGTCCAAGAGCTAAACTCGCTTGGTACTTACGATGTGCATTCTGGTAAATACCTTTGAGAAGATGTGGGTAGTCTCTAGCTACCCTATCTAAAAGTTTAGTGACTGTCTCCGAGATTACCCTCTCAGAGAAGCCACCATCCTTTACAGCTTTGTGGAACAAGCGCTTCAACTCATTTGAAGATATGTTAACGCTTGCTTCCATTTATCACTTATTCCCAATCATCGTTTTCATCGTCGTCACCATCATCGTCATTATCATCATCTGATTCAGGCTCAGGCTCAGGTTCTTTCTTAGTTTTAGTCTTTGCCTTTGTAGACTTAGACTTAGTCTCTTTAGTAACCTTACGTTGTGGCTTTTCATCCTCATCCTCATCATCACCTTCATCGTCCAAATCAGATTCTTGTGATTCAGCTTGAGCTTTGTATTTTGCTTTGTTACGAGCTTCATACTCTTCAACAGCCTCTTCCATTGCAGAACCTTTATAGTTTGTAGCAGACTTAATCTTCTTGATAATGTCTCCACGAACATGTGCCTGTTCAAGTAAATCAGCAGTTGCATTCTCAAATGTGATTACTAATGGTTCATCCCAAAGCTCAGCTACTTCTTCTGGAACACCCTTCTTCTTCTTGAGAGGGATGGCCTTACCGATATTTACATACTGGTCATTGTCACCATTCTTCTCAATTGCGATATTGAATGCTTCACCAAGAATTTCAGAAAAATCTGCATCTTCCAAATCAACATCAAGAAGCTCTTTCTTACCACAAGCTGTAATTACCTCAGCTAACTTGGTATTACCTTTAATTGTCCATACACCATCTTTTTTAGCTGGTGGAACTTTCTTAAGTTGGAAACCAGTAACATCACCCATCCAAGTTTTGTTTAACAGGATACGATAAGGTTTTACACCAATATCTTCACCATAATCAATTTCCATCTCTGTACAGTCAGCTACAAGAGCAATCTCTTGATATAAAAGAGGTGTACCGTCTTTCTTAAAGCCACCGTACTCATTGATGTTTACTACATACTCTGGATCAGTATCTGTTTCAATCCAACGAGCTTTGTCACCTTTACCTGTAAGTTTAAGTGTTTTTGTCTTAGACTCATCAAAATCCGCTTCATCCGCTTCCTCAATTTCTGGATCACCATTTTTGAATGCAGAATGTTTTTCACCATGCTTTTCTTTCATCTGTTCAATGAATAACTCAGCATCCTCTTCGCTAAGGAATCCTGTGTAACCCTTATCACCCAACTTAACAGAATCTTGATGGTCCCCTAAGTCGATTAAGTGTACAATACGAGCACCGTGTGAACCTTCATCAACCTGAGCATTAATAGCTGCATAGTCTACTTTAGGTCCGTTACCACCGTTGCCATTACCTGTACCCTTACGCATTTTAAAAGCTGTCATAAATTTCTCCTCTAAGGAACTACTAAATAAAATCTTTTTGAGCTTCACACTCAACATCAACAAACTCAACATCACCTTTAGATTCGAGATTGTTGTAATAATCAAGTTGTGATCTTACAACATCTCTTGAATCAATGCAAGAGTAATCTTGATAATTTTTTACTAAAGTGGTCCTATCCTCTGAACCGTTTGATAGAAATACTACTAATACTAACGAATACAACATAGAACCACCTATTTAATTACAATTCATATCTTAAATGAACTGGAGAATATGTGTCACTCCAATGTTCTAAGAACCTTTTCTCAAGAGACACAACCTCAAGCTTTGGTAGAGATGTGGATTCTGGAAATTTAAATCCAACATCATCTTCAATGACATCCATATTACCAGAACTTTCTGCAATGTCAACAAGTAATTGTAAATTTTTCATAAATATTAACCTTTAGTGGATTTCGGCGTATGTTTTACCCTGTTTAATGTCACATGTCAAGTCTACAGAAAGTTTCAAAGATTTATTAACAAGGTCGATCGCCTCACTTAACATCTTCTTAACCTCCTCTGCATCCTCCTCCAAATGCTCCAAGATTAACTCATCGTGGAAAGTGCCTAATAAATTAGCAAACTTGATCCGACCAGAGGCAATAGCCTTCTTGCGAATTTGGAAGAACTTCATGATCCATAAGTCTAGTGTATACGAACCACTTCCCTGAATCAAGGTAGAGAATCTATCCTTCTCAGCCTTTAATGGATACCAGATTTTATTCTCACGGTTATATAAGAATCGACCATGTTTAAAATCTTTAACCCGTTGTGCTTTGGCAATAACAGGGATAGTCCAGTTAAGTTTATCATAACCTTCTTTCAACTTGGTTGCTTGTTTCTTGGTAATCTTGGCAGTACGGGCTAATGTTTCAACACCAGAACCATATTGTAGTGCATAGTTACCATTCTTACCAATACCACGAATTTTAGCAATGCGTTTGATCTCAGAGTGTTTCCACTCCTCATCTTCCTCAGCTTTCTTAATTCGTCTCTTCAGTTCATCAGTGTAACACTCATCAGGGATTGTATAACCACTCTCAAACAACTTATAGAAGTTTACATCATCTGCCGTTAATAGACCTGCCATCTCCGCTAGTGCCAAGTGAGGGTCAAAGTCATCTGACATCTGTGCTTCTACATAATCAGGATCAAGTGGATATTGATGATGGAACTTCCAACGGTTCTCAAGAGAACTTAAGTCAGCCCCTGTCAATATACAACCTTCACGAGCTTCAAGCAACCCACGTAAACGCATTCCGTATGGTACACGACCTGAAGGCATATTCACAAGTTGTCTATGCTTCAATCGTAATGTATTCGTAAACCCACCAGCTTGTGCGATTAAGAATCCATCTTCGTGATTCTCCAACCAACCCTTAACCATAGCAAAACGGTGTTTTACGATACCTAGACCTTCCAGAGCTGATACTTCCTCGACCTCCTCAGCCAACATCGAAACGGATTCACAAACTAATCCACCTGAGTTTTTCTTGTTAACTTGAGGGATGGCACGAGTCTTACCATCAGCTTCACGCTTATACTCAAAGGTCATTGGCTCCCAGCCTAGACTGGTTAACCAAGCTTTCACTTGAGCTGAAGATGCTGGGTTTGGTTCTTCATACTTAGTAAGTTCTAAAATCTCACCTTTATAAGTACCAAACTCATAACCATGTTCCTCACAAAGTTTCTTCCACTTCTCACCAGTAGCAGATAATTCACCATTTGCTTTAAACGGTTTAGCTGGAGGTTTACGTTTAGCATACTTTGGAACTTTAGGCATTACAGATTTTAATTTCTCTGTACGCTCTGCAATCTCAGCTTCAAGCTCATCAAATAATTTCTGACCTTCCTCAACATTAAACTTCCACTTGTTCTTCATCTGTTCAGAAAGTTGTTTAGATTTAAACTGAATGTATTTGAATGCAAAGTGTTCATACACATCCTTCTGAGTCTTAATCTTATACATCTCACCAAATTCTGTACACAACTTCATCCACAGGAGTCGCTGAATCTTACAGTCTTCAATAACACGATGATCATACTCTTCTTGAGTTAAATCTTCCCAGTTGTCAATCTTAGGTTTAGGTACTCCAAACTCTTCACCCCACCATTCAAGGCCATGACGATCACGATCATGATGGAGATACCAAGACAATGGCAATGTATCAATTACCTTCATTTTAGATGTATCAAAACCAAATAATTCCAGTGCATGAACATCATATGTGTAAGCATTGTGAATCAGAAAGATATGATCTGGATGTTCAATAAATTTTTGAAGTTCATCTCTCCCCTTCTTATCATGAGGGTGAAACATCTCAATATTTTGAAACTTATGGTCCTTGATCTCAATAGCACAGAAGTTATGTAATTTCTTCTCATCCCCTTGTTTAACCATGTCCCACAATAGACCTGTTGCCTCCAAATCGGCAGCAAAAAATCTATACTTACGCTCTTCAGACATTATCACCTCCAAGGATTTCATCAATTCGTTGTGAACTAATCTCGGCACACATACGTTTAATTGTATTAATCAAACCTACTTCACCTACTATGTTCAAAGCCTCATGAGAGATGATACTAGACTTCTCTATATGAGCTTGTTTAATAGTCAATTTGAAGTTATGAACCTCTCCTTGGCCTTTGATGGTTTCCTTACTGTGATGTTGGAAATTTACTTCATACAACCAGATATTCCCAAAGAAGTGAGAATATTCAGTTCCTTCACAAGACAAAAATCTAAAACCATTTAATCGAATGACTTCATCTTCAGTATTAGATTTAAATTTTTCTAAAATTAAATTACCGTACATATTACCTCCAATAAATTAGATGCCAGCATTATACCAGCATCTTTTTGATTTTACAAACTAATCAGTGAAATCCATTTTGTCTGGATCAACAACTTCATCGTCATCTTCGGCATCTTCCTGTGTGGTTACAGGTGTAATACCTTTTCTCTTGAAATCTACCTTCTGACCATCTTGATAGAAGTCATTCTCCTCAGCAATAGAGTAAGGGATTAATGTATGGCTGTCTCCGTGATAGAAAATCTTAGCTACTGATTTACCTGTCTGACCGTCTGTACGGTTCTTGATCAAGTCAATCTCTGTAGTATTACGTTTAATCTCACATGCATTACCTTTATCACGACGAATGATCATGTTAATTGTTGCAGAGCCAGTAATTTGGCTTGAACCTTTAACATCCTCTTCTGTGATATCCCCACCTTGAGATGCAGCTTTAGAGCCACCACCACCAACTTTACGTGTATGACATACGTTAATAAAGGTTACATCATAAATACGACGACACTCTTCCTCAAACACCATAAATGCAATCTGCTCTTCATTTGACTTATGTGAGATCAAGTTAACCAATGGGTCAATAACAATGATCTTACATCCAAGAACTTTAATAGCTTGAAGAATAGCTTGCTTAACTTGCTCAAGATCACTGAATGCTTCCTCAATTAAGTAGAACGCATCTTCACCAGTTTCCTTGTCAGTCAAGAACTCCATGATCTTATCGGCATTATCCTCAAGGATTTTCTTACGATTCTCTGCACCCTTAACACGATGGATAGATCGACCGATCAATCGTGATGCAATCTTAGTACCATAAGAACCACAGTTATCCTCTAGTGAGAAGATACACATTTTATATGGTGCATTTACAACCCAGTCAGAAATCATCTCATTCACATAGACAGATTTACCTGTAGATGTGTTAGAAATGATGTTGAAGATTTCACCAAGCCCAATACCATCAGTGAAGTAATCACCTAAATCCTGTAAGAAGGCTGGCAAAGGAATCTTAGGGCGAACCACATGCTCAATTGCTCTTGAGAGTAAAGAGCGTGAACCAACAAGTCCAAACGACTTAACCAGTTTACTATTCCAATGAATGTCATTCTCAAACTCTTTTGGAACCTCTTTATTCTTATGCTTTTTAAATTGCTCCCAATAAACCCAAGGGTCTTTGTAAGACAATTTAGCAGTGAATAAAGTTTCATTAGGTAAAACTTCTTTAACTCGCTCAGTAGCATCTCTACCAGCATCATCATTGTCTAATGCAAGAACGACTTTCATGAATTGATCCATGAACTCGTAGTTCTGTTTACAGACTTCAAATGTAGCAGGTTCACCAACTAACGAACTTAATACAACGTAATTCTTGTTGTACTGCTTAAGTTTTGAATGTTTCTTAAGTAAAGCGTCAGCTGCAATAACATCAATTTCACCACCAACGATAAGTGCATGGTTAGCTGACTTTGCAATGTTTTGACCCATGAAGCAGTTCAATTTACCTACATAACCAATCGAGTAGAAGTGACCTTCTTGCTCTTTCTTCTTACGGAAGTTACGACACTTGTATCCTGTAATAACGAACTCACCGTTCTCTTCAATAAATGCTGGGATCATCATTACTTTTGGTTTTCCAGTACTCTCATCATATTGATATCTAATATCATACTTCTGAGATGTCTCAAGGTCCATTCCTCGTAGAAGCTTTGGATCATCACCAGTGGATTCCAATACCTCTTGAAGTTCCTCTTTAGTAAGTCGCTCACGTTTAAGTTTAGCTTTTTCCTTACTCAACTTCTTCTCATCAAATGCTGACATATCTGTTTTCTTACCTCCACTAAAACTCTTAACTTTATCCTTGGCAGCATTACCACTTTCTTCATTGGCATCATCTATAGCTTTTTCAACAGACACGATAACCAACTCTTCCCTAAAACACTTACCTCCAAGTGGACGACCTTGGTCATCAAGACCATACACATGTAGATTGTTGCCAGAGTTATCATTCCCTTGTGCTTGACAATGAGGACAGGCTTGTTTTCCTTCATAATCCCACTCTACACCACTCCAATCAACACCCATGAATTTCCCAATCGTCCACTCACCTTTAACTTTCTTCCAGATCATGTTTGTTGGGATACTCATTTAACCTCCTGAAGTTTTTCAACTCGAATCCCATACTTTTTAAGTAGTTCAATCCCAGTTGAATCTCTATAATCAATGTCATAGTAAACTTTAGAAATTCCAGCATCGATAATCTCGACAGCACAATTCTTACAAGGGCTGTGCGTAATATACATTTCAGCCCCAATAGATGTCTCGTGTGATTTTCTTAATTTGTTTAATGCCTGAACTTCTGCGTGTCTAACAAACCATTCTGTCTCATTGTTTGAGTTCTCACAATTGTTTGTTTCCCATCCAGCTGGTGTACCATTTACTCCTGTAGATATGATCTGCTTATTCTTCACAATTAAAGCACCTACTTGAAGTCTCTTTGCTTCAGATGTCTTTGCGAAGACTTTAGCCATACCCATAAAAGCTAGTTTATATTTAAGCTTTGTAATTTCCAATATAACCTCCTTATGTATCGATACCCGACTATTATACAGTAAAAATGACAATAGTCAAGCCTTACTGTTTACATTTCTGTAACAATAAATGACTTGACAAAATCCGTTTTTGTGGTACTATAACTATCTACAATAATTTTTTAGTCCTGTCAATTACTATATATTTATATCCATACTACACATATTAAATTCTGTTGTCAAATCTTTTTTATTTCCTTTCCATTTTTCGATACTGAAATATGCATATTTCGATATCATAAATTCCATGTTTCAGTTTCAAAATATCCATTTATCGTTTTTGAAAAATCCATTCTTCGTATCTGTCAGTTGTTATTAATAGAATAAAATTAAATTAAAAATAAAATTAAATATTGATCTGAGTTTTTAAGGTGTGTATGATTGCCTACATCGAAGAGGTGTTATCATGTCGTATATTAAATCTTACAATCCAGAAGTAGCTAACTTAGTTGGTATTCAAGCTGCTCTCTTACTTAACCACATTAAGTTCTGGTCTGAGACTAAGAATGTGGATAAGGTGTATCGAACTAATAAACAACTGTCTGAAGACTTCGAAGGTTCATTATCTGAGAGTCAAATTCAAAGAGCTAAGAAAAAGCTAGTTGATTTTGGTCTCATTATTATTTCTCATGATATGGGTCATACCCGTACTACACATTATTCAATTACTGAAAAAGCTTGTAAGCTTCTTAACATTGTCAAGAAAGCTGTGAAAGAAGTTGTTAAGAAAGTATCTAAGGTTGTTAAACCAAAGACACAAATGGAAGATTCATTTGAGAAACAAGGTGAATCAAGACCTAATGTTGTCAAAGGTATTCCAGATGCTTTAAAACATTTAGTTGGTAAAAGAGAAGAATTACCTGTTGAACCATTAATTGAAGATGAAGATGATGGATCGGATTTAGACGACTACTTCTCTGCTATTGATGCAGCTATGGAGCAAGTGAGTGCTAATGCACACCATGTTGAACAACCAAAAACTTCTTTCTCCGATATTTTCAAGCGTATTCCAAATATAGATATTCTTGAAAGAAATCGTCGGATGAAAGATGATGCCAAATATTTTAGAGAGGATTATTGATGAAACATGTAGCATTATTAATTACAGGTTCAAGGGAAGGCTGGACCTATGAAGAGTTTGAAGAGCTTATGCTTGAGAGACATGATCCAAAAGACATAGGAATTATGATATTTGGATGTGCAAGAGGTATTGACAGCTTTGCTAAAACATTCTGCTTAAAGAATGATATTTACTTTCATGAATTTAAAGCTGATTGGGATAATCAAGGGAAGAAGGCTGGAATATTAAGGAATGAGTGCATGGCTAAATTCCTTGAAATGAAATCTCATAGCTTTGCAGTATCTGAGGTTATCGCATTTAGATATGACTTGAGTAGAGGTACAACACATATGATCAAGTACTCTCAGGATATGGGCTTTAATATCTTAGTACATGACAAATCATCCTTTACATTTGGATAACAATACTGTAAAATTCACACTTTAGTTTTGGAGGTTCACAAGTTGTCAGATTTTAAGATTCAGGTCAAACTAAAAAAGGAAGTTATTAAACTTAGATTTGAGACTTTCAGAAACCCAAGAGGTAGAGTCCATATCCAAATTTATGACGATCTTGACAGAACAACGAAGATAACCTTTGATAAGGTTAAAACATACATTCCAAGTACTTTACTTTCAAGATGGGTTAATTTCCATATGAAGGATAAATTACTAAAGTTGGCTGGAAAGGGTAGTAGTGTTGAGTACATTTCAAAGAATGGGAATGTATGGAGATATAGAGAGAATGTTCAGTACTTCGGATTACATGATATTGTAAAAAGTAATGGGCAGACAGTAAGGGTTTCTATAGATGACAGTATTGGTATGAAAAAAGTTGTTGACATTATCAATGCTATTGGTTACGATGTAATAGTTGATTACGATACAGTTAAAAATCGTATGATTAGTATTGTTCTAGAGGAGAAAAGTTATGCGTAATACTTCAATTGTTAAACGTGGTGAGTTTAAACATCGAGTTCAACTACCTAAAGGTGTTAATGAGCGTGAAAAGCAGATGTTTATTAAATTTGCTAAGAGTGTAAATCAAGGTTTGTTTAAAGTATAAACCTAATTTATGGGAGGGCTAGTCCCTCCTTTCTTGTATTTGGAGGTATAAAAATGTTTGTGATTGTTGATCAATATGGTTGTTACTTAGCAAAAATTTGGACAGCTCAACCAAGCGATAAGAAGGGTGAAATCAATAACTTTGTAATCAATTCACATTTCCATCATGATTTTGAAAGAGCTTTGAAATTTTCAAGTAAGATTGAAGCTTCAGCAGTACTTGGTGTGTTGGATCATGATATTGATGCACGAATTAAAGAGCTTAAGCAAGTTGTATACCATGCAGGAGAGCAACGATACCTTAAGAGTATTAATATTGAGCAAGCACACTCTCATGGGGAAGTTGTTACAAAGAATGTTACAAAGTGGTGTAAGAATGTAGATGAGGCTTTGCCATTTAAAGATCAGGAAGGTTTAAAAGCTATCGTCGCTTTAACTGAACGTGGTGAAAACCTTAATGGTAACTTTGGGTATGTGACTGTTAAATACGTATGAGGTGATTTATGAAGAAGTTTCGTTTCTTTGTTTCATATTGGAATTACAATATCATTTATAACATTGAAGCTGCCAATCTAGATGAGGCTTGGAAGTTGGTTGCTGAGAAAGAACATTTTGATGCACGTAGAACTACTGTTGAGGAGGTTGAATGAGTAAACCATTGTTGATAAACATTTTTGGTGCAGCAGGTACAGGGAAAACTATATTAGCTACCACACTTGCCAATGCCCTTAAATTAAAAGGTATTAATGCTGAATACTGTCGTGAGTGGGTTAAGGAACCTATCTTAAATGGTTTAAGTACTGATAGTGTAAACCAATGGACAATAACAGGTGAGCAAACACGTCTACTTGGCCTGTATTTGAATTCTGGTTGTGATGTGGTCATTACGGATTCTCCTGTACTGACAGGAAAGTTCTATGGCTTATCCAATAAAAGTGTAAAGCCTGACATGCCTTGGACCCATTGGGACGATCATTGTGACCGCTTCTACAAAAACCATGAAGAGATGGTAGGTGAAGGTAACACATTAAACATCGTACTCAAACATGACCCTAAAGTTAAATATCAAAGCTTTGGTCGAGAACAGAGTAGAGATGAAAGCTTAACCATGCAGTATGCTTGGGGAGGATTGTTGCGACATAACCATAAAACGTTCACAGAGGCTTATTTAGGAGACTTTCTTGGTTTTGGCTATGATTCACCATTAAATGTGTTAAAAGCTCTCCTGCGCGATTCTGTGGGCATTGACAACCACATGAAGGAGGTAATCTGTGGACTTTGATGCAGTTAATAAAAAGGTGCATGAATTTATCGATAATCATATCGCTGAATTCGAGAAGTGTAATCCGACAGCTTTGGTGGAGATTTTTGACAATCCAAAATATGCTTTGAAGCTTGAAGAGTTTCTTGAGAAGGTTGCTATTGACGTGGATGGTGATACATTCGCTAAGAGGATTAACGACCACTTTAAGAAGATTGGATTTAATTCAGAGGTTAATGTAGGGAAGATTTTTGATGAACCTTTGTGTGCTCTTCTTGTTATGCAACCATTCCTTGTGGATGCTATTAAAGAATATGTAGGGTATCAGGAATAAAAAGAGGGAGCACTAGGCTCCCTTTCTTTTGTCAATAACTTCTTAAAGCTCTCTCAAAGATCATAGCATATCCAGCTATATCATTGGCACGGTCTGAACCATTGATAATATTTCTAGCTGCAATATACTGAGCCTTATTATATTTGGAAACTGGACGCTTACGCCTGAACCCAACACCAGTAAAGGAACCATTCAACATACCATATGTCATAATCTTGGCTGCCACTTCTGGGTCCATAGCCAACTCTGGTTTATTGAGAAGGTCTACTTTTAACAATCTAGCGAATAGTGCATAGTTTCGTGTACCAGTAAGCTGTACATAACCACGACCTTTATACTTCTGACCATCTCCATCCAATGCTTGAGTATTACCTAAAGCAGTTGCCAATTTACCTGTATCGTATTTAGATAAATATTTGTCGCTACCTTGTTCCTCTACAGGAAGCATGGTTCTAACTAATTTACCACCTTTGACAACACCTGTTTCATGGTATACTGTAGCTAATGCGTAAGCTGTTTCTGGATAAGTCAATCCAGCTTCCTCACACTTAGAAACCAAGAAGTTCAAAGCTTCTACTTGACTTTCAGTAAAAGATTTGAACAATTCAGCTCTAAGGATGTCGAAACCACCCTTAGTTAATCTCATTTAATACTCCTTATGCTGGTTGAGATGCAGGTACAGCAGTCCATTTCCCTCCTGTGAAAGTTAGGATATCGCCTTCATTCGCTGTTTCTGGCAATCCAATTTTCTTAGCCAATTCTGCATCTACATACGTCTTGTCAGCTTTAGCTGTTAAAGATGCTGCATCTGCCTTCTTAGCTAATTCACCATCTACGTACTCTTTAGTGACACCGCTAACATCTCCACCACCCATGTACTCTTTAAGCTCTTCAAGAGTTGCTAAAGTTGATGAAGGGTCGCCATATACGAAAATTACTTGATTACCTTTTAACATGTAAATCTCCTATTAAATTGAATTTAGACAGTTAGTCTATTATTATCTATGAGAGTGTTTCTGAACCTCTCCTAAATAAAGCTTCTTAAGTTTAAAATTTGCAATCCTAATTTGACGTTTGAGAACGTGATCGTACAACAGTTTGGTTAATCCAATTACTATAACCAAGGCTGATAGCTGAACTACAAAAGGCATAACGGTAAGGTACTTGACCTTTGCCAATGCAATAAGTGATGCAACCATAAACAACCAACGTAGTGATGCGTGTATTCCACAGTCTCTATATTTCTTTGATACTTCACAGTAGAAATTTACAGCTGCGAAAAGTGCTAAGATAATTTGTATAAGGACAATAGTCATATATTCACCTTTTTTATTTCTTGCCGAAAATCTTTTCGATTTTATCGGAGATTAGTTCAACAACATTCCCTACTAGGACAGGGACGTTCTTGGTTACGATATCTAAAGCAGCTTCAACACTCTTGATTGCACTATCTACGATCTTAAGTCCATTTAGGGCTGTTACAAATTCAATTAGTGTTGTAATGATTGGTGTAGTAGTGTAGTACGCTGCAACAGCGCCTCCCACCCACTTACCTATACAAACACCTACTAAGATGGCAAACAGTGCCACAAGGATCATAGATGCTTTTTGATAAGCATCCATCTCCCTGAAATTAACTTCATTACGCTTTCGCCAAACAGCTACTACCGAACCAATAGTGGCAGGGAATATGCCTTTAGCGAAAGCTATGAAGCTTGTCAGAAATTCCATTACGTCTCCTATGCTGTTCTAGTCCAAATGAACTTAGTTTGTGATGGTTGGACATTACTGAATGGTAAATTTTCACCTTGGAAATCAGCATATGAATTCTTAGGAGTTTGTGTTCCATCCCGATAGTTACGGTTGGCTGTTAGGATAGCACCTTCACCACTAGCATCATCACCATGTACCCATGTATTAAGAAGTAGTTGTGCTCTAAATGATGGTAAGTTTTCAACAGCCAATCTTGTTGTATAACTATCACCTGAAGTACTGTCAGCATATTTAACCCAATTAGGTACATCAGAACCAGCATTTGCCATCACACCAACTAAAGCTTTACCTTGGACATCCTGAATCCAAGTACCATATCCAAGGTAGGTAGCTGGGTTTTCCTTATTGTTAGAAATAATCGACATACCAACAGGGAGTTGAGTTGCCACTTTAATTTCATCAATAACTTTCTTAAGCAAGGCTGTAGTAACCAGTGTATTGTCATTCATATCTAATGTAGGTGGAGTATTCTTGATACGTCCGTTCACTACACCACCAGATGCTAACAATAAATCACCACCTTGGCTAAAAACTCCAGTGTTTTCATAATTTTCAAAATTGAATCCACTATTTTGGGATGGATTACCAACAGATGCTTTAAAAGCTGGAGCTGAAGCAATGCCAGTCATATTTGGATTTGCTTTAGTTACATAAAACGGAAGGTAGCCATCTTGTATCATAATCTTATTGATAATCTCTCTAAGATCGTTAGAAGCGCCAAACCTGTCGAATGCAACTACCCAATCATCTGAGGATAATTGAGGAGCCTTACCTTTATTCACACGTTTAGAACGATAGATCAAGCCGTCGACTTTATTTAATGTAAGAGAATTCTCTTGATACTCAATATCATCACTCCACTCAGGAACACCCATCTGATATATGTATGAAATGGCAGATTCAACTTTATTCATTTGGTAGTTTGTCACATCAGATGGAGGGAATTGATTCATCTGCCATCCAGATAAAATCTGATCCAAAGAAGGTGGTGTTACGTTACCTTCAGAAGCCCATAAAGTTGTGAAATTTGGTTTATTAATCTTAGCCATTATCTCTCTCCCATTTAATTACATAATTTAGTGTAAGTTCTCTGTTGAATGTTTTATCGATAGGTGGTGTGAACTCGACACCATATGCGCTAGGAATTCCAATAGTGTGTGAAGTGGCAGTTCTTGTAAAAGAGTTTGGACTACTTAAAGTGAAGAAATTAGAGAAAGTCTTACTTCTTGACTTGTAAGTGTAACTATCGTATATAGCTAGATTACTATCAATTGAACCAGTAGGCTCTTGTGTTAAGTCAATAGGGATATTGCCACTGTACACCCTCCCATCTTTCTGAGTTAGAGGTGATCCAATAAAGTAGTTGTCCAACATCTTATAAAAACATGGCTTTATTACGTATTGATGCTTGGCAGCACCGAAATCAATTTCACCTGAAATAGTATCTTTTGAAGATTGCCTAACAACCAACTTAACCTTAACAACCAGTTCCATATCTTTGGTAATCTGAATTGTTTCAGGCAAGTTAACTTGAGAAATGGCAGTCTTTATGTCACTATCCCAAGAAGCTGAAACCTCCGAAACTGAAGTCACTTCTGAACCATCGACTCTGTATTCAAGCTCTCTTTCCCAAACAATAAAATCACCGTCTTCAAAGGACTTAGTCTCATCCTTCATAGGTTTATCAACATACATAAATGGTGATTGAAGATTAGTTGTATTTTCATTAATATTAGATTGACCAGAGCCTAAGTGGATTCCAGAAAACCAGTAACTGTCTCCACATCTATCTAAACCTTGATCATTAATATTGGCCTTCATCCAACCTGTAGATTTACCATGTAACAGGAATTTCTTATCCCAAGTACCTACATCAAAATAGGTAGAAATCTTAAGTCTCATATACACCTCAATGAATCATAACACTTAACTTATAACCTAAAGGTTTAGGAATTAAATCTCCAGTCTTCTCATAATTAGAGAGGAAATGTACTCCTAAGTCACCTTTGTAGTTATATACATCTAGATTAATATTGCCATGTGATTTAACATCTAGGCTGTAGTAGGCTGAATCTTCCTTTGCTGGAGTCCATTCATCTGGGTAAGGTAAATCACCTTCCCTGACCATCAACTCTGAAATTTCAATCCAATCTCCAGCCAAACCCTTCTCAGAGCCAACTACTAAACTTCCATCAATTAAGTCATCACTAGCTACAAAGGAAACGTTAATCTTAGTAGGAGATTTCCTATCTTCACTTACAGGAAGGTTCGAAAATATGTTTTGAGCTTTATCTAAACCATTCCAAACAGCACTAGAAACTAGTGTCCCTGTACTTGATGCAGCTTTAACTGATAGGGTGTATTGCTTACCTGAAACAAGTCTCAATTTTTTTACATCAGTATCAATCAAGAAAACGTCTGGTGTTATCCCAGTCAGTGTAGATGTTATCTTAGTGATAGAGTGATCAGAGACATCCTCATCTTCAATATGTTCAACAGTGCAGTTGTTCGTAGAGAACACTTTAAAATCACTATTAGGTAATATGTTAGAGTAGGTGATACTACTATCGATACCAAGGATTAAATCTAAGATTTTTATGAAATCTTCTCTATTACAGTTTGTATTATTTCGAATAATCCTTGCTTTAATAATACGACGATACTCTTCATCAGTTAGTACCCTAGAATCTGAACCCTTAGTGCTGAATGTAGAGTACCACAAACCAACATCGTAAGGTTCAGCTCTCGGATTACCTAAGAAACCAAAATATTTGTCAATACTGAAATCAACTAAAATTCTTGGTTGACCAACAATACTTCCGATAAGGTCTAAATTTTTCCCAGTAGATTTCTCAATATCGAGAATAGTTTCAGCAAAATTGATATATAAATCTTGGGTTTTAAGTTTGTATTCAATTATAGTTTGAATAATAGCGTCATACACCTTATCTTGTTCAAATTGGCTTGTATACCTTGACTTTGCCAAAGATGCATAATCAATTTTGTCCATAGTATCCTCTCTTAAATTGCGATATCTTCAAATGAGATAATAGGTAACTGGTTATAGCTGATCGTGATATTCTCTGTTGATAACGGTTGTCCAAGGGCACCGATAAGAAGACTATTCACACTTTGACCTCTGACTTCGTTGATAGGATTAAATACCTTAGACCAAATTACAGAATCACCAACTTCCAATGTCTCGAAGTATCTAACAATAGCTTCTTGAATCAACGTTTTACCATTTTGTGGGAATGATGAATCTGTTTGTAGTGCAATTTTCATGGCAACTTGTACATACTCAGGTCTACTAAACTTGATATCTACAACTCCAGCTCCATCAACAATAGGCACAACTACTGTACCGTTTGTCACACAACCAATTGGGATGTTACGTTTAATAACATCAGCAATTTCCTGATCGTCTCCACCCAATACAACAACAGCGATACCTTTTGGTGTAATGCCATTAATAGTGTTATCATAAATATTCTCTTGAATATTGACATACCTAACACCATTAAGTGAGTACAACTCTGAATAAAGTGCTACCCTATTTCCCGTAGATTTAACAGATTTAGAAATTTTACCTCTTGTCCTAAACGTTGCATCATCTTCTTTCGGCTCACTTGAAATTGAATCAAATGGGTTCGTTACATTAAGCCAACCAATTACAGGGGTTTGCATTACTGTCAGTGTGTCAGCAGCCTGTACCCCAGCGTTCGCTGTAACTGAGATACTAGAAACAGGCATGAACGACCTAATAGCTTTGAAAGAACTTGAAGATAAGCTAAAATTCCCTACAGTATTTAAGTTTAGAAATCTTACAACGACATTGTCATCATTATCGACAGTTGCATAAAGTAGGGTTGAAGAGCTGTTGACAGTCTCTGCAAATCTCCTAGCTATCATGTTTTTCGTGTCTCCAGAAACACTTCTTGAAGCTATAGTTGGGAATTTATTTTGACCATAAGTCCCTGTATAACCTAAAGAGTATGTCAAGTCTGGAGCTGTGCTTGGAATTTGGAGAACAACACCACAAGCATTCTCCAGACCGAATGTTACATCATTAGTTGTTTCAAAAACGTCCCCAGTAATAGTGCTGGATACCAAACTCCTCTCTGGAACGATTGTTCCAATGTTCCCTTCCAAGATTAGTCCTGAAAAACCATTAACCTCGTTCTTACGAAATATTCCAGAAAGTCCAAGAATCTTATCTAAGAAGATTCCCTCGGCTTGGTCAGGATCAAGGGATTGCCATAACATTAGTAATAATTCTTCATTAAATGCCTCTGGTTCAGCTACAGTGGCGAGGATTCTACCTAAGATAGAAACATCACTAACATCTAGTTCATCGTCAGGTTTGATTAAGTCTGCAAACCTACGTCTAGCAATATCTTGTAGCTCTTTTAGGATACCATCCAACTTTTGGATTTCTACCCCTTTATCATTTAAAACTGCCATATTTAAGCTCCAACTTTAATCAAAATACCATTACTTGTAGCGTTGACATTTACCGTATCACTAACTACACCATCCCTAGCTTTTACCTTAAACTCCATATGATATATATTACCCGTGACCTTACTGCTAAAATGTGTGATAGTCTCAACCCTATTATCAGAATAAATTGTTGTCTGGAATGTTGCATCAATTGAAGATTTTGGTATCGTCTTTTCAAACACTTTGTTGAAGTAGTCAATACCAAGGTTCTCGTTCAAAAACCAAGAACCCAAGAAAGTATTTAAGCGGATAACTAATCTTTGCGCTAGAGAGGCCCCACGTGAGGCTGTAAGCAATAGTTTACCTCCAACTAGTGCAGTACTACCTTCTTGCATTAAAATGTCCATACGAGCCTCCTATGCTGTTGGATTAGGTGGTGCAGTAACCATTGGATTACCATCATCTGTATAGTTGTGACTATGAGTTTCCATAAATGTCTTAACACTACGTCCAGCAATCTTCACATCAATACCTACATTCAATAAACCTTTAACATTTAAATCTTTTGAAACGTTAGTGATAGGTGAGTCAATATCAACTGAATTAGGACTATTAATTTGAAGGCTGCCATCCCTTTTCAAGATCACTTTATTTTCACGAGATGTACCTAAGTTGTGAACTACAGTCAGATCGTCCAGTGAGTGTTCCGTGAAGTGGGCCAATTTGTTATTTGGACTTCTGTTAAATGGGAAGATACTTGGCAATGCAATGGCATCTTGACCATCCATTTTCCTATTACTTCTAGCTTCATAAGGTTCTGTACTGCCACCTTTAAATTCATCTAAGCTTAATTGGGAAAATAAGACCATAACTGTTTGGCCTTGCTTTGGCGTGAACAAGACAGCGCTGTTCTCTGTTCCATAACAAAACATTGGGATGTTTGTAATCAATGGCATTTTCTTTGTTGTACCATCGTTATACTTAGGCATATTCAAAGGTTGCACATCGACTCTAAGTTCTTCAGCGTGTTGGACGTTAACGATCCTGCCAACTAGACAAAATCGTAACTCTCGCATATAATCATCTATAAAGTTGTTTAATATAGGTTCCAAATGAATTTCTTCACTTGAATCACCTTCAACAACATTATTTTCCAGTTGTAATGTGATTACTTCATCCATTTGATTTTCCTAAATTTTGTAAGTCTTTGTTTGAGAAACCTTCACCATTTAACTCAGTATCCATATACCAAGGACCACTAGCATCAGTGTCACCACTGATTTTCAGTTTTCGAATCCTGTATACTCCATCTGTAATACCTGAAGGTGTAACAATTGACACTTGACAGTCAAAGTTAAGACTGGCATTGATTAAACATCTTGCCTCAACTGTCTGCCTAGACACCTTATACTTCTTAGGGGTCTTAGACATCTTGACTTTACCTGTCTTCTTATCTACACGAGCTTTACCAGTCTTTTTATCGATTAAAGGTTTGGAATATTTTTTCTCCCAAACCTCTTCACCTTCAGCTAACCCTTCACTGTAGTTCTTGTCTTCAATCTTGTTAACAAGGACAGGTGATCCAATCAGGCCAGTTGCAGATGATAGTACGAGAGCGTGTGTACTTAATAAATCAATTTTGACTTCTTTCTGTGGTATAGGTTTAGGTTCTACAACTTGCTGTGCAATCTTATTCTCAGCGACTAAAGCTGTTTCAGCTATACGTCTTTCATTTTCAGAGATTTGCCTAGCACCATCTAAATGCCACTGGTATGCTTTATCTAATATGCCATACACCACCATGTCTTTTTCAACTCGATATGTGATGCCATATGCATCTCTTAGACGTTTCAACTCTTGTTGTGGTGTACTAGAAAACGAATAACCGTATGGGGAAACAACCCATTTTTCAAAGTATTCAGCGACCATCAAGTTTTCGTTCTCGTTTGGACTGTTGAGATACAGAGCCATACCTTTACCCATTGACTCAGCAATCGAGGTCATGATCATAGCCATCGTTGGTTTAGGTAAGTTCATAGACATCTGAGTTCCAACATTTTTATTGATGAAATCCCCAAGAACAGTAATAGTCGTAACACTTGTACCATTCTGAATCTCAAAAGTTTTATCCATTAATACAGCATAAAATAACTGCCTTGGAGAATTCCTTTTTGATCTAAGATATCCAGCCTTTAACTCAACTTCAGCTTTCATCCTCTCACCAAGATTCTTGAAAGTCATTTCAGTTAAACCGTAAATAACAATCTTCCCATTTGGTGAATTGTTGCCTTCATCATCATTCTTTGTATACTCAAATGTGATCCTCAACCCATCACCAATAACATTGTTGTTATTGTCAATCTGACTACTTTTGATAGAAGTGACGACACCAGTATTGAAGTTGGTAAATGTCACCTCTGCATATCTACCCCATTGGATATCATCACCGATCATATCAATCCTCCGTAATCCTAAAGACAGTCAAGTACATTGACTTTGACCAATTATAGTAATCCACCTCTTTAGAGGACTCTGGATTTTTCTGTAAAATTAAGCTACAATTGTATCCATCATTAATAGCATTTACATTGAAATCTAAAGGCTCATTAAGAGAGATTACTGTATTTTGTAAGTAGACAGTTCCATCACTACCTACCACAGAAATTGCTCGTCTCTTTATCCTCTCAATCCAAGTAACTTTGAATGTCAAAGTCTTTTCGAAACAAGAAGCAAAGAATGTGTATGTAGGTAGGTCTTGCAACTCTACCCATGAATAGTTGAAATATGAACTCATTGTTTTTGATTCCATGTACCGCCACCAGCAGCTGTAGATGTAACTGGGGCTTTAGGTGAACCAGATGATGTCTGCCACCCAGCGCCATATGTTTTCTTCATTGCTGTATCGACATAAGCCTTAGTATATTCACCTTTCTGGTTAAAGTTGTATCGACCACTACTGTAGCCTTCCCTAAACTTACGTTCAGCTTCATTGGTGAAACGCATTTCATCACGTCTTTTATTGATTTCGGCAACTTTGTTATCTGCCCAAGACTTCTCTTTAGGGACAACTTTTTGCACTAAATCCTTATTACCTTCTTTGGCCTGTTTAATGAGGTCTGTATCATCAACCTTTGTGCCACTCAACTCTGCAACTCCTGTGGCTCCAGTTTGATTACCAGCATTATCCGTTTTAACATAAGGGATTAGATGAGGAGATGGATTCTCTACAACCGTAGTCTCAACTTTAGTCACTCTTATTTTTTCAAATGACATATTTGGATATACAGCTTCTGATCCATCATTCTCTTCAAAACTTAAGTCAGTCAAGATGCAAGGGTAAATTAGGTTGACGACATTTGTCTGAGGTGATGAAGATTTAGATTCAAATAACCCAAAAATCTCACTTTTTTCCCATATAGTTTCAAGCCTAGCTTGTACAGCCTTGGAAGGAGATTCGTCAGTGATCGGATCAACATCTTCATACAATCTAACGAATTTACCGTTTACGTATTGAAGTGTTGCCCCTTTCCTCATAAATAGAGAATCGGAGACAACAGCATTAATAGTAAATTTAGTGTTCCCTTTAGTTACATGGTCAGATACACTAAACCCTTCTTCAACTACACTTTGAGCAACACTAGAGGACATAGACTTTCCAAACCTAGTGATGGCATCAAATGTAATAGTTTCCTGAATCTCACCCTTCTCATTGAGGATTACTAAGGAATAAATCATTTTTGCAACCCTCCTAAATTGATAGTTTGTGACTTCGTTTGCGAGAAGATTTGATTACCACTCTTAACGTCAAGAGTATACTTAGCATCAAAGCTTCCATAGAAGGCTGGCTTAGATGGGGCAGGTAAACTCTTCTGGTAAGGTGCAGTATTATTCCTTAAGTTCTCAGCTGCTTGATTCTGTTGAGCTAATGTACTTCCTACTGGAGATATTTGTGGACTACCACCATTCTGACCAGAGTTAGGACCATTAAATGCTGTACTAAAATCAAAGCTAAATAACTTAGAGAAGAACTCACCAATTAAGCTGTCTCCAATACCTCTTCTAATTGCTGCCATAAGTGTCATGAAGTTCTCATAGACATTTTTAAGGTTTTCACCAAACAATGAAAGGTAAGCGATAGTTACGGAGAGCCAGTTATTCTCACCATTCATGTGTTCGTATAAGGCAGCTAACACTTCACCGATGGCAACAAAAATAGCTAAGATACCAGTACGGATCAGAGCAACCTTAAGTCCAGCTAACCCCCTAATAAGCACACTAAATAATGCTAAAGCTAAAGGAACACCAGCTCTCAATGCTCTACCTAAACCAATAAATCCACCGATCAACCCAAGCAACATACCAGCAATAATAGGATGTTCTTTAGACCAATCAATCATGGCTTTGGTAAATTCAACAAACCCTAAAGTTACTTTAACAAGCCACATGACTAATGGTGTAAGGGCAGTACCTAATTTAGTTAAGCCTTGGAACATTTGTCCAAGCAACTTATCAAGACCAGCCTCCATAATTTGGTCAGCAAGTTTCCTCATTTGGTTCATGAAGATACCTTGTTGTGTGACACTAGACTCTAAAGCTTTATTTAAAGCATCATTATTTCTAGCAAATTCACTAGCATATTTACCAAATAGTGGTAAGAACTTAGTAGGGTCTAATTTACCTTCTCTCTGAGCTTTCTCAAACTCCTCTTGAGTCATGCCAAGTTCTTTATATGCTCGTGTCAACATAGCCAGAGCTGGAACGTTACGTTCAGCCATCTGGTTGACCTCTTCCATCTGGATTTTACCTTTCGAGAACATCTGTGACATTGCTCGGAAGATACCTTTCTGGTCGTCATCACTAGAACCTAAAACTACCATCAACTCTGAGAATTGTTCGAATAGCTTCTCTGTCTGGTCTAGTGTAAGCTTACCTTTGGCAGCTTGTAATGTCTTAGCATAAGCAGAACCAAACTCGATTACGTTAGTACCTAGTCTGTTTGTCACTTTCTCTGCATAATCTAAGTTTCTGTTGAACTCAGCTTGAGAATCAGAAGAGGCAAGTAATACCTGTCTCATCTTACGATATTCACGACCAACTTGAATCAACTCTTTGGCAGCATAACCAGCGGTTACTGCACCACCAGCTAAAGCAGCAGAAGGGGCAAAGTTGCCAGCGAATCTACCTATCATACCACCTAATAGACCAGCTCCAGCTCCAGAACCGCCCCTACTCGAATCACTTCTTCCACCGCCACCACCATTACCATTAGAACCCCTTCTTGGAGGTCTAGGAGGGTTGTTGGTTGGTCTATTCCTTAGATCATCATTTGCCCTTCTAACTTCACGAGCATAATGACCCCAAGACCTAGCAAGGTTTGCAACTGTAATAGCTTGTTGAGTTAATTTAGGTTCGATATTCGAAACTGTTGTGTTCATCCTTACTAAAGAAGTTTGAGCCACATTTACGTTTCTTGATAAACTAGCATAACCACCAGCTAAACTATTAGTACCCTTACGTGAGTTAACTGAATTAAGGCCATTATTAACAGACTTTAATTTAGACGATACTTGAGTAAGTTGTGTGTTTGTAGCTCTTAAGTCACGAGCTAATTTAACTGTTGAAGCCCTAACACCTCGTGTTAAAGCATCAAACTTTTCTAATTGAGCCGTATCAATCTCAAAGCCAAATACAGAGAGAAACTTAGCTACTTCAACCTTTGTCGTCATTATTAAATTTCTCCGATTCAATCTTCATGTATTTTTTGACTTCCATCATCTCTAATGCATCATATACATCAGTAATGGTGGCTTCATTGATAAGGTATTCAAGTGAGAGTAGAGGAGGCTCAGCCATTAAAATGTGAATCCACTCTGTAGGTAGAGAGACAGATTTTTCTAATCTCTCAAACTCTTTATTGTTTACCCTCGAATCGCTTACTCTTCCGACACCTTTTTCTTTAAGAGTGCAGCGATACCGAGACGCTGAAAAACCGATTTAAAGTTGTATGTAACGATGTGTCTTACCAAGTCAATTGCATACTCTTGTTCAAGCTTGAACTCATCATCATATTCAATGCGCTGACCATCACGGTAAACTTCATCGAACAATGAGAAGTAGAACTCGTGAAGTTGTGGATCATCAAGGCTCTTAAAAGCTCCATCTAAAATACCAGAGATCATGAATCCTACAGCATCAAGTTTCTCAACATCTGTACCACCGTCGATCTGATCAAGAACACCAACCAGAACGCCACCAAATGACTCAGAAACATACTTTGTTAACTTGGCAGCTGCGATAGTACCTTTCTTACCTTTGAACGGCTTAATCGAGTAAATACGAGCACCATCATCGTAGTTAACAACACGCTGTCCGTCTTTACCCTCAAAATCTCTAACCTTTGGGTTTAAACCAAAATTCATCTTAATTCTCCTGTTATGCTTGTCTGATACCTTCAGAAATCTTCACGGCCACCATCTCATATGTTTTGTCTGTAGCCTCTTCTGTAAACATGTCAGCTGAGTCTGCTTCGAAGTAACACCTAAAATTACCGACGAACCTACCATTACTTTTGATAATGACCTCAAATCCACCACCTAACTCATCTAGGACCATACTAAGCTCCTCCATAACCTGTACATCCTTACATACTGGAAGTAGGTCAAATGAAATCTTGTAGTAGTGTGGAACTTTGACGTATGTGTGGTAGAATTTGTCAATACCTTGAATAGTGACTCTTTTTTGAGTGGGTGTAATGCTCAGCCTTGTGAAATCTGTCATGCTATATCCAGCAACGATAAAATCAACATCAGATGGGTCAAAATTGTAGAAGCCAACCTTCTGCAAAATCTTATCAATTAAATCAAAATTCAAAATAAATTCCTCCATGTTGAAGTAGCCCTATCTCGAATCTTATTCGCAATATTTGAAATCTCTGAAACGTTGATATCTAAAAGACTAGCAGCTTGAATGAGTGCAGATACTGTTGAAAGAATGTCTGAAACCTTAGAATCAATATTACTTCCACCAATAGTGCTGGCACCTCTAGGACAAATGAATGTCCATTCTGTAGGGTATACCTCACTACCTTGTTCTAACCTTGGCTCTTGGATAATAACAGCAGGGCAGAAGAATGAACTTGTACCATTTAAATCTTTGTAGATTACTGGGACTGGGAAGATAACCCCATATGCCTCTTGAATCTTGTATATAGCATGAAGCCAAATATTAGCCCCAGCGGTATTATCTAAACTGAATGTCAAGGTGTAATCCTTGAATTTATTTCTTCCAGCTAACTTGGACCCCTTAAGAGAGGTCCTAGTTGAAAATGTCGGGTCTGTTTTCTCCACTGACACAAATGAGCCTTTGGAGAAACCCTCGACTTGACATCCAAGAACAGTTAAACTTAACTTAGATGGGTCTAAAACTGAAACGCTCATTTGCTACTCCTTAGTAAGCTGCTACACGAGTTTCGTCAACAGTGAAGCCTAAAGCTTGGATAAACTCTAAAGTCTCACGTGGCATCTTAGCAGCACCATTTAGGTTGTTAATCAACTCACCACATTGGATTACCCATTCACGACCATTCTCTTCACGGCCATACTCAACACTCTCAGGATCACCTACAATAGCGTCTCGGCAATAGTGGATAGAACCTGAAGACTTGTCAGCTACAGTGATTTCAAACATGATGTCATGTCCATCACTAACGTTAGCGTGTTGTGCAATAGCGTTCATCTTAGCCAAACCATCTGTTGATTGGTTGAGTGTAAATGTGATCGTACCAGCATTGATAGGGTTACGAACCAGTGTCGAAGCCTTACCATCACCTGAAGAGTTACGTGACCATCGTGGGTCATCACGCTGTACGTTAATTGTGGTATCGTTCATGAAGCCATCGATCTTTACGATACCGTCATATAAAGGGTGTCTGATAGTTACAATAGTTTTACTGAAATCGTAAACACCAGTCTTATTTCCAGCCATATGTATTCATCCTTATAAAATTGTTGTTGAAAGGTCTGGTACGATTACTCGTACACAGAACCTCTAATAACTGTACCGATCATAGCGCCACGAAGCTGAGCTTCAAATGTCACACGTGGAAGGATACGTGAGTGACGTTGAGCCTTAGTCAACATTGTCACATCAGGTACTGTAACTGTAATAGGGGCATCACGAGAGTACATACCAAGGTCTTGACCTTCCATAAGTACTGAACGAACATCAGACTCGATTACACTTGCACCATCATTATCCATACCAAGCGTATCAAGGCTTGTTAAGGTATTGAAGATACGTTCACGAATGTTGACAACCGTCCAAGTGATAACCAAGCGAATGTCAATCCAGTCACCGTTACCAACTTTACCTGAACCGTAAGAGTAAGTTTTACCATTACCAACAGCAGCGAATGTGTAGCCTTTACCTGTCAATGTTGTTTGATGCGTTGGTGTCTTAACTACAGAGTCAGGACTAGGAACGCCAACTAATTCTTTAAGTAAGAACTGAACTGTACCAGCAGTCTTGCCAGCACAACGAGCTAACAATGCAATTTCTGTGGCACTGTATTCACCAAGGTCAGGGTCTGCAACATCGAACCAAGCGTATGCTTGTGTAAGTTGATTAGCCTTGATTAATGATCCAATATCTGTTTCAACAGCTGCATCAATAGCATTTACATCACTTGTACCGATTGCATAAAACTTCTCTGTAGCTTGCACAGCTTTAGCTAACGTCAACTGGTCATCTGGATCACGAAGGTCAGAAACCATCCATAACCACCCTTGAGGGATTGTTTGAAGCTCATCAAAAGCTTTCACATAAGCTGTAACATCAGCATCGGCAGCCAAACCATTTGCAACAATAATTTGTGTAGGGCGAAGGTTTTGTGAGAACGCCAATTGGAGTGCCTTATATACATATGACTTATCAGGGAAACCGTCAGCTTTAGCAGCAGCAGCATCACGATAGACTCTGAAACGTTCAGCTACTGAGAATACTGTATGTTTTGCTAAGATCAGGATTGTGTTTAAGTCAGTTGTGTTAGTGTTGCCAGTAACGTTGGTGATTTGAACATCAACGATATTCTTCATAAAATCCATAAAATCTTCCTTATTTGAAGTGTTGCATTAACCATCATCTTTAATGATGGAATCTTCATACTCGTAGATTAAAGACTTGTCTTTCTCCATAACAAAATCACCTTTAATGCCAACACCTTCAATCGGTGTTTGTTCAACTTCAAGTGAAATGCTAGTTGTTAGATCAAGCTGTATCGAGTATCTTTTATATTGGTGTGAATCAAGCTTCATATCCAAAGGGATGATTTGCCTACCAACTTTCAGTGTGTATCCTTCATCTTGGAAGTTTTGCCTAATCATTGGAGTGTCCAAATAAAGCTGAAGCATTTCTGCTTTATCACTTAACTCAGGACTAACCGTTCCTTGAACACCAACACGGACAACATATTGTTTAGTTTGTTGTTGGAGCCACTTGCCTGTACGAGATGTCAGAGTTCTTGTAGCTGTCCCAACTAAGAACGAGTCAACTTCCTCAACAATCACAAAGATTTGTTTAGGGTTATAACCATTCTGACCACCAACAATATGTTTAAGGGTTGGGTTAAGTTGCTTGATACATCTGATAACTACTGACTCAATCATCATTTCTTCCTTGGAATTTCAGACTCATCAAGCCGTACACACATAGCTTCCCAGTGCTTAGTGGCTCTCAGATTTTTATATTTTCTACAATCCATTACTTTCCAGTGAACCCCATCCTCATCAATAAAGATGTCAGCTAGGTGTCCACCCTCTTGGTCATCCTCATTTGGTGAAGATTGGTATAATGGATCATCAGACCTGACAGAGATGGCTTGTTTCGAAATCTCGCCAGTTGTTGAGTACCTTGTGGAGTTCCAGAAGAGTCCACCATGATAACTAGCCCTAACTTCAATTTCTTCCCAGACATCCCCTGTCCAAAGGCCATCATCGTCATAATCCCCAGCACGATGCCGAAGGACTTTATATTTCTGCCTTCCTAATTTCATCCTACTCATAATCACCCCTTATAACCAGCTCGTTTATAAACAACTTTACTTGATATGTTCTCAATTAATTTCCCTGTGTCACGCCACTGAGTGTCATCACCTTTATAACCAATAGTCTTAGGGTGTAGAGGTGTCATGTTCTGTCTGGCAATACTTGCCTTCAGAATGCCTACATTTGCTTCTCCTACCTCTTTAAGCTTTAACTGGTAGTCACCATCAAGCAAGACGTTAGAAGCTATGTCATGAGCCTCTGTGAGCAAATAAGAGGCAGAACCTTGTGTAGACTGTTGAAAGTAAGGTCTAGGTGGGATATAAATGTACTTACCTTTATTTTTATGATTCTTTACATAAGAACCATATTCGTTGTGAATAGCAACGATAGCGTAAGGAATACCACCCCTACCATTGATATCACTTTTAGGATAAGCTTTACCATTAATCCAACCCCATTCAACCTCAGTCTTTGCAACCTTTTTAAGTCTACGTTGCAGTTTCTTAATTCCTTTTAAGTCACCTTTCATCTTGAACTTAAATGACATAAGGGATCACTCTATAAACGTAAGGTTCATCATTACGTGCATAGAAACGATATATTCTACGAGTTTGCCATTCGGCTTTACCAAAACTCTCTCCCTTATAGAAGGTATCTGGCACTCTGTCTGGGTCCATAGCTAAGTCAGCCATTTCTTCACGAGATGTACCACCAAAACTTGGAAGGGCTTGTGAACCATTGAATGCTGGGTCCTTCCACTTGAGCTTAACCAATGAAAGGCTATTCTCATAAGCTTGGTTGCCCCAACGTTCCTCCTGACCTGATCTTTCATGAATATCGTTAGCCTTGACAGCTAATAAAGCTAAGTCAATTGCCTTTGCACGTTTTCTCTTATTCGGGAACTCATCAATGAAGTGTTGATATTGTTCATCCGATAGCCAAGGAAAGTCTGGGTCTGTATCACCAGCAGCTAACCTCAGCTTTTCAATTTCACTTAAAGCCATATAGCCTCCTTAATATCCCGTAACGTCTACGATTAGGTGTGAATGATAAGGTGCATAAAGATTGGCTGAAGTATTCATTCCATTAGAAAGTAAAGTGTAGCCTCTAAGAATCTTCCCACTAAAAGTTGGGTCTGTATAGGAAACAGTCTTTACAGTACAATACGAATGCATATAAGAACTTAAGCCACCAGCACCCCAATAGTATTCATAATGAGCTGGTGTATTTAAGGCTAAAGCATAGGTCTTACTACTATCAAAGTTAGGAATATCAGACAACCAAGAGCTAAAATAGTTAGCTGAAGGTTTCAAAAAAAATGACTCTGGTTTCAAAACTTTTAAAGGTAAGTGTGAATTAGAGAATACAATTTCACCTTTAGCATTCTTAATCACTAATTTAGGTGTAAACCCACTATCTAGTAATGGGATTAACCCAAACACATAATAAGTAGCATTAGGAAAAGGGTATGTATTTTTGTATTTTACTCCACCTTGATCGTCCAACGTATCAAATATAACAGTGATCTTCCAGTTATTACTCCCTTGATCTTCATAGCGAACTTGCATTACAGATACGCCTGTAAATACTATCAATGGCCTTTGAAGAGAAGTGACATTTAAAACATGACACTTAACATAACCAGACACAGGTAATACAATAGGAGGTAAAGGGTCAGAGTTTGCTACTGACCTGACCTCCTTCCTGATTAGGTGGAAATTACGGTAATTATCATCAATAATTGTTACGTTATTGTCATTAACAATCTTAACATACTCAGCCATTAACACCTCCCTAAGTGAATCTGTACTGTCTGTTGAAATGAAGTATTATAATAAGAACGGCAGTCAAAAATAATCAGATAGGTAGATATATCATCCATTTGATCTAATAAACCTTGAGGAAGACCTGCTTCTTTAAACATAGACTTCAAACCAACAGCACAAGACAAACCATTAGAGTATGATTCCACCCTTAATCCATTGCTTGATAGAACTTCACCAGAAGCCACATAAGCCCACCACCTTTCACGATTGGCTGCGGTATCTAGTCTACGTACTATTGTAGTCATTGCACTACCTTTAGGAAGTGTTACATCAATGGTTTCAACATACATGGTTAAGTTTGATGTGAGATCAAGGACCACTTTACCAGTAGCGTCCTTTAATAAAAAAGTAGCCATATTTATAATCCAATGAAAATACGCTCAACCCCATTTGTATCCTTGACTGAGATATCAGTACCAGAGATTGTCATAGTACCTTTAGCGTTTGAACTTGTGAATGTACCTAAGTTAGCACTGATAGCACTTAAGCTATTAGCATTAATCTTCTCAGCGTTAATCTCTCCAAGCATTAAGTTGTCAACATACAATCCAGCTGGAATAACAGTACCGTTAGGTAATGTCTTCGCACTAGCTTGATATACGAACCCATACTTAGGAACATCACCACCGCCAGAACCAACAGGAGGTGCAATAGCAAATGTATCAGCTCTGATAATGAAGTTAGCTTCTCTACCATTGTTGTTCATTGCTACACCAGAGACATAACCATTCACATCAGCTTTGACAGACCATTTAGTCATCAAACCATCAATACTTTGGCCTTGAACTTCAAGCTTAGCTGAGTTCTCTCTGGTGTTAGGCATCCACACCTTAATTGGGTTTGGTTGATCTTCCTCATATAAACAAGCCCAATATACTTTCGCATAAGAGTTGTTTTGATCAGGTTGACTACCAACGATATAGAAATCAATGGCAGTAGTTTCAGCAAACCATAACACAGCTTTATCAACTTTAACCTGTCTTCCAAAACTCTGGTTGGTTTGGCTGATATCTTGAATACCATTGAAATATGGCCTAAAGTAGCTGTTTGCACCACCTGACTGAAACTCTGCCTCATACACTAAGGTATATGTTTTACCAGCTGTTAATGGCTTGTCGATAGGCTGAGACCAGAATGGGTATGGGTTTGAGCCTACAGGCTTTTCACCAATCCTATTTGAACCACGCAACAGTTGGTATGTAGCAGCAGAGCTTGAGGTCTGAAGTTTAGTCACAGACTCAGCTACGCTTGTTGCTTTACCGTCTACAATGTCAACCTTAGCGTTCAACGTACTAACAGCAGAAGCATTAGCTTGTGTTGCAGCATTGATAGTAACTGGCATCAAGTCAGTACGGTATGGGACACCACCATAATTTCCTAAGTCAGTGAATGGCTGTCCAGCATACTGGTTAACGTAGAATGGGTATTGTGTACCACCACGTAAGTAAATATACTCTCGTGATTGTTCTCCTTGTTGGCTAATCTCGATTACAGGTGACTGATCACCACACCAAGCATAACCAAATCTTAGGATTTCCCTTTCTATTGAGTTTGCTCCCCAACCACTACCTCTAACTCTCCACCTAACGTTTAGTGAGTAAGTACCTGAACCATGTGATGACCAAGGTGCTTTGTATTCATCCAATGAAGCTGTGACCGAAATCTCTGAAATACCACTACCAGATGAGACTGGAATGAACACTGGATAGTAAAGGTTAGGGTCAAGAGCAGTTAAGTCTACGACGTATTTTTTACCATTCAATGCCATGTCAGCAGAGGCTTGAACTTGAGTGATAGCTTGACCTTGAGATGAGATAGTTTCACCTTGTTCTTTTACTGTGATTTGTAATTGACTTAAAGCTTGAGCATCTGCTTTACCATCAATCCTACCACTCAACCCTGTAATTGCTTCAGCGTTAACTCTAATATCGTCTCTGTTTTTAATAACATCGGCATTCATAGTAGAGATGGCTGAAGCATTAGCTTCAATGTTAGTCTTTGACGTGTCTCCACCCCAATCATTAGGGATGCCATCAATGAAGGTAATACCCAAAGAGTACCAGTCTCCATTAATACTAGATGTATACAGCTTGTCAATAGCAGAGTTTTTAGGACCCCATTTACGACAAATAACTATTGGAATATCGTTATATTGCCATTTATCTACTGAGCTTTGTGCAACACCCCATACGTCTCTAAGGTGATCCCTTAATGCTTTTGGAGGACCTGAAGGCCAGCTTACTGCCCCAAGGTTATCACACCCTGCAATTGCAATAAATGAGTTCTGAGGTAAGTCAGATAAGTAGGCAACCATATTGTTACATGCATTATCTATATCACCATAGGTATCGAAGAATCTCAAACTTACAAAATCACCATTAGCAGCAAACAAATAGACGTTGAGTCCACGAGAAACACCTTCCAGTCGTGTTCCATCAGCTTTGTATAAACCAGTTTTGGTAATTGACGAAGCACCATTCCTAAATGTGTATAGCATGTAAGAAACTGTAGTTCCAAGTTGACTTGAGGTCCTATTCGCTGTAGCCTCAACAGATGTCAAGACTTTACCTTGAGATTGAATTGTCTCACCTTGCTCTTGGACTGTGGTACTAAGCTCATTAAGAGCTTGAGCATTTGCCTTATTATTAAGGTCAGACCTCAAGTCTGTGATAGCTTGAGCTTGAATGTTAACTTTATTGTCAACATTATCAATCTTGGTATTTAACAGAGAAACGGCTCTAGCCGATGCCATATCCTCACTGTTTGGGTGCCAATCAGAGACAATATTCCCTCGCTCATATTGAGCACTTGAAATATGGAAAGTACCAGCATTAACAGTGTAGATAACAACGTTCGGTGCATTGATTACAGGTTTAGTCTTTAACGTATACCTAGCCCAACTTGTTGTAAGTTGGTGGTCAGCAAACGCTTCATGACCTTCCCAAAGTAATCTAAGAACTTCATTACCTGTTTCACCCCTTGCCCAAATAGAAAAGATAACCTCTTCTCCTTGCTTGACAAATGGAACACCTTGGTAGTAGCCAGAACCTCCAGTAGAAACTCTCATTTTCAAGTACTTAGATTGTCCAGAGGGAATACCATACTCTGCAATAAAATCAGCTGATTCAACTTGTCCATTCCAAGCCCATTGATCTAAACTTTCAGAGAAAGATGAGTTTCTAAGTAAGTTTCCTGTACCAACCTTCAAATTATCAACTTTAGACTCAACCTTTGTAATCGCCTGACCTTGTGTATCAATTAATTGACCTTGATCTCTAACTGTTACAGATAGTTGATTTAAAGCTTCTGAACTTGCTTTGTCCTTTATCTCAGCTTGTAACCCTGTGATAGCTTGTGCATTAACATCAACCTTATCTCCTACGATATTAATCTTAGAATCAAGACTACTAATAGCTGATGCATTTGCGCCTACTCTAGCATTAACTGATTGTGGGACCTTACTTTGATCAAAAGCGACACCTACAGGATTACTTTCTAAATATGGAGTATCAGCAAATTGGTTTGTCACGAATGGGTAAATTGTACCACCACGTAAGTAGATGTATTCTTTCGAATCCTCACCACGTTGGTTAATTTCCATTGCTGGAGACTGATCTGCCCAAAGATATCCAAATTTTTCAATAACCCTATCAATTGCCTCTGCACCCCACCCATGTCCACGAGTTGTCCATCGAACACCAAGTGAATATGAGCCACTGTAGTGTGTGGACCAAGGAGCTTGAAAATCTCCAAGTTTTGGGGAAATCTCAATCTCTGAGATACCTGTTGTACTTACAGGAATAAATACGGGGTAGTAAAGATTAGGGTCAAGTGCTGTTAAGTCAATTAAAGTTTTCTTACCATTCAGTGCAAGATCGGCTGTCGCCCTAACAGAAGTAATCGCCTGACCTTGAGTTAAAAGTGTTTCACCTTGCTCTTGAACTGTGATTTTTAAACTATTCAAGGCATCTGCATCGGCTTTACCATCAACTACACCTTTTAATGATGTAATTGCTTCGGTATTAATACGAATACTCTCACCTTGCTGTTCGACAGTAGACTTTAATTCTGACAATGCTTGAGAACTTGCTTTGTCAGCAATTTCTTGCTTAAGCCCTGTGATAGCTTGACCTTGAGACTTGATATCCTCACCTTGCTGTTCAACAGTAGCTTTTAAGCCATTAAATGCCTGAGAGTTAGCTTTGATTCCTTCAACCAGTCCAGCTTGAGCTTTTTGGTATCGAGTAGCTTTGTTACCCTTTTGCATTTGGATACGTCTTAATTCATACCAATCATTTGTAGTCCATCCATGACCTTTAAGCAATGTTAAACCAAATGCTTGATTGGCCTTAGATGTCAATGTCCCTTTCGTTGGGAATGTGATTGTGTATGTCTTCCATTCAGTATCAGTTGTTAAGCTATTATCTGTATAAGTGACATTAGTACCAAAGTTGATTGTGGTAGCTGCAATAGTGATTGCCTTAGAAGCTCTCATCTCAAATGTCAGTGTGTATAACTCACCAATAACGATAGGATAGCTCAGATCAATCAGCAAACCATCAAAAGAGTGATGGTAAGAATTTACATCCTTTGTGAGTGTAGTCCTAATCCATTCCTGACTCTCGGTTAACCATTGTACAGAAAGGTAAGGATTATCAGCATCAGATTGTGTTGGTTCAATAGGCCAAATAGTCCAATGGTTTTGTCCACCAATATCCATATTTGTGATAGAAGCTTCAACATTAGTGATAGCCTCACCCATTGCTTGAATGCCATCAGTATTTTTCTGGACATCTGTTTTAAGACTTGTCAGCGCATTAGCATTTGCTGAAATAACTTTGTATGCTTCAGCTCTCTCTAATACCATATAAGCAAGTTCAACAACACCAGATAAGCCTGAATAGTTAGCAATAAAAACAGGGGTGATGTATCCAGTAGCGTTCTGCATTTGGATAGGGTTTCCTAAGCCACCGTATGTAGGTGGAAGAAGAGCGCTAGAAGAAGCTCTACCTTTAATATACCACTCATATTCAACCCACTCATTTAATGGAGGAATGACTCCATCAGCAAAATAAGATGAACTAGAAACATTATCTGATAATATGTTGTTAGAAGTAACAAATTGGGTTTTATCACTATTCTTAACAACTAATCCAAGGTAAACAGCACCATCTCCAGATAAGCGTCTTAATTTAGCTCTTACCTTGTACATAACATCTGGATCATAAGGTAACATGGCTTTTGGATACATCCAAGCCATATCATCACTACTATTGTCTCCAATAGTTAAAACCCTTCTTGTTGTACCTGATTCAGAGATTGACTTAACAACATTTTGTGATGAACTATTGTAGTATATCAAGTCATTTTCAAGGTTCATATCAGCTGTGATGTTGATTGCATTCAATGATGCATTTACTGTTGAATCCAATGCTGTGATAGCTGAGGTGTTTGCCTTAATATCATCTTCATCTTTCTCGATTCGAGTAGTTAAATCTTGAAGAGCCTTAGCATTTGCTTCTTGATTCTTCCCTACAGTTGTCTCAAGAGCTACAAGCTTTTCTGTATTGGCATCGATTTTGTCACCCTGTTCAGTTACAGTACCCTTTAATTGTTCAAGGGCCTCTGAGGTAGCCATATCACCTATCGTTGCCTCAAGGCTCGTTACTTTCTCAGAAACGGCAGTGATTTTATCATCTTGCTCTTTTACAGAGGTTTTCAACTCTGAGATAGCTGTAGCATTCTGACCTACACGAACATCTGAGATGTCAACCCAGTCAGTACCATTCCAGCGTTTTTGTTCATTGTTAGCCGAAGGGTTAATCCATAGATCACCTTCAGTTAAATTTGGGTGTGTGTCTTTTGTTGGTGCAGTATCTTGTCTGTATGTAGCATTCTTGCTGTTAAGCTTCGATTCAAGTACAGTAACAGACTCAGCAGCAGCATTAGCTTTATCAACAGCAACCTGTGATTGCTCAATAGCTGTAGCAGAGTTTGTAAGAGCTGTACCAGAGTCGTCAAGAGCTTTGACTACATCAGCTTGCATACTATCGACACGACCAGCAGTTGCACTAGCTAAATCAGAAGCAGCATTGGCTTTACTAACAGCAGCAGCAGAGTTTTCTAAAGCAGTTCCAGCATTGTCCTCTGCAACCTTAACTCTGGCATCCATAGAATCTACTTTTTCAGCAGAAGCATTGGCAGTATCTACGGCAACTCTGACTTCCTCTCTTACGTTAGCAAGAGCATCATCATTTGACACTTTATAGTTTTCGATGTTTTCATATAACTTCTGATCACCATCTTTACGATCAATGATCTCTTGAGTTAAACCATCATTTAATTTTCTTACATCTTCGATACGTTGTTCTGTTTCCTCACGGACAGCAGCAACACGATCATTAATTTCTTTTGTTAAATCATCTCTAATTTGGTCAACTTCAAGCCATTTAGCGTCAACTTCAGCTTGAATCTGATCAATACGATCTTGAATCGCTTGGAAATCTAAATCTACTTGGAGTTGAATATTTTGAACTTCTTCTTTCAAATTCTGATAGTCAACATTTAAGAAGAAAACTTTCTCATCCACCTCTTCCTTAGATTTTTTCACATCTTTCTTCAACTTATCGATGATCGGTGAAATACTTTCAATCTCATCTATACGTTGTCTTAAGTTTTGATCTAAGTCACTTTCTGTAATTTCACCAGAGATAAGGTCTAAAATCTTATCTTTAGTTAAAGTATTGTCTATTTTATCATTGACAATCTTTTCAGCTTCCTCTTTAGCCTTCTCAAGTGTGTTATTTGTAGTTTTTACTAACTTTGTTCCATCCCAAGTATATTCACCATTTAAATCAGGGTTTGGGTCATTGGTTACTTTGACTTTGGTTCCAGCTGGAAAATTAGCAGAAGCTTTCAAAGCCAAATCATAAGTTAAAAATAAGACTACTAATCTACCTGATAATAACTCTAAACCGTTGTCTAAATTATCCATAGTTATTAAAAACTCCAAACAAATAGGAGGGACCTAAATCGGCCCCTCACAGGATTACTCAATCAAGGATTAAGCAGTTTTGAACTTGAACTGGTAGCAAAGCTCTGGAGCAGTTGTGTATGCAATAGGAGCTGAACTTGCAGTCATTTCAAAGAACGCATTATCTTTGATCTCTGAACGCCAAGCATATGTCTTAGCTAATGCACCACCATCGATCATGTCATTGCTTTGTGAGAAGTAAGCACGGAATGCATCACGTACACCACGTACTACTGCGAAACCTGTACCAGCTTCAACAGCATCAACTTCTTCAACAGTACCATCATCGTAGATATCGCTATCTTCAAGGATGAATGTTTGTGGAGCTACCACCAAGCGAACGTTGTCATGTTGGAACTCAGAAACGTCACCGTATGGACCACGATTCAATGTACCAAATGGACGAACAACATTGTCGATGTACTCTTTACCACGGCCTTGGTAAGCCATTTGGTATGCAGCAAACACAGATGGATGCTGTACGAACTTAGTGAATACTTCTTGTGTAACGAAGATTTCGATAACACCTTGTGTACCACCACGTTTGTTGTCACGAGTTACACGGTTACGGAACTCACCCATCCAAGTTAACAAGTTGATTGTCATGTCAGTTAAGTCAACATCGATAACCTTACGTTGGATACCTGTCTTAGCAAACATGTCAAGAACAACAGAACCGTCACGTGGATCACGTGTAACACCTTGAGCAGCAGTCCAATATAAATACTCACGAGCATTTTCAATCGACTCTTTCATAGGAATAAGCTTACGCTCATAAACATCCATGATTTGCTCTTCAGTCGCATCTTCCCATGACTTAGCAACTTGGAAAACGTCCTCTTTAGTCACGTCTTCGATTGTTTCTTGGTATGGGATTTGGATTGACCATTGCTCTGTTTTACGTCTTGTCTGTTTGACTTTATTTCGTTCACGACGACTCGTTAAACCAAGCATACCGCGCTTATCTTGTTTCTTGATCTCTTCAACGATTGTGTCTCGTCTAGTCAGTTCCTCGGTAAACAACCCAGAGTTCATGATGAAGCCGACACCAGTTTGAATTTCTTCGATAACGTCATTTAATTGGATGATCGCTGTGGTGTCTTTAGGGTTGATGATATCTCTAGCCATAGTTTAAAATTCCTTTATTTAAAATAATTAATCAAATTCTATTTAGTCGAAGTACCGATTAAGGTACTTGACGTAAAATGTGAATGCCTTGAAGTTCAAGCTTGTTATGTACAGCTTTAATATCAGCTTTTGTTGTTCCAGCAGGGAATTTAAGACCTGTGAACCACTTTGTAGTACCCTTAACGCTACCACCAGCAACGTTTGTAATACCACGATAAACAACAACAACTTCCTGTTCCAAACGTCCTTCAACGAAGTCGGTAACGTTATGGTTGTAACTTGGGTTGTCTGTATTCATGTTTTGATAAGCTTCATTACCAGCATAAATGGCTAGTGTAGGGGCTTCCTTAATAGCTGCAATGTCAGCAGGAATCGTACCAGTCTCAGCCGTTGGTGAATCTAATACAATAAAGTCACCAATAAGTAATTGTTGACCAGCAGTACCAGTTACCTTAACTGTTTTACGTGTGTAACCTGTCACAACGCCATGTTCATCTTGGAATACATCACCGTATGTTGGGAAGTATTTTTGAAGTTGTAAGTTTTCCATGAGTAAATCCTTATATGTGATTAAGAAAATTAAATATTTAAATTAATTAAATATTACTTAGTTTTGTTACGTTCACGCATACGTGTTACCATACGCTCTTGAACTGAGATAACTTCATCTGGCTTATCACCAGCATCCGCACCTTGTCCCTGTTCTTCAAAAGTCTTCTCAACTTTCTCTTGCTCTTTCTCAAGACGGCTTACGTATTTGTCGAATTTCTCATCACTAAATCCTTCAACGAAGTCCATATGTTCTTGCACAGCTTCATCAGAAACGAACGCTGAGATTCGAGCTTGACGAGATTTTAGAACAGCCTCTTCAGCTGACTTATTGGCTGAGGCTAATTGACCTTCTAATTCAGTAATTCGAGCTTGAGCTACACCTAAATCTGTAGTTAACTTGGCCTTATCTGCCGTCAAAGTTGTGATCTGACCTTGAAAGCCTGTAACTTGATCTTTAAGATCATTGATCTGACCAACCAGAGCTGTATGTACAGATGATTCACCTTCAACCTTAACTTTTTCGCCTTCTACTTTAATACTCATATTTGAGTCTCCATTAAAATTTCCTAAATGTTCATAAAATTGCTCTTTAGTCATTACTTGGTCAATCAGACCTAACTTCAAAGCTTCCTTCGTTCCAAATGTCTTAGCTTCAGTGTCTATAACATCGTCACGGTTCATCTTTCTCATATCAGCGACATGATCAACGAACATAGCATAAGTCTCGTTTACACTAGCTTGGATATCGCTAATAGCTTCCTTGGTGAACTTACCATCCTTGTCGAAAGGTACTTTACTCTTACCAGCTGTGATGTAGATTCGCTCAATACCTTCTTTCTTATCCATCTCAGAAGTATTCACGAGAGGTAGAACAACACCAATTGAACCTACTTTACCCATTGGGTTTACGACGACTTCATCAGCAATACAACACCAAGCGTAGCCACCAGAAAAGGCAACTCCGTCCACATAAGCTGTGATCTTGACATTATGTTTATCTGCTAAATTTCTTACATGTTGAGCTGATTCAAAACAGCCGTAGGCCATACCACCACCAGAGTTCAACTCCAAAATGATGTGTTCAGCTCCCAATTCGAGAATCATCTTTTCAGCTCTTGCGACTAAACCTTCATAAGAGGTCATGCCACAAATTGCTTCCCATTGTGTCTCTTCATAAACCAAGGCTCCCTTGACAGGAAGGATACCGATACGTGTACCATCAGAACCCTTAAACACTTCAGTATTTAACATAGTGTTAAGAGACTCACGTTTAACTAATCCGACATACTCAGGGCCATGAGCCATAGCATGTTGATACTTAGTCAGTACATCACGAACTGTACCTTCACTTGCAAGTAGTTGATTATCAAAGAGTAACTGTGCGAATTGTAAAAAATCCATTAGTTATCTTTACTCCTGTTTGCTGCGTTAGCATCCTGTTTAGGGACAGTTTTAGCTGTACCATTTCCAGTTGTGCCACGTTTCATCCCATCACCTGACCTACTTTGCATTTGATCTTCAAAACCTAAAATATCTTTAAGTTCTTTCATACTCATGCCAGATTTAAGACGTGTAGGGAATCCAAACGTTTCCATAATGTAGTTGATGTTTTCAACTGTAATTGGAATAGAGTTTGTAGCCATTAACTGTTGAATCGCTTTAGCAAGAACTTCTAATGAAATCTTCTCAATTCGACCATGTTTAATGACAGGACATTTTGTGTCATCCCATCCATTCTTTCTCCACAGATCAGGGATTAGGTCATTATTAAGAGTTTCTAAGAACTCTTGGATACGTGCCTGAACAAATGACTCAAGCATTGTTTGTTTGTTTGATGTGAGGCTTGTTGATCCACCACCTTGACCATTGTCTAATGTCAACACATCTGCACACATAGTTTGGAATGTCTCATTGTTATAACGAGTAATGATTCCAGACAATGCAGAAAGGTGTGAACTTGAACCTGACACTAGACCAAATTCATACTGAGCAGCACCTCCCTCACTCGCATCGTAACGATCTGAAGGAACTGAAATATAGCTCTGTTCACCAGAACTGATTGAGCTAAGACCAGACTTAATCTTACGAACACGTGTAACTGATTCTGGATCATCTGGGTCCTCTTCTAGGACCTCAGAAGGAGCTTTAAGGTAAGGGATACCATTTAAGTTCCTGTTAGCACTTGTTGTCTCGATATCTTGTAATCTCTCAAGAACACGCCAAGATTTGTAAGCATCAGCTAAAGGGCTATTTCCGTAAGGTGAAAGTCCTGTTGGGTTAACTCTGAAAAGTAAGATTCGATCTCTATCCATATATACAGGATTAGTGCTCAAATTTACGCGCCTAACGCCGTATGGGACCTGTTCTACTTTAAGTAGTGTCCTATTACCTTCATCGTAAATAAACTTCCTAATGGACCTCTGAGCGCGAATTGGAAGGTATTTAATACCAACCTTACCATCATTGAACTTACTACCTTTCTTTTTACGTCTAAAGCGGTAAACTTTCTCAAGGATGGAGAAACCATATTTCGTCATGGTTAGTGCATCACGCACCACATGGTTGAATGGAGTCTCCATATCTTGGAACAGGCACTGCTCTAAGAATTTAGCTCGTGCTTTGTGTGTGTCAGATTCATCATAAGGTGCAACGTAATAGTCAACCTTACTTGCGATAGTGTTAACAGCACTTAAAGTAGCTGCGATAACAGCACTACGTGACATCTCTTCAAAAGTTGAAACAGAATATGGAAATGTTAAGTCCCTAATAGCTTCACGAGAAATGGCTAGGAAATCGATTGAAATACCTAAGCTACCAATTTCAGGTTTTACAGATTTAGCAACTTTTGATTTCCGATCCTCATTATTTGTATTGTCTGCCATTTAAGGACTCCTTTAAAACATCGTCACATTCTTTCGAATATTACGTCTCTTATATAAAACGTTGAACGCATCACTTGTGGCATCGACCATGTCGTCATGTCTAACGTTACTACTTCCATCAAAAACTTCTAACTCATTGAAATAATATTCATTCCAATTTCTATCATCATCACTGTCAGGAATTTTCACACCCTTCAAGTGTTTAGTATCGTAAATGTATACAGAACCGTTTTCAGAGGCAGCTGCAAAGTTCTTAAAACGTTCCAACTTATTCGCCTTTTTACTTCCTGTAACCTTACTAATGAAGATACCTTTTTGACGGCAGAAATCTCTAATGAATGAGAATGTTAACTTACCAGCAGCTGGGTCTTCAGGGATGAATTGTCCAATAATTCCATAATTGGCATAATCTTCCTTGGCAATCTCTACGATGTATTTATATAATGAACCTGCTCTTCGTCTTGCTCGAATAACGTGCTCTACGATGTAATAACCTTTCTTAGTTCTAGCCATAAGCACTGAGGCTGTATAGTCAGGATCAGGGTTGGCATCGTGAGGTTCTGTATAGGCTAAATCCCAACAGCGTACACGTTTATCAATCTTGTCATCTGGATCATCTTCTGTAGGGAATCTTGTAATCTTCTTACACCATTGATGTTTCCAATAACCAGCACCTTCCTCACGGATGTACCAGTTACCATATACAAGTCTTTCAGCCTCAACTTTGGTTTTGTTAAGTAGCTGTGATTTGTAGTTTGGTTGGTCCCTTAATAAGACTGGGTTATCATCACATGTTGCACCAATAAACCTAAATGACATAGGGACTTGGTTAGGGTCTGTGATTAGGTGTTTGAAGTCTTCAATCAATTGCTCTCTTGAATCTCTCCAATACCACTGACCTTCAATTACGTAATACCAACGTAGTCTGCCGTTACCTTTAGGATTAACACGTCCACCAACGTCGATAGTGTGACCATTGATAGTCTTATACGTGTTTTTAGGGTACAAGTAAGGATCAACCCATTCAGCAATAAAGTGGTCAGGGTCGGGGTTACAAGTGAACCATACAGAAGGTTTAACAGCAGCGTTTGTACGTAAACGAGTCATTAACCAAGAAATTTCTTCATACTTAATGTGTGTAGCCTCATCGACTAGCGCACCTGAAATCTCTTGACCTTGGAAATATTCAATAGAGGCTTGACCATCAAGACCTTTAAAGATGATGATTGCTCCAGATGGGAACTTAATAGTCATATCAACACGGTTGATCTTAACTCTTGGGTCCCATGCAGAGAACAATCGAATAGCAGTATCAAAAGCACCAAGCTTCAAAGAAGCCTGTGTTTTACGAATTACATATCCACGGTAGAGGGGTTCATTTGCAAATTGTAAAAATCTACACAACCCTTGCCATGTTTTACCTGAACCAGCTGCCCCACCAAATACTGTGATATCTGCATCAGACCACACAAAGTCATAGTGCTTTTTACTCTTAGGTAAGCACAAATCTCTTGCTTCTGGTGTTGTTACTTCCGTCACCTTATTCTTAGGAGTTCTCATCTAGTCCTCCTCGTCAGGATCAGGGTCGTAATACCCTTCTGGCTTATCTTTTGGATCAAAGACAGCTGAGTAAGCAGTCCTCGCTTCAGGTTTGGCATTTGGATCAGCAGCGCCCCTTAGCAATTCCATCTTAATCTTTTGTTCTTCAAGTTTTAACTGTCTGCTTTCAAATTCAATCTGGTCAAGAGCTTGTCTTCTGACAGAGTCTTGGAAAGCAAATTTGAATTTGATAATTTTGTCAGCAGCATTTAGAACTTCAGTTCGCTTAGATAAAGGGTCTTCCAAAATCTCGGTAGTCCTCTTTACAGCTTTTCTAATTAACTCATCATCGAAGATGCGTAGTAAATCAGCATTACCACTTTTCTTTCTCATTTCGACTCCTAAATTCTAAAGGATACAAACAGGATTATTTGCATCATTTAAAATTTAAAAAGAAAGCCCGTGGAAGGGCTTTGAGGTAAAAAATCTACTTAATCTTTTCAATTGCTTGTTTGACAAGAGCTGGATTGAATGAAGAGAATCTATCAATCTCATCTCCATTGGCATTCACTAATACGAATGTAGGGATTTGTTTGACACTGAATTTTTCTGCTAATTCGACATCATTTGTGACATCTACTTCTATATATTTTTCAGAATCAAATTGGGAAAGGAATTTACTTGCAGCTTTACAAGGAGCACACCATGATGCCCCAAACTTAATAAGTTTATTTTTAATCAATTATGCACCTCTAGGGAATGTAGCTTTTTCTGGAACTTGACGGATACAGTAGAGTAATGTAGACACATCATCTGGTGTTGTAATGCTGACCCAAGTGTTTATTTTGATGTTCTCTGGAGCCATCATGTCAAGAAGAGTTTTTGAAGATTTTTCCTCACTATACCCAAACAAAGAGTTTGTGATACGTAAGAACCAGCTTCTAATTTCGTAGAAGTCATTAGGTTCTAATGCTTCCATAAAGATAGGATCGATAAACCTCTTATGTCCATCTACTTGGTGGGCAAAGTGAATTACATACATTTTAAAACCTCAATTAATTTACTGTAATCAGAATCATTTAATTGTTCAGTCTTATCAAACCACTCGTCATTTAATTCGAGATCATTCTTTAAAACAAAACGCATGAGAAATTTTCTTTGGAGGTTTAAGCAATAACTACGTTCAGATGTCTTAAACATAATATTGACAAGGCCGACAGAGTCAACACTCTCAATACCTTCAGCTAAAATATCATCTAACATAGACACCTCAATTTGGTATACAGGGTGGGAGTCGAACCCACAGAATCACATGCTTCTAAGGCACGTAGCTTTACCAATTTGCATTACCTGTACATTATAAGTTTAATACCACTAGTAAGCTCTAAGGCTGTCGCATTGGGTCTATACTAGGCTAGATCACCATGCCGATTTATTTTGGAATGCCATGTGAGACTCGAACTCACTATTCTGGGTTTGCAATCCAGTACTTCGTCCCTTTAGATTATGGCATTCCTAAAACAAATTATTAAGAGAAGATAACTCACTATTAATGTCACTGTAGAGAATCCTAGAATTTCAGCATAGCAACCAATCTGCCTGTGAGAGTCGAACTCATAACGCGCCTATCAATACAGCATCAAATACCCGTCGATATTAGCGAATTACCTTCTCTTAATAATTTGGGGAGTTCACTTGGGAATCGAACCCAACTAAGACCTTACTTTAAGCTATTTGCATTTTACTTAAAGCAGCATTCCTATTTACCCTCTCAGCACCAGCCAACTCAGGTAAGTCATGCACAACTTAAAAGAATTGTCGGAGGATGAACCATCATAAAGATATGTAATCCTCACCACTTACCTCGGCACACATCAGGTGAGATTGTCAGTACCTTCTACGGAAGCAAGATTACATATCTTTAAAATGGAAGGGACGTTCAGGTTCGAACTGAATCTATGAGAGTCAAAGTCTCATGTGCTAACCAACTACACTACGTCCCAATTACAACCAACATGACATGGATTTATAAGATTCTAATCTAACCAGCCCGATGTGGCGTAATCACTAAGCTTTATTGAGGTCAAAACTTATGAAAACCTTAAACGATGCAACGCTTAAAATAATATCCCACCAGCGACATTTTCTGTGAGGTGGGACTTAATTGGCAGATCGACTACGAATCGAACGTAGCAAGACAAGGTTTGGAGCCTCGTCACCACCCAGTGGTCAACCCGTAAATTCTTTTGATAACACATCATCAATATGAAGTGCATTTAAGGTTTTGTTATCACGAGTCTTGATCTCATTACCTGAGAAATATCGACGGTAAATAACATCACCATTTTTGATAGAGTGTTTATACCCCATTTCTTTAAACTGTCGCTCAAGTTTTTCTGAAACAGAAACTACACGAGAACGTTTTGAAATTTCTTGCTTCACAACACCAGTAGCTAATACGATACCACCATCTGTCACTTGCTCGTTGTCGATATCTTCGACTAAAATATAATTGCCATGTGCAATATGTTCCATCTCAAACCTCTAAAGTTACCACAAATTTTGGTGAGTAGTTAATTTCGGAATCGAACCGATACATAAGGACTGTTACATACCCAACACGCCTACCAGCGTACTACTCAAAATCTTGGTGCTGGTAGGAGGAATCGAACCACCGTGACTGGATTACAAGACCAGCGTAATACCACTATACGATACCAGCAAAAGGGAGCTATTATATGAGATAGGTACTCAGCTCCGTTTGCTTCTCTAACATCTCAACAGAGTGTTTGGAAGTCTTTGACCTATTCTTGAAATTCATTAGGCACTTAATACCACAGTAGCAGAGGTACAGAAGATTGTCGCAAAATCCGTGTTCTCTGTGTAGGTACGGTAGCTTCTTCACCGCTTCGCTCGTGTTGTACACCACTCACTATTCTCGAAGGGAAGCTACTTAGCTTACCATATCATAGACTTCTCAGTCACAGGAGCTACCTGATCATTTACGTCAATCCGCTTCGAACGTTTGGCGACCTTGATGGGACTCGAACCCACGTATTCCTCCTAGACAGGGAGGCGCATAATCCGCTATGCTACAAGGCCAGAATCTTGCTGGTTACTCTAACATGTATTTTCACCAGATTAGTTAATCCTTCATGGCGATTACCTTTCCACTGACCAGATTGACTTCTCTCCACTATGGGATACCACTCGCTCAATACATGGTCATGTCTTTAAATTTGGTCGGTGCGGTAGGACTCGAACCTACATATTCTGCGCTCCAAAGGCAGTCGATTACCCTTTCTCGAAACACACCGTAATTCTAACCTTTTTAATTTACTTGATAAGGTTTGCATAAACTCAAGTCATTCAGTACATCCGAGCTGACTTCGAAACAGCGACTCCAGCACTAACCGTCTGTGTTTTACCAACTAAACTATCGGATGATAATCTCAGGTTTTTGTAAGCAATGAGTATTATGATCACTATCCCTCAAAGCCGTTGATGATACTATCAAGCCTCAGCTATCACGTATACCTGACATCAACCAACAGATAACAACTATCAAGGCACATGGCTGATAATCTTGTGAATTTAATCACTGTTTCTGCTACCAGTGTATCTTTCTAAGCCTGTTTTAAAGAAAACCACTTTGCATCAAAACTGTTACAGCAAGAATCTTTCGAAACGATGAAATGAGAGAACCAATGTTTGTCTCAAGTATCTATACTCACTGCCTGTATGCCGACTAGAACTCCATAAATGGAGGGAAGAAGTACATACAAATACTAGACTGTTCGGGTCTATTTTGGCTACCACTATGGGAATCGAACCCATCTAACCTCAGATTAACAGTCTGGTCCATGCACCTTGCTCGGATTCGTGGCAATAAAATTGGTCTCCAAAGGATTCGAACCTTCTCATTGAAGAAACAAGCTACCTCGCCCTTAACTTCAACTTACACAACCCATCTACTCATTTGAACTTATCATGAATATTCAAACTTTCAAAGCGTGTTACGATCGGGAATCGAACCCAATCGGGAGATTGTTTGGTAGTCGATGCTGGACTTGAACCAGCGACCAATAGCTTATGCTTCAATTAACCCATCGTGAATCTCACGGTGACAATTGGCACAAACTAAAATACATTTATCGAGTTCAGCTTTTATTAAGTCCCAAGACTTATTATGCCATTTAGAACTCAATTCAAAGTCTTTTTCGTTAGGGTCTACATGATGGAACTCTAAGGCTTTCTTACACCTATCATATCCACACTTACAACAAGAGTTACCTTTATATTCTAAAGCTTTCTCTTTTACCCTAACTCTACGAGCTTGAACATACTCGTATCTACATTTCTTACATCTAAGTCGTCCACTTTTCTCTTCTACGTGGTCAACAAGACCATGCTTACTGCATAAGCTTGCAACTACATCTAAGTGCATGTGAACTCCTTTTAATGTGGTAGTCGATATAGGATTCGAACCTATGACCAAAGCCTTATCGAGACTCTGCTCTACCAACTGAGCTAATCGACCATTGTTTGGTGTATGTGGTAGGACTTGAACCTACAATTGCTTTTGACAACGGAGTTACAGTCCGCTCCCTTACCAATTCGGGTCACACATACATATTTGGTAGCGAAGTAAGAGAATCGAACTCTTGTGCATAGGCTTATGAGACCTACTGTGAAACCAGCATCACAACTCGCTATAATTTTGGTGGGGCCGAGTGGAATCGAACCACTGACCTTCTGCTCTTCAGGCAGACACTCTACCAACTGAGTTACAACCCCAAATTATTTAAGAAAGAGATCGTGGTAACAAGCTCGACCTTGTCATCTACTCTTGTTCGAGATTTAAGTAGAACACCAAGCCTTATGGTGACTTTAATCTCTTTCTTAAATAATTGGTACGCCATACAGGATTCGAACCTGTGACCTTTAGCTTAGAAGGCTATTGCTCTATCCAGCTGAGCTAATGGCGTAGCAAGGTGACGTTAAATACTTATAATAACTTCCATTATTTTAAACATCCAACACGTCACCAACTAACTTAAATCAAAGCATCCAATGCTTCACTTTTCGATTGAAGAATTTTGATATTAGCCTTATCTTTCTCGATACCAGCACGAAGTTTAGCAACTTCTTCTTCAGCCTTAGCTAAAAGGCCAATGCGATTATTCATACCAGATTGAATATCTTCAATACCTTTATTAATTTTTGCTTTCATTCCTGAAAAAGCATCACCAGCTTTAGCTGCGATCTTATCAGAGCATGTATTAAAACCTAACATTAATCACCTCAATTAAATTAATTAAAAAATTAAATTACCATAGACTGGTTTGCCTAAGAGTCTGTACCAGCAAATCCCAACTCCTTCGGTAGCGAAATAGCCGAAGTATGTTTGGCGATAGAAGGTGTAATCGAAACACAACCGCGTTAGCAGTCCATCTCCTTAGCAGGGAGCGAAACAACCTATGAATTTCTTCTACCGTTGAAATCCTAAATGAATTTAATTAAATAAATAATTAAATTGATTTAGAATCTGGAGGAGGGTAAAGGAATCGAACCTTCATCGGCTACTAACCAATGGCATGGATTTCAAGTCCACTTTGTCACCTTGACGCTACCCTCCAAATATCTTATTATTGAGTATTGGAGGTAAATATTTAAAATTAAAAATAATTTAATCTATACTAATACTATACCACAATTTCTCGATTTGTCAAGAACTTTATTGTAAAGTTATGTAACTTATCGTTGAGGTCTATGTGGTTTGTACTTTCTTCTAAAATCTTTATCTGTGATGAGTGCATGTTGTGGATCACGGAATCTCGTAGATTCGTCTTGGCTTGCTTTAATGCAAACCTTGCACATATCAGGGTCATCAAAAGATGTTAAAGGAGTATCACAACAAATACATCTCATGTATTGCTCCTTGGGTTGGTGAATCGGTATCAGAAGTTGTGTTTCTCTGATCTATGAATAATACTATACCACAACTTTCTCAAAAGTCAAGACTTTTATTGTAAAGTAATGTAAATAAGATGTCAAGTAATAATTTAATTATTTTATTGATTAAATTGAATTCGCTGGATATTAATAATTAAGGTATAACTTTTAATTGTTAATAAGAGAATATGATAATAGAAAGGAATAATAAGTTAATATAAACAATAGACAGGAGTAATAATTCACAGGATTATAATTAATATATCATTGTTTTCTCATTTGTCAAGTTATAAATTGTTAAGTATTGTAATTGTGCAAGAGTTAATTTATTAACCCTGTCTTCGTCTCAGTCCTCTGAGGCGATAGACAAAATATATTTAAATTATTTACATTTACTTGTTGACATACATATTTTTTATGATACTATAGTGACTCAAATTTACGAAGGAGTTAATTATGAGTAAAAGCCCAATTGTTGCTAGTTTTCCTATGATTGGAACAAACATTGGTTTGATGGTGAAAACCATTCATGAAGCAACGCTTCAAGGTTATGAACCTGTATATTCACAGTGTCATAATTATTTTGGTAGTGTTACGATTACAATGAAGGCAAAAGAAGGAGATGTTGATGAGCAGCCAGTTAGTGAAGGCGTTGGTGCTGGAAATAGCGAAACCCCTAACGAGACAGGTGGTGAAGAAGATCGGTCAGGAGAAACCACAGGTGATAAATCAGGACCTGAGAATGGAAGTGGAACAGATGAAGCTGGAGCTGGCAACACAGAAGATAATGGTGGAGAGCCTACAGGAACAGGTAGTGGAGATGGAAAAGAAGCTGCTAAAGTAAAAGCCACTCGTAAGAAAACTCAAACTAAGTAATTAACTGCCAATAACTAACAACTGGAGATATCACATGTCATCTAAGAAATCAAAAAATTCAACTGAAGTAGAAATCAGTGAAGCTTTGGCAAATGGTGGAATTATTTATGTCAATAATTGTCGTGTATTTATCGACAACCCTAAGAATTTCAGTATATTTGAATCTCCTACGGGTTTCTGGATTAAGAATGCTATGGACTTTATGACATATTTCAAAGCCACAACCAGAGAGAAGGCTCAAGAGGCATGTGACGAGTTGTTTGGTAAAGGTCGATACAAAGTAAATAGTCGAGTTTAATATGGGAGCTTTGCTTGTAGTAGTCTTATTAAGCCTGTTCCAAGCAATGTCTGATTATCTTTACGAAGATAAATACAGTGAGGTTTGGTATTTATATCTCTCCTCACTGGTTATTGGAGGTGCAATTATCTTATGGTTGAAATATTAATAAAAACCAGAACCGTGAAAGCTCACGGTGAAAAGAGAAAGCATACAAAAATCATTGTTGAGATTGCTAATGTAGAAATCTATCGACAACAATCAAGTGAATATGGCTTAACAACAGATGCTGTAGTAAAACTGATTGAAGATTTTGTAAGTGGTCTAAGATCAGGCTTATCCGCTTCAGGTGTGGATTCATCAATTAAGAGGGTAAGTTTTTAATGAGTCTTTATGGATGGTATGTGGTGTGGTCCACATATTTAATTTATTATTTAATTAAATAAAAGAGGTATTTATGGGTACAGTGACAAGTGTTACGATTATTGGAATTTCATTGATTATTATTGCTTTGATCGTTTGGATGTTAGAGCGAAAATATACTAAATCTGGAATTGCATTAAAAAATGCAACTGGTCGAATTACAGTTCTTGAAAGTACTGCTGATATTCAAGCAAATGCAATTGCAGCTGTAACATCCAAGGTTGATGCTATTGGTTCAGAACAAACCAAAGATCGAATAAAAATTGGTGGGCTACAAGAATCTAAGATTCCACCTACACCTTCAACACAAAATGATCCAGCTATGACTCTATTGACAACAGCTGCTGTTGTTGGCACATTTGACAGTCCACCGTCATATAGTTCTGGATCGTGTAGTTCAAGTGATTCTGGATCATCTTATGAATCAAGCTCAGATAGTTATTGACACAACAGACCTCATGCATTAATATGTGTGAGGTCTTTTTATTGGAGGTAAGAAATGGGTTACAGTATAGGTCAATCCAAATTCCACGGCAAGTACCGATTTATAGGTTATTCAGTGGAAGCTTATTGTGACCAAGAGGGTTGCAACAATGTAATTAACCGTGGTATGGATTACCAGTGTGAAGATTGTCGAGGATACTTCTGTTATGAATGCCTGAGTCAACATGGTAAGGTTGACTTGGAGCTGGATGAAGATTGGAAGGATGAATTTGGTGAAGCATCTAGTGGATGTACACATGATGGTGTATGGAAAGATTATCATCCAGACTTCTTACGTCATGTATTAACAGATGAATCTTGGTCTACTTGGCGCTTAGGAAATGAATCTGGTGAGTTAAAAGATTTTGTTAAGCAGTACAAAGAACACTTACTGAATTGTGGCACAAAGCAAGTTGGTGCATTTGATATAGGTTATCAAGAGCAAAGTGTAACACTTGAGTATAATCGTTCAGAACTAAGTTTGGAAATTGATTTAGACTTAAGTAATGTTATTGAATTACATAAGAAGCTTACTGATCTTTTAGTTATTAATTTAAGCTTGAATGAGGATGGAAATTTTGTTTGATGTTGAAGTTTACCCTGTCAGTATGGCTAAAATCCACAACGGGACAATTGAGAAGTTTAACAAGGCTTCATACTGGAAGGTTGGAAATGATGTCTATATAGGCCGTGGAAGCCCTCTAGGGAACCCATACAGCTCGAAACCATCAAAATATGATGTGACCTACGTCGATACAGCAGAAGAGGCTGTAAAGCGATTTGAGAGCGATCTGGTGGGTCGTAGGCTTAGCCCAGAAGCTTATGATGCACTCGGTGAGCTGATCTTGCACAGCAAGAGTGCTCCATTGACACTTCATTGTTTCTGTAACCTAGATCAACCTTGTCATGGAAGGGTGATACAGAATTTCATCACAACTAGAGGAGGTAGGTTAAGTGGATGATATGAGAGATTTAGCTACAGTTGTTGGATTTGTAGTATTTGGTGTGTTATGGCTTGCATTGGCTTTATTTTTGACAAAGACAACAATGGGAGCTTTTATTTTATATTCGTTATTTGGAGTTACGCTATGAGTCTGAAATTAAGGCGAAGCCGTGGGGGTTGGCAAGTGTGGAAATGTGGTGTGGTTCAGGCCGTACCACCTATCGGTGGAAAACCTCCAAAGCCAAGAAAACTTAAACCTGTAAAACTTAAAGGTGGAATGACTAGAGGGGAGGCAAAGAATGCTATCATGCTTGCAAATTATATTGATGATATGGTACGTAGAGCTTTGTACGATCATGAGTCTACATATTACTACCAATATAGCGGAGTTTCCGTGGACAATAATTACGGAGCCACTTCTGATACCTTACCAGATGGGTTATCAGGACTTGGAATCGTACCAGAAGTACAACCAGAAGACCTTTAAGGTTAAAGAAGAATGGTTTATGTGTGCAAACTGTTTTAAGTTCTATCCGCAGCTTAGGATGATGCAAAAGGATTGGTGTATGTGTAGTACACATTGTGGTATGGAATATAGGGGAATAAGCTATATGGACTTTCTTTAGGGAAAGTCCTTGCACACTTACTTTATTCATGTTACGATGCAGAAAATTTAGCGATATTGGAGGTAAATGTGGAAAATCAAATGAGTTGGAGTGCTGGGTATAAGACCAGAGGCTGGTTCCGAGTAACCTTAAAGAAAGATGTGGTATTTCACCTGTGTATGCCTACTGTTTTGAGTCAGATTAAGCAAAATACTGGATTTGAACCAATCAATGGGTTCTTTCAAGCAGCTGACCCTACTATGACAGGTTGGTTTGAAATGGAACGTATCATTGGTATCCATCAAGAACCTGAAATTGATTTATTTAAGGTTGTCAACCAGATTTGGGAAGCCATGAGTAATGTACATGGTCCAGTATTAATTGAATGTGCAGGACTCACTTGTCTACCATTCGTAAGTGTGTGTAAATCTTATGAAGACTAAACTTAAGTGGAACAAGGTAAGTGACGTATTACCAGAATACAATAAGGTCGTGTTTGTTCGCAGATCAAAGAAAGGATTTCAAATATCAAATTTTGATGTGGCGAGTTATGACCGTTTTGGCTTTAACCTACATAGTGTAACTCATTGGGCTGAATTACCTGATGACAGTGATTTTGGTGAATTGGAGGAAGAGTTTGAATAGATTTAAAATTTGGATTGCACCAGTATTGGCTGCTTTGGCACTTGGTGTAATATCTTGCACACAACCTAATCAGTCGGCACATTCAGCTGGAGCACAATACACTGGATATATCAATACATCTAGTGACAATGTACCTGTTTATCCAGCATATGCTAAAACTACCAGTGGTACATATGTGTATCGTATCATTGACTGTCAGGCTAGATCGATAGTGTATACCGCATCTGGTGGAGGTGTGACATCTCAGACTATGGTAGGCAGTAGTAAAGTATATAGTGAATTCTGTGGAGAGTGATATGGAATTAAAAGCTGGAGATAAGATTCTTTGTATAGATGACTCAGGCCAGAAGGTGGTAAAGAAAGGTTCTATCTATACAGTTAAAGAATTGGATGTTTCTGGAGACAGAGATCGTGTTTGGATCAAAGATTATAAGCGATTCTCTTTTAAGATTAGTAGATTTGTAAAAGTGGTAAGAATTGAAGGAGGTATTTGTGATAATTAATAAGGTAGTGAACCATACACCACATAAGCTTAAACGTCGAGTAGTGAAGAAGAGTTTAAGAAATAATCTTTATATGTTTACATTTGAGCATGAGAATTTAAGGGTTCGCAACTTTCATCTTATGATTGATGAGGTAAAACGATTTAATAAAGTCGCAGCAGCGAAGCTTGAGAAGATGTTGAGGGTTAAGAATCGTGATTCATCCTTTGTCTATTGTGATTCTCTAGATGGTTGCTTTAAGTGGTATCAAACGGAAGAGGGTTATAATTTTTGGGCTGAAGTTTACCAAAAGTTGCGAAAGCAACGTGACCTAGATTTTGATCAAGCTATGGCTAAAATAGACTTATTTTAATTTAATGTATTGACACCCTTAATTGGGTGTTTTATACTTTGTACATACCGTAAAGGAGAGTTTGAATGAGGATTGAACCAGAGGAAAATTTGAAATCAGCATTTAGATTTTTCCTATTTATGTTTATAGGATTTGTTGTAATATTATATTTGGAGGCATTTCAATGAAAATGAATAACCATGTACCACATCGTCTAAAGAAGCGTACACTTAAGCGTGTATGGAAGTTTGGGTCTGCTACATTCAAGCGTAACCAGCCAAGTTATCGATACTACGAATTGATGGACCTGATGAAGAATTTAAACCCAGAGGCATATCGACATTTGAAGAGTCGTTTGTTTATACGTCACGCACTTAATTCAGGTATTCACCATTTTAAAGGTCGTATTTTGGATGACTTTGTGTGGCATCGAACACCTCAAGGCAGTCGATTCTGGGGTATGGCTGAAGACTTAGCTTATGAGTACTTCAAGGAAAAAGATTCTGAAGAGCTAAATCGAAATTTTTAAAATTTTTTACTTGACGTATATAAAAGGGTGGGGTACAATTCTCTCATAGCAAAATATCTAGGAGGGACTTGGTAGGAAAACATATGGGAAGGTACAATCAGTGTGTTGACTTAACCCATCCTACCACACCCTAAAATATAAGTCAACTGAAAAATGGGAATATCTACAAAAATTTACAGAATATTTGGCTATATAGATTTGAATATCTGTGATATACTATTGGAGGATATACTATGGATTTAATAAAATTTGTGATGTGTTTGTTGTTATTGTTTATATGTTGTATGGTGTACAGTTGGTTGATGCACTATGCTGTTATAATACACAGTTAACAATGATATGTATTAAATAGGATATGACAAGAGAAAAGAGAGCACTAGGCCCTCTTGTTGTTTATTATGTTGCTAACATTACACTGTGGCATACTGTAGCTTGACAGGTACATGCTTATAAGGTAGTAACCATAGGCCACATATGCGAACCTTTGTTATGTTCTTAGTACAGTCGACTGTATAGTCTATCACGTCTGATTCTATAATGTAGCCAAGTATACCATTCTCATAATCGTGTAATGCATATTCATCATTGCCGTCTATGTCTGCATCACCTGACATTTGCAGGGTAAATCGATTGCCTATGTCGTCCATAAAGAAATCTGTTACACGGATGATCTCTGATAGTACAATAGTACCCTTTATTAATTCACCATTTACCGCTTGATTTAATGTTGTCATTTCTTTATCCCAAGTTGCTTGACCTAAAAGCATATTGCCACCAATTAATAAACACTAAAACCAAAGAAGTGCATAGATAAGGCGAACAATAACACCATAACGATTACACTAATAGCTGTTACTACATTGTCAATCATATTGTTTACATTACATCTCATTTATGCAACTCCTCTGCTATGTGCCCATTATGGCCTTTTCTCATCATCTTGTCAATAACTATTTTAAATTAATTTAATTACAATTCTTAACAATAAAAGACTTGACTTTTTGAGAAATTATGATACTATATTCTTATCATCATCATCTATTGCAGTCCTGTCTATTATTATAATCCTATTATTATAATCCTATTATTAGTATATCAGTTTATTTCCCTCCTGTCAATTCCTATCTTTATTTATTATTTCAATTAATTTAATTAAATCTCAGGAAATTTAGATATTTCTTGACATTCTTGCACATCTACGAAACAGTAAATTCTCTGAAAATTCTGCTTGACAAATCCTAGCTTTTGTGAATTATTTAAACAAATTTAAATTTACAAAAATATACTTGTAAAAGAGACATAGGTTTGCC